TTGTAGTTGCGTTTGCATTTGATAAAAAGCTTTTGTTCTTTAAATTTGATATGAACTTATTTACACTATTTTCGGTAAGTCTATTATCTCTATTTCTTAATTTTGATATTAAATTATTTATCTCCTTCTTCTCGGAATCAGATAATTCATTGCTGAAATTAACGACATATGATTGAAGCCTATCTGCAATATCGTCGTGATTGCCACTTTTGTAAAACCAATCATACTGTCTAAACTCCTCTTCAATCCATTTGTTTCGTCTTTCAATATTGTCGTCAAGAATATGCTTTATAAGATTAGATAAATATGAAGGATTTTTATATAAAGCATAATCTTTATTGTCAGCTCTTGTTGTGGCAGTTCTATCCTCTTCTTGTGTCGAATTATGAACTATTTTACATATTCTTTGTAAAGTATTCTTTGTTTTTGATGAATTTATATTATTAAAGAAATCGTCAATACCACCTTTCTTCTGGAATAATTCATATAACTCATGCATTAATGAATCAATAGGAAACGCAGACTCTACATTGAACGATATACAATCATCAAATTCTTTTCTTGATACATTTATACCAAGACCACACACAGCCTGATATATTGTTTCAATATTATCTTGATTATCACCAAGCCACTTGACATAATCCTTATTGGACATTGTGCCTTGTTGATTAAAAGAACTACGAAGAGAACGCAACGATTTTATGAGTTCATTAGATTTTGCTTTTCCGTGCGCATCTCTCCATTCGTTGTTGTTAAATGGAGTTAACGACAGCTTTACTTGATTAGATATATTCTTTAATGCGTCAATATAAGTTGTCTGTTGATTTAAAGAACCATCAAGCTCATTTAAAAGCAATGAATGTGTAGCCTGCATTTCTTGTCTAACAACTTCATCGCCTTGTTTATTTTTATACGTAATAGTTTTTATATCACCATTTTCATCTCTTTTTTTATCTTTCTTATCATCAGTATAAAGGACTTCAAAGTTATTCTTTTGTTTATTAAACAGTTGAAAGAACTTTTGTTGCATACCATTGTTCTTGTTTTCTTCTTTATCAAAGTATGTTACAACTTTTTTAAATTCAGGGTGTGTTTTTGAATATTCAGAAACAATATCCATCATCTCTTGAAATGAAAACGCCTTTGTAAGTATATATTGAAGCGCATTGTAAGCTTTGTTTGCACTTATAAATACTGGCATATACATTTCATCAAGAACAACATTTTTATCTGGTGTAAGCATAGGGAATTTCTCTAAGAACTCTTTTAGTTCTTGGGATATACTCTTAAATGCGTGAGCATTCGCTGCATCAAATTGCCAAGACTCTTTTTCTTCCATTTCCTTATCCCTTACACTATCTGCATCTTCTCTTTCTTTTGAAGACGTTTTAGTGTTTCCAGATTCATCAGTAACAAGAACAAGATTGTTGTCTTTTGCATATTTAGTTATAGCATCAAATCCGAATGTGTCTATATTGTCAAGTATAATCTTATGACCTTCCATACGAATTTTTGCTATTTTCTCGGCTTCCTCCCTACCGTCTTCAATGTTTTCTTTCTTATATTTTTTGTACGCAACCAAGTCTTTCATCGCGGCTTCAACATACCTTGCATAAGCATTCTCTTGATTTAATTGAGCTTCAATTGACTTTTTAAGGATATTTAAAACACCATTAAAACCACCAAGTGTATTAAGAGCATCGTGAAGTTTTTCTTTCTTCATCTTGCCTTTAATATTCGCCTTAATTACCTTACCAAGCAAATTTGATGTTGTATTTACATACGTTTGATATTTACTCGAACCAAGCCTTGTTTTTAAATCGACAGAAAAGTTTGATTTTGAAACATCACCAATAGACATTATAGGAGCCTCACTTTTGTCAGCAATTATGCTATAATCAGCAGGCATTGTTATAGTCGTCTTTGGATAAAATGAAATTTTCATTCCTTTATCGGTTGTTTCTATCTCTTTTACATAAGCTGTTGTAACATTGCCATTATATACCACACGAATTAGGTCATTTGCTTGCAAATCGCTTAATGCAGACTTCATGGAATCAGTAAAGACTTCAACTTCAGAATTTGTTGTGAAACTTTCAATAAAATTCTTGTCGCTTATGTTATATTCTGTATTGTCAAATCCTTTTATGGTTGATACACTTTCATTATCTCCAAACTTCTCTTCGTATTCTTTAAACAAGTCATCTACGTGAGTTATAGTCCATTGGTTTGCTTTTAAGCTTCCATCTTCATTATAAAGTTCAAGTGCCGTATCTGATTGATGAGCAGCAAAACAATATAGACAATGGGACATACAAATGTCATTCCTTCTTAAAGCAGCAACCTTGCCTTTAAAACATGAACAATATGTTCTTTGTCCAAGAACTCCTCTTGGAGCAGAATAATCTTCTTGTTTTTCTGTAACTTCCATTCCAAGCATTTGCTGAACAGCATTTACAGAAAGACATCCAGTTTTTTCTATTGCATCACCTAATGGTATTGTATTACCATCTACATCAGTAGTGGTTTTGCTAATTACTTCTGCACAAGTTATAAGCTTTGCGCAATAATCGTCAGTTGCATAATAATCACGTAATTCTATCATTTTAGCGGCGATAGAATCCTTTATAAACTGGTTCGCATCTTTTTTAATGTTACCATTGTTATCTTTGCCGTATTTGGTTTCAAAATAATCATTTGGATTTTGTCCAGCCTTAATTAGAACTTCTTTAAGTTCAGGTATTAATTCATTGCCATTCTTACCACCAACAGTCATACCCTCTGGATAGTAATCAAGAATGGAGAATTTAATTTGCTTTATACCTTTTTGCTGAGCAAACTTAAATATGTTATGAACAGTATTTTTCTCCCCTTCTGCACCAGTACCAAAGTTAGTTACATCTGGGACTATAGGGTCTACTCTTAATGTAACATCATTTGGGTCAAGATAACCCATATCAATATAATCACCTATTCTTTTAAGAAGTTCATCTGATTCCATAACACCTTTCTCAAAATTAGTATGACCAAGGGTTGTTATAGAGAAATGAATCTTCAATGGAATACCTTTCTCTTTACACATTTTAAGGAGTTCAAGAGTTGGCAATCCATCGTGTTTTGTAATAAGATACAAGCCATCTATATCCTTGGAAGTTACTACAACTTTCTTCTTATAATCATTTGTAGTACCTTCTGATATCATTCTCTTATCATCTGGGAGTTTATCATACTCTTCTTTTGTAACTCGCTGCCAAGTAGTATGATTTATTTTTCCTTCAAAGAAATTTTTAATCCATTCTACATGAAAAGCTGGGTCTGTTTGTTCGCTTGCAGCTAATATACGAGGGTATCTGAACCCTTCTTTAATATTGGGGTCAGAAGGATTTTGTAATTTCTTTCCTTTATTCCAATCGTTAACTTCAGATTGTGTGAGAATAGTTTTTTCACTATTAAGCACTCTTTCTGATTCTGCCGCATTACTATCAGTGAATGGATTGTCATTTGCATATCCATTTATACCGCTCTTGCCATAATTGTAACTTACAGTATCTGCTATAATGCGTTTTAAATCTTCGCTTTCAGTAGTTGTTCCAACTAATGCAGTTCTTGGTTTAAATACTGGTTTTTCAACACCAGAGAAATTCCAGTTACCATCAATATTACTAACCCATATCTTTTTCTTTAAGTCATATACATATACGGGCTTCCCTTCGTCTATTGCCATCTGCACAGCCCAAGGAGTACCTTTTGCTTCTATATGAGATTCACCTTGATGAGAACTTGATTTTTCAACTGCATCAGCAATAGCTACAACCATATCACTTCTTCTTACCTGTTCATAATCACGAGCAAGAAACATATTGATATGCTCATCAGAAATATTGTGTTGCAATGTTTCATTAGCTTTATTGACAGCTTTTACAGCTTTATTATATTGCTCTTTTGAATAAAAAGCTTGCGTCAAGCCATATCTTTCCCTCTTCTCTTCATCTTTTTCAGAAGACAAATGAACTGTCTTGAAGCCATATTTCTTCATAGCTTCACCCCAAGTAACATCGGCTCCTCTTGCACCGCCAGAGAAAAATAGTGGTGATGGAGAATAGTTCTCAATCTTATCTTTATTCCTAAGTAAATAGCCAATCACTTGCGCGTGTGATTTAGTCTTTAAAACCTTGTCGTATAATATAGGAACATCTTCATTAGAATCATATATAACATCAAGCATAGCCATTCTAATTTCAGAAGCATTTTTAACTCCCATAATCTTGTTGGCTTCATCCATATACTCACCATTAATAAGCCATTTGTAGAACTGCTCGGCAGATTTACCATCTTGTTCTTCTTTCCTTTGACCATAACTAAATGGATTACCTATTATATGCTTTTCCCTTATTGCTTGTGGATTCTTCCATAATGAACCATCTGCTTGATTAGCTATTCTATATGCAACTATACCATTAGTCTTTTTAACAAAGTCATTAAAGTTCCTTATTATCGCATTATAGCTATCAATGATTATATTGAATTTCTCATTCAACTTCTTTATTTCTTCTATTTGCTCTTCATCTGACTTTGGAGCACTTTTTGATTCATTCCAATTGTCTGTCCAATTTTTACTGAATATTACATTAGAAGGAATGGGTCCAGCATCTTTGAACATCTTAATCATCTCAGCACCAGTGTAACCATTAAGTGTGGCTTCATTTAATCCATTAGTGTAGGCAACTTTAAATTGTTTATTAGGATTTTGCCTTGCTACTTCATACATTTTACGAATGTTTTTGGTAATCTGTGCTGGAGAAATGCTTTTATAGGATTTGGTATCTTTAATTATATCTGATAATGCTCTTGCCTGGGAAACTCTTGTACTTGCAAATTGGTCAGTTAAAGTTTTACCATGAGATTTTTGGCTAAGTTCCTCTATTAATTTTGGATTTTGTTTAGCCCATTCTCTCCATAACGGTAAATATCCTTGTTCATAGGAAGCATCTTCGTTATTTCCTGTGATAATGGTTTTATCTTTTGGAACACCAGTTTTTGAATTGTTGTCTGTAATCCAATCCCCTTGCTTTACACCATGCTGATATACAGACTCAATAGTTCTACCACTCACATCATGTCCAAATAGCACCGTTCCTTGTTTAAATTTGGCATTTAATGCAGAGAATCTATTATCTCCTCTTGAAGATACTTCATAACCATTGTCAGATGTTCTTGCCCAATCTGGAGTTCTAAGGTCTTTTGTAGGTAAAGCATACGAATTACCTTGCAATCCTTCTCCTTGCCTTAATTTAGCTCCAAATTGGTCTACTGCCACTTTTGCAGCACCAGCACCATGTCTACCTTCAGGATTAGAGCCAAATACAAAAATCGTATTATCATCTGGAGTTATCTTACTTTCATAATATGTAGGAACTTGCTGACCATTTTGCTTTTCTGATAAGAACAATGGGAGTTCAACATCTTGTGAAGATATTACTTGATAATATGGTTTTATATTATAAGCCTTTGTTATATCTTCAATCATATTATCGAAATAAGGATATAACTCATTATCTTCGTCAAAATCTATTAAATCCTCATATCCGTCTATATTCTTAACAAAATCATAGAAACCGCCAATATTTTCAAGTGCAAATAGATATTCCTTAAAACAATTCATAATATCATTTGATAAATGTAATCCATTTGCATCATTATCAATCAATCCGAACAAAGATGATACATCTATTCCAAATTTTTCAAATCTGTCAACAAGTTTTTCAAGTCCTTTATTTGATAAATGAAATGAATTGTCTCCACTTTTTGAAGTTATGCCTTTATCGTATACTGTGTTAAACATCCTACCAATCCTACTTAATATTGTAAGATAAATAGCAGCTGACTCATCTGTATCTGAATGGAATCTTGTTATTACTTGACTATTTTTTTTCTGTGATTCAGATAAGGTAGGCTTTTCTTCAAGATATTTGTTTGCATAATCATTTCTTATACTCTCTGGAAAAGCACGCTCAAAAAATCCATAGAAATCGCTATTTGTCAAGCATATTTGCTTTACAGAGTGTAAAAATGCATCAAATGCACCATATCCAAATCTTTTGTACGCAAGATAGTAGTTGTTTAACACAGACTTATATGTATCATTTCCAATAATCTTTTCAACTATTGGATTTAATTTTGCGTAATTATCACTACTTGCCCAAAATAACAATTTATTATTTGGCTCAGAAGGTATAGCGTATCCAAGGTTATAATCATCTCCTGTTATGTTCTTAACCTGAGCTGCTATTGCATCTGCATTAAGCTTGGTTGTCTTGTCATTGACACCAATAGATGCAGTAAGATTTATTTCACAAGATTTATTTTCCATATTATTACAATATTAACATTTCTTAATTTCTGATTGCAAAGGTACTAATATTTTTTTGAACTCATCAACATCATACCCATTTTTTTGACAAAAATCATTTAGTTCCTCATCAGATTGCTTCTCTATCTCGGCAATATCATATTTCTTGAAATTTATTATATCCCTTATATCCTTTTCTCTGCCCATTACAAGCTTTGCACCTATTGCACTTGTAAAATCAGCCAACACAAATCCATTTATAACCTTTTTCTTTACTTCCTTTGTGTAAAATATATCAACTGGATAACCATCAAATTCAAGAGTAACCATAAGACCTAAATCTGATTTACCAAAATTCTTGACTCTTATATTGGCATATTCGCTTGAAAGCATTTTATATATTGGAGTCTTCTTCAACTCTTCCGTTAATGAAGCGAGATGCCCTTCTTTAAGACTTTTGTATACTCCCTTGTCTTTATATAAGTAATTTTTAGTTAATGTTTCATATGTTTTAACAAGGTCATCAACAGCATTTTTAACTTGCCAAGAGAAGTTGTTAAACTTCATAGTAAAGTCCAAATCATGGAAATCTTCTTCCCCAGACCTATATAAAGTACCTTGCATCCTTAACGCAGCACTTCCATCAAGAGCTGCACCAAGATTTACAAGAGTTCTATATATATTGTAATGCTCATTTGAATAAAGCTTGTCCATATCAAGAGTTTTTAATTCAAAACCTTCTTTGACGACAGTATTATAATATTTTGAATTTTTGTCAATTATTTCATTTACAGCCTTATTTATTAATGACATATAATAATTGTCATTCTTAAATATTTTATCAAATATATTTGATATATGATTGCTTAGTTTACCTTTTAAATCACCAAGCAAGTTTGATTGCTTTCCTTCTATCACTTTTAATATATCCCTCGAAAGGACGGCTGGACTTGCGTCAAGACCATTCAATTCTGCCACTTTTCTAATTTCTTGTAATAAATCATCTGGCATAAGCACAGCACATACTTTTGAAAGAGCAACATTGAATGACCTGTCACTTAAATCTGGAAATGTCATAACTTTGTTTACAAAGTCAACTACAACTTCTGCATTTTCAGTATTAAACACAGTTGAGAAACCAAGTCTTTTACAGAAATCTATCGCATCATCGCCAACTTCCTTAACAATTCTTGATGCAGTATCACCTTTTGTTGGATTGGCGAGTTCGTAATTAATTTCTGTATTTCTTACAATCTTCTTAAACCTATCAAACAATGAGGTAAAGTCTCTTACATTACCCTTATATCCAAATATTTTTAATATATCATTTATAATCTCTCTTATTCTATCAAACAATGTGTAAGATGATTTGGATTTTGTTCTCGCAAGAGCATTCTGCAAAATTTCGTCAGACATAACTTCAGAAAATAATTCTTTTGCAGCAGATGCTCCTCTTTTGCTAAAAACATATTCTATATTTGTACCAGCAAATACAGATGGGTCTTCATTATAGGCGTCTGATATTTCATTTATAAGTTCGTTTATTGCAGATAATATCTCACGATTACCAATAATTTCCTGATGTTTGAATACATAATCAAGCATATGCATAGTCATAGGATGCACAAGCTCGTGAATAAGTGTTTTTGCAGATGCAGATTTTGGTATAATAACGACATCATCTGTTTTGTTGTAAAAACCAGTCGCATTTGGCTTTTTGCGCTTTGCTTTTAGTAATTCAAATTCCTCATCTGAAACAACTTTTACCTTTGTATTTAACCCTATATGCCTACGAATAAAGTTTACAATATCAGAGTCGATACCTTTTATACTTTCGACTATGCCAATAAAATCATTTATTGTGTAATTGCCAATAGATAACGATAATGATTCTTCATCAGTACCAGTTACTTCTCTAAATAGCTCTTCACCAAATCCTCCATCACCTAAATCGACAATAGTTGCATCTTCTACAACTGGAGGCTTTTCAGTATACTTATTTAGCACTTGCTCAAAATGCTCAGATTCATCATCACTCATATCGTAAACCTTACCAAATATATTTCTATATTCTGCTACATTTGAATCTATGCTATCTTTCCAACTATCATTACGTTTTTCACCACGTGCAGCCATACCGCTTGCAAATTTATCAGCACTCATCGTGACAACAATATCAATATCGTTTTTACGATTGCGAATGAAGCGCATATCAGAAACAAGAAGTTTTTTACCTTCCTTTTTTGCTTTTTTAGTATATTCGTCAAGTTTTTCATCAAGAAGCCTATAGTATTTATCCTTGGTTTCTTTTGGCGCATTAAGTCCAGTACAATATATTGAAAGGTCTTTTGCGCTTGTACTTTTAGGTAGTCCAAAAGCTTCTGCGATTTCAGGTTTTGCAACAGAATCAAAATCTATTACCCTACTATCACCTTTTTCGTACAATGTAGTTTTGCCAGCAGTAGGGTGCGCCCATATAACAGTAGCTTCCTTAAATTCTTTGCTCCAATCTATTTGGTTCTTATTTATTCTTTTTTGTATTGTAAATGTATTTGTATCAAAATAGTAATCGTCATTAATATCTATTGTAATCTTTGTTGACTTATCAAGTATATGTCCAATGAGCTTATTACGTAGTGCAGATGCTATTGATTTGTTATCAACGATATTATTCGGGTCTGCAATAGACAATAATTCATCATTAGATATACTTTCTCCGTCTTTATTTACAATATCATTATTAGCATTATCATTTTCATCAATTTGAACAAACACATAATTATTTGCTGTACCTATTGAAACTTTTGATGAATTTTTTTGTTCACCAGTGGTTTTCTTGTATGAGTCAAAAGGATTGACACTATGATATTCCTCAGTTCCACTGAAGCCTACATAAAAGTTACCATTTTCTCTACCAATATTATTGTTGCCATCGTTTGGATTTACAGAAAAGTATTTTGAATATGTATCAAAATTTCTATTACCTCTATTTGAAAGATTTATGTTTGGTTTAACATAAATTACAGTTCCTTCATTGAAACAACTTATTGTTTCGATTACAGTTTCTCCGTTAGGCGATTTCGTAACAACATTTCTAAATCCACCTTGTTTTATTTGATTGAATATTGTTTCAACTATATAATCAACCAATTCACCTTGGCCTTTGCCACTAAGTGGTATACTAAGTGTTAACAGAGTTTTATTGTCAGTTGTAACAGCATTTGCATAACATCCAAATATTGCACCAGTTTTCTTGTTTACCTTGAATTTAGGGAACCACCCAGCACATTTTGGTATAAACAAGTTTTGCATACGTTTATAAAATAGTTCACCAAATTCCTTTTCATCACTTGCTGATATTTGATTACCAGCACCTCTTCTGCTATTTACAAAATCAACAAGATTCTTAGCTATTACTGTTATGTTTTCAATCAAGTCCTTTAAAACCTCATCATCTCCATTTATTATATCAGAAACAGACATACCATTCATATTTATTGCACTATAATTGTATGATATTCTTCTAAACAATATATGGTCTGTATTTGGATATACACAAACAAAATTTTGAACAGAAGAACCATCAATAGTGGGGTATGCTGATTCTGGTATACTTATTTTGTTGTCATTAAATATATCAATAGCTTCTGTTGAACCATTTTTCACAAACACGATTGTAATATCGCCATTTTCAAATGCCTCTTTTATAGAAACATTTCCAACTCTTGCGTCTGTTAATGGGATAAAAGAAGTTGAATTGGTTTCAGAGCCTTTAAGAGTACCTAATATCCTAAAAGGTTCACCATTTTGATTTTCAATAGATGTAATTTTATTTCCAATTTGTCGCTCACCATTTTTCTTTCTTGGCAAAGCTATGCTTGGGTAATGATTCTTACCTTCTTCGTCAATCCAATAACCAAATTGATATTGATTTTCCTCTGTTACAATATTATTGGATATATAGGACTTGCCTCTTGCTAAAAAGCCTATACACCTATATTCGCCTTCATTGTCTTTTACATACAGAAATGCTACATCGTCATATTCATCTTTCTTTTGAACATAAACCTCAGTATATTCATTATGTTCTGCATTTCCTTTTACAAGTTTATCAAGCCTACCTGAGTTTACAAAGTCAAAGGCATCTTTTATTTCTTGAAGTTCAAATATATTATCAAATCCTTCAGTTTTATGCATTTGACCATCAGAGCCAAATCTCATTGGTGTCATAGACCTCGTAAAAGCAAGCATTGGCATATGATTTTCTTCGTCAAATACTTGCTTTCCAGATACAGTATTATATATATCATCATTAGTGTTACCGTCAATCTTATTCTTATTACGTTCTTTCCACTGCCTAAACTGTTCAATATCAGACTTAGTACCTAACCAATGTACATTCTTGTCATTAGCATTTATTACAACAGCCACATCAGAACCAAATTCATTGTCAGCTCTTCTACTTAGAATGGCATCATTACCATTTCTATCAGCTTGGCTAAACAAACCTCTTTGCTCTTCATAGTAAGTATTCTGTCCTTCTTCAACAATAGGATTAGTTACATTGATAACTACAGGGTAAATACCTTTTGCAGTAGTTTCCATAGCCTTGAATACTTCTGCATTTCTTGCAGTCCAAGTGTTGAATGTGTCTTTACCTAACTGCAAACCAAATACTTCCTCAAAGAACTCTTTGTCAGACTTGTTCTCATAACCATAGTCTGCTTTACGTTCTTTAAGCCATTTACCATGTGTACCACCTTTATCTCTGTCAAACTTACCTCTCTTATTAGGAATAGCCTGTCTAATGCTGTTAACATCCTTATCAGTTATAACAATGTCTTTCCAATCATTATTCTCCCTACGACCATTAGACATAATCTCTTTAAGTTCCCACCAGAGTTTATTCCAATGAGCAAAGCCATTCTTATCAGAACCTTGTCTATTTACACCATTAACATACTGCAATGAAGCCCATCCCTGTCTATTCAAGTATAGGTCATTTCTCTTCTTAGTTTCTAATGCACCAGAGCCTTCACCTCTCTTAGCTGAATTAAAGCCATCCGAGAAATCTTCATTGCTACCGTGCCAATAAATGCTTCTATCTACACTGTTAGGAAATTTGTCTGCCAAATAAGCTGCGTATTCTTTTATAGAACCTATTTTACTTAACTCAGGATTTCTTTCAAACACTAAAGCTAATTGATTTTCTATCTCAGGATTAATTCTTGCAAAATCCTGCTCACTATTTGCAAGAGCTTCTTCAAGTTTTTTATCAAGTTCTTCCTTTTGAGTACGTAACTTTTCTACAACAGATTTCATAGAGCCTTTTAACGATTCTTTTAAATCGTCAGATTCATTAGTTATTGCTGTTATAGCAGTATCAATAGCACCTTTTAAGCTTTCTGCTGTCGTATTTTTCTCATCTCTTATTTCATCTATTGCAGAAGATATTGCATCGGCTTGTTGCTTTAAGTTATCGCTTTGAGTTTCAAGCTCGCTTATAGATTGTGCAACAGACTCTTTTGCTGAATCTTTTGTAGACTCAGCCATAGATTCAATCTCTTGTATCTTTTCTTTAAGTTTTGCCTTTGTTTCTTCCTCAAATCTTTGCTTCTCGGCTCTTATTTCTTCTATCTCAGCAAGTATTTTTGCTCTAAGTTGTTGCTTTTGTTGTTCTACAATTTCGGATTCCTTTTGGCGTCTTAATTCCTCTCGTTTCTCCCTTGCTTTTTCTCTTTTAATTTCGTTTCTTGCTTGTTTGATAAGTTCTTCAACAGCCATATCTTCTTCTTCGGCAATAACTTGAAGCATCCTATCAATTAAGCCTTCTTTATTGGCTTTTCTTCTTCTCATCGCAGCAAGTTCTGCAACATATTTTTTCTTGTCTTCCAAAAGTACATTATCTACAATAGCTCTTGCAAAATCAAGTTTCTCTTGTTCAAGAGACCTTTGCATTTCCTCTTCTGTAATGTCTTGCATTGGGTCTAATTCTGGAATCTTGACTGAACCATCGCCATTATATTCAGTATACTCAACATCTTGGATATCAGATACATTTAATGGAATACCAGTGGTTGATGATGTTCCTGATATACTTAAGCTTTCGTCAGGTTTTTGCCTTTCTATTGCAATTAATTTTGGACTATAATGAGGATTTAGTTTTTTTCTGTCATTTCTATCAAAATCTAATATCTTTTTCGCTATGACAAAAGCAACTCTATCTCTTAATGGTTTTGTGTCTGTGACATCAGAGATATTCATTCCTATTTCATGAGCAATTTTATAATATTCCATTTCATTCAATAGTAATGGAGTAAAATGATTCTTATATGCCCAAAATACAAGGTTAAACAAGAATTGCTTCGTTTTATTAAACACTTCATTCTGCTCATCCCTTTGCCATCTATCAAGTAGTTTCGCTATATATTCTTCTTTTGAAACAGAATCATCACTTTCGTTTTGAAATTGAATTTCTTCTCTTCTTATTATTGCTGACAATGTATTCATCTCTCTAAAAGAAGCATCATTACTATTAATGGCATCTATTGCTTCTGGAAGAAATTCTGCGATAAGCCTATTGGTTTCATCAATAGCATCAAGAAGTTCTTTGGACTCTGGATTTAAATCCTTCATTGCATTTTCAGCAGCCTTCTTAATCTTCTTTATTCTTGCAGCAAATTTGCTTCTGAAACTACGAAGAACTTTTAATCTTCTTTCATAATTAACTTTCTCCTTTTGAAGTTTATTTAATTCAGCATAATCTTTTATTATTGCTTTTGTCTCATCAATTCTTTGCTGAATTTCGTTAAGTTTTTCTTCTACTGGTCTTATATACTTATCATATTGTTGTTTGTAATAATCCATAATTTTATCAAAATTATCTCTTATTTCACCAACAATATCTCTTTCTACTTTTGCTGGAAGATTCTTTAAGCTTTCTGCATACGCTTTTCCATAGGCATCTATTCTTTCATTCAAAAACTCATCATTAAACGCATCAAATGTATGCTGCAATTCATCTTTATTATCCATAAGTTTGTTCATATGGTTTGATACGTGATGAATTGCATTTGCACACTTATTCATATCCTTTAACATATTAAGAAAATCCTTCTTGTCGTTATAGGATACCTCTGATTCAGAAATATCATCAAGTGTTTTCGCAAGCTCTTGATATACATTATGTGTCTTTGATGTATTATTTAATACGGTAGCACTTAATACAGACAACCCGTCAAGTTTGTTTCCATTCTTATCTTCTGCTTCACCATTTAAAAAGGATACAAGATTAGAGTATGCTTCTACAAATTTTTGTTGATTTTCCAATTCTTCTGTTAATTTAGAAAAATCATTTAATGCAGAAACAATTTCTTTCCTTTTTGCTTTCAATTCAGCATTATCTGGGTCCTTCCTAATTTCATCGTCTATACTCAGTATTTCTTTTTTAAGCTCGTTTTTGCCTTCTTCAAAATTATTGAGATTTACCTTATAGCTATCTAACTTACCTTTTATTGCAGTTAAAATCGTATTGTATTTATCTCCAATTTTATCACGCATAGAATTTATTCTCTCTTCCCAATTTTTTGCTTGTGTAAGTCCCCAAGCTATTAAATTTAATTCTTTTTGTTCAAGAGAATAGCCTGTTCGAGCGTCGGCTTCATTAACAGCCTTTTGATATTCTTTTATTATATTTTTAATTCTATTGGACTCCTTCTTAATTTTTTCCTTAGCTTCTGCTCTTCTTGGGTCGTTTGAATCTGTTATATCAGATATTCTTTCTCCATTATCTGTTAATAGGAAAGAATAATCCGAGTGGTATTTGTTATCTCCATACTTCTTTTCATTCTTTTCAGTCAAACCTTCTGAAAGGGCATTAAGTTCTTCATCTGATATATTATCATTATCGCCTATAAGGTTGTTTAGTGCTGTTAATTCTCCTGCATTTGCGAAAGTTTGAACCATTCTTATAGTTTGCGCATCATTTTCATTCTCATAAGCAAACTTATCACCTCTTGCAGCAGCTTGCATTTGACGTTCTTTTGATGCAAGATTAAATACACCAAGTCTAAAATTATCTTGCAATTTCTTATTTGTCATCAGCTTGTTCATTTCATCATAAGCTTTTTGACTTCGTTCTGCAAGTTTACCACCTTCACGCCAAGCTTCAATAATACCACCTTGCCAAAAATCAGAAGCAGTCGCTCCTCCTCTTGCAAGTTTAGATAATCCAGCAGGATTAAAAGTTCCAAATGCACCAGTCACAGCACCAGCAAGGAACTCTTTCCAAGTTTCAGCATTTGTATATGTATCACTAAAAGATTCACCAGCCTTTTCCAAAAACCTTGAAAAAGATTCTGCCGAATTAGGGTCATAATCACTCCCATAATATTGTTTGGCAAGTTCTGACGCCCATTTTTGGTTTGATTCCTCAAAGCCTTCAGATAATGTCTCTCTTAAAGCTACTGCTCTTGCTTCAAGTTTAGAGATACCTTCGCCTAATGGTTTTTCTGGATTAGGCATAATCAATTCTTTGGCTCTTTGTACAAGACCTTTTTTAATTTGCCTTTCTGCATTGACCGATGGGGCTTTCAAATAAGATAGTGTTCCCATAGTATTTGAAAGCCCTAAGATTGCCATATTTAATCCGAATGTCATAGAACCACCAGACAAGGCTCTTTGTTCAACACCATCAAGTTCAGCAGCCCTATTTGCCTCTATTTCTGATATTATATCTAAATGATTATTTCTTGCCTGTCTTACAGCGGTAGCCATATCTATGGGAGTGCCACTATTTAAGGCTTCATTATAAATATCAATAGCTTCAAGTTCAATATCCTTATTTACGTTTATTACTTGCTCTTTATATTTGTTGTTTATATCATTTGTGTAAGCATCTTTCAAATCGTTATAATTATTTAATGCTTCCATGCTTGCTTCAGATGCGGAACCTACTATACCAGCCATTAATCTGTAAAACATATTTACAGTATTTGGACTTGCACCAGCTTTTCTGACAAGTGATGCTGTTAAACTTGACAATCCCATTCCACCAGTAAGAGCAGTTGATAACAACATGCCAGCAGTAAATCCAGCAGATGCTATATTTTCCATCCAAAAATTCCAAGTCCCCATATATCTCAATGGGCTCATTTCAGCCTCTTTTTTACTCTTGTATAATGGTAACGCTTCATCAACAGTTTTCCTTAATGCATCCTGCATTTGGGTTGCACTATTATTCCACGTACCAGAAAAGAATGTCGTATTTGGGTCATCGTCATACTCGTTAACAATTCCTTGATACACACCAACGGCTAACCCTACTATATTGCCAACAGCTGTATTAACTGTTTCAACTCCAAATCTACCAAGCGCACTACCGAATTTTGACCAAAAACCTTGCTCTCTTGCTCTTACTTCATTTAAATCTTGATAATCTTCATATGTATTTGCATATTTATCATAATAACTTTCATTTAAGGATGGGTCTGCATCCTGACCCATAGTAAACCTGTTTCCGCCATAATCCTCATATGCGTTTTCTTGCGCTTCTATAAGATTACTTAAACTGCCTAATGTGTTATGTCTTGGAGCAGGCATAGGATTTCCATTAGAATCAGTAACAACTGTTTCTACTGGTTTATCATCAAGTATTATTTCATCGTTATTATACAAGTATCTCGGGTCTTTCTTTTCTTCCTCTGTCGAATTAGAAAGATTTTTACTTGGACGTTGCCCTTTTGTTATATCAAATCCCATTTTTTAACGATATTGATAGTTAATATAATCATTTTTAACAATTGACTTATCATAATTAGTGCCAGTGGTGCTGCCAGCTTGGTCAAATCCAGAATTTACAGTAGTAAAGTAAGCAAGCATAGCATTATTAGCAAATGAGCCAGCAAGTTTTTGAGCCATATACTTATAGATAAGCTCTTCTTTTTCATCACCAGTTAATTCTTCATACGGTCTTCTTATATAATTCAATCTTGCCAATGAATTATACAAACTTCTTGCTCCTGCCTCTGCATCTGCGCCTGCATAACTTAAAGATACTTCATTGTCAATACCATTCTCGTGTGCGTAGTATATTGTGAAATTATCTTTGATTGCATTTTTTTCTGATTGTGATAAGTTTTTGTATGCCTTATGGTCAGATGCAATCTCGTTCATCTTTAAACTTTGATTTAAATTATCTTGAATTACCTCTCTGCCATCTCTTGGTAGTTGTGAATGGAACATTTTGTCATTGCCATCATCGTCCTTTCCAGCAAGAATTACAATTTCATTTTTCAGTTTACCATTCTTATCGGCACTTGTATATACTGATGCTGTTAGGGTATTGCTCTTTGCTGCATCTTCTATATCCTTTTTAGAATCATCATCAAGTTTGCTTCCATCCATATTCGAGAATGTAAACGCGCCAGTAACAGCATTTTGATTAAAGTTGTTTAATGCAATAGACCAGTTGTCGTTAGCAGCATTTGTAACTGCGTTAACCATATAATCCTCTGGATTTCTTAAAATAGAACTTACACCAAGCGAATATACGAAGTCTGCTCCAAACCTTGTATCCTGTGGGTCGTAACCAACAATTTCATTTGTTTCTTCAAGCATTTTAAGAGCATCATCATCAATTTCGTATTCGTTATTCAAATACATACTTACTTCGTGCTTATTCTTGAAATTATTTCCAGTCGTTTTGTTCAAGCCTTTTATAATTCCATTATTTTCATCTGCATCATCTGGCAACATCTGATATGCATACAAAATTGCTTCCTTTTTAAACTGCTTATTAGTCTCTTCAAATACACTATCATTGCCTAATCCTGGCAAGAAGTCATTACTTGTTATGAAGTCACCAATTCCAGATAATGAACCATATCCAGTCCAATCTGTACTAAATGCTTGACCAACTGGCATATCGCCCTTTATTAAACCATGATATACACCATAACACATATTTGTCAAACTACCAGAAAGTCCTACTACTGGACTTAAAGCAACCTTCGTTGTAGTGCCTGCGCCTTTATACAATAACTTGCCAGTTGCACTTACAAAGTTCTTAAACCTTGCCCAAGCTGCTGTTAAGTACGAAATATCACCCTCGCCATTATCGTAAGCTTTTTTAATTTCATCAACAATATCTTTATCTTTAAGGTCAAGTTCACCATTTAAGAATTTAGTGTCGTACCCTTTTGATTTAAGAATCTTCATAACACCTTCGTTCCTTAATTCTTCTGGTAATTGCTCCTGAATTACAGCTTTATTGGCTTCATCTCTTGTCATACCATTATTTATAAAATTGTCTCTTCTTACGGTTATGGATATTGCATTTTGACTTTTACCTCCTCCACTACCGCCTAATTTTTTGATATTGTCTGGGTTATTTGGATTCTTTCTCCATGCATCATTAATGTCAAATTGACGTTTTCTTTCAGCAAGGTCAGCCCATTTGTAGGATTCGGTGTCTGTGTGATTGGTAAATTTGCTTTCTCCAATAGCATTAGGAGCTTCCCCTTCAATGGTAGACCTTAATATATTATGTATATCATTTCTTCTTAGTCTATTTTGTTCTGCTGTATAATGGTCGTAATCTGTATTCCAAGTATTAAGACCATACATTCCAAGTGTTTCGTCCATAACACTTGTAAGCAATGAATTTATAGCTGTTGAATCACCAGTCATAAATCTTTGTACTTCCTCTGGACTGACACCTCTCTTTTCCATAGCTTCATAAAGCCAAGGTGCTGTCTGTTTAACATAAGCGTGAACTTGTGTAGGTGTCATCCTCTTTATAGCATCAGGAGTCAAGCCAGATTGTGAAACCATTTCCATAATCTGACTTTGCAAAGCCTTATATCTTTCCATAGCTCTATTAGCCACAACTTCCCTGTCTATTGATTTAGCCCTATAATGAGGATTTTTCATCCATTGGTCTATACCCATATCATAGGCATCTCTCTCGAACATAGCGTGAGGATGTTGTTCAAGATACTTAGCTTGTCTTTCAGCTTCTTTATCTCTTGCTTGATATGCTTCTTCTATTGGATGGATTATTCTCGAATAATCTGATTTAGCCTGCAATAAGTTTCTCCATAATGCAGGATTAACACCTTGTGTAGCCAACAAATCAGTATGCTGTCTTAGAGTGTTGGCATAATTTATATAATTTTGATAGGCTTGACTATCCTTGCCTCTTACATCATTAGCAAGCTTCTCAAACATATCTGCCTTAGATTGAATCTCTCCATAAGCAGCTTCTGCTGCCCTGTGTTCAGTTTCAGCATTCGCTATGTTCTGCGCTTCAAGAGCGAGAAGTCTTGTTGGGTCAAACCTTACATTTTCTACTTGTAATGAATAATTGCTTGCCATAATTGTGTTATTATAAAAAACCGCTGCAAATATAAAGTTTTATTTTATATTATGCAACGGCTGAGTTAAATAATTTTTAGGTTAATTATCTGTTAGTAAGTATAGGTATAATATCCATTCTTATTATTCTTGTTCCCATTGTTTATGCGACCACCATAAGCTGATTGATTAGCTGTAACTGGAGTATTGTATCTTTGCCAATAATTTAACTTATCACCAATAATTTTGTTCCAATACTCAATATTATTAATGTCGTTAAATTCATCAGTATTTGCTTTATCATTGTAACGTTTCATTAAATCATCGTACCATTGACTATCAGTAAATTTATCTCCATACATTGAACGATAATTATCTAATTGAGCCATATTATTATCAAAAGCATATTTTGCATTTGTCAATCTTTCAGCCTTAGCCTTATCAGCATCAGCAATTTCCTTGTTTCTTGCTGCTATCTCATCATCCATCAAACCTTGTACTGTTGACCAAAGTTCGCCTTTCTCATTAGCAACATCCTTGGCTTTGTTATTCTGTATAATTGAATTAAATGCTGCAAGTCTATCACCAGTAAATGTACCATTGTCTATTTTGTTTTTTCTGAAATACTCTCTGATTTTGCCATTTAATCCACTATCACCAATATAGTGCATTACGCCATCTTTGTCAGACCAATAACGTTTTGTTATATCGTTATTTTGTCTGTTTCTCTCGGCATTCTCTTGTGCCTGTGTAATGAAGTAATTGAGAGCATTATCAGTCCAAGCAGCTTGATTGGTAGCTCTATTGTCCATAGCAGTTCTATTGGTTCTATCTGCATACCAATTCTCTTTCTGCAAATAATCATTAGCAGCCTGTTTTGCACTAAGAGCCATTTGTTGACCAAGTTGCTGTGCTTTTTGATTATCTTGATATGACGTATTACGAGCATTGGCATTAAACTGGTCTATTGTAGTGTTATACGCATCAGTCTTATACCTTTCTTCATTATTAGCTTGTTGAGCAGTTGCGTAATTATTACCAATACCCATACCAGTATTATACATCTGTTGATTTGCTTGTGCAGCAGCAAATCCTCTGTTGCCATTTCCAACACTTAATGCAGATTGTAATGCTGCAAGACCTTGCGCTTGTGCTGCGTTATTCATTCTCTCGGCATCCATTAAGTTAGGAGCACGATAACCACCAATAGTATCAGCTGTCCTGAGGAACGTGCTATTGTTACCCATATCAACAAGTTCATTTGCTGGTCTTTGATTTGGGTCATATTTAGTATTGGTTTTATTCATCCAATCATATAGCATTGGTGTAAGACCTTTCCCAAACGTAGCAAATTTACCAGCTGTACTATACAGAGGTACTCCTTCTCTATCTTCTTTGAAAGCATTTGTAGCATAAGTACCAGTAGTTGTATTACCAGTGTTAGTGTTGCCAGCTGAATTTGACCTATCTATATTAGTATTGCCTTCTGCATTACCATATGATGTTTGACCATCACCTAAATTATTTGCATCAGTGGTAGCATCACCATCTCTAACGCCTAAATTAAGACCACCACTGTAACTTGCTTGGCTATTAGATGTAGATGGTTGGTTATTTGAACCAATAAGGTCATATTGATTCATTGTATTTGGTCTATGGTTGTATGCTCGTAGAAAATCATACCAAGCGGCTTGGGATTTATTTCCCCAAATACCATCAACTCCATCTTTGTTTGGTCCAGTATTTCCTATATCAAAACCTTCATTTACAAGCAATTGTTGCATATCTTTTGCGTCACTTGGTAATGTTGGGTATCTTTTTTGATATGCAGTAAAGTTAGCTTCTGGATTTTCACCAGTATACATTGGAGTTGTGCTGCTAAATAATCTTGGAGTACCCGCATTGTTGGCTGTCCAATTATTCATATAATCATCACCAAGAACTAAGTTTGGATTAACATTTAAAAGCTTAGGCTTTATTTGAGGAGTACCACCATCCCAAAATAAATTACCACCAAATGCGTGTAACATATTATTACCGCTTCTATTGGTATTTGACAACACTTCATTACCACCGCCTTGTTGTCCTAAATCAGACATTCCAGCATTAACACCTTGTTGTGTTGCAGCATTACCCATACCACTATACTTCATTGCACCATACATAGGATTACCTTGTTGTGGTGTAGTTAAAGCATTTCTGTATTGGTTAATAGCGTCTTGTTTTTGCTGTTCCATAGAATCTTGGAACTTTTGGTCTTCTTGAGCATCTTGTAATCTCTTCATATATGCTTCAAGAGTATTCTTACCTATTGGGTCGTTAGCAAGTTCTTTATTCTTTTTAGCATACTTTTTAGCCATATCAGCATAAGACAACTTACCTTTGTTGGCTTTCTTACCTTGATGCTTAGTTGCTGGTGCTAAATTATATCTTGATAGTAATGTTGGGTCAACATTAATTCTATCAGAGAATACATAATCACCCCATCTAAATTCTCCTTCTTCTACAAGATTAGGATTGCCTTGTTGGTCAACACCTACTTGTATGCCACCATAAGGATTCTGTTCGTGAGTTCCACCATTACCATAATATTGAGCGTTATCAGGTAAATCTGAAGAATCCATCTGACCACCATTAGGGAACATATTTTTATAGTTAAAACTATTTCCTAACCCAAAATTCATTTGTTGCATATTAACCTTCTGTTGGTCTATCTGTTGTTTATTATTCCAGAGACTCATCATATTTGGAGATAAATCTGTATATAAATTTCCACCCATATCTTTTATATTATATAAATTACCACCATAAGCCCTAATATTAGCCATATCACTTATTCTTTGCTGTGTATTACCATTAGTTAATGCTTGCATATTAGATAAAGTTTGGTCTTTAACAGCTCTATTATATGCTGCTTCCTGTGCAGAAATAAGTGTGTTTCTCTTTGCAAGAAAATCCTTATAAGCTCTGTCTGCTCTCTTACTTCTTCCAAATAAACCACCAATAGAGCCAAATAATCCTGTTACAGCACCGCCTAAAGCACCCCAAGGACCCCCAACACTACCACTTGCTGCGCCTTGAGCTACAGATGCCCCCATATTTCTCCACCAGTTACCTTTAAAATCTTTTAATGAAGGTACTGCTGAATTAAATGATATTGGAGTTATGTTGGTTTTTAAATTTTGTTTAACAGCATTAGCTCCACCCCAAGAACTTGAAGCATCTTGTATGTAATTTTTAGGGTTTAAGTCCATAGAGTTTTGCATATCTTTAATATACGCATCTCCCTTAGAAGTATCAGCCCTCCATTGATTAGCCAAAGCTGGAATACCTAAAGCTCCTGCAACTCTATCAGCAGTAGAAGCTTCAGTATCTAAAAAAGCATTAGCTATGTTAGTACCAGCAGCACTAACAATAGAACCCCAAGGTATACCTCCACCACCTCTTGTCCAAGTACCTTCACTTTTACCTGATTTAGATATATCAGCAAAGGCATTACCATCAACAGTTTCAGCAGTTGGAGTTCCAGTCTGTGCAAAACTTTGCTCCATCATAGTAGTTCCTTGATATGGGTTAGTTATGTTGTTTTGTGAAGTTTGACCAGTGGCAAACCCACCAATACTTCCCCAATCAGTAGTTCCATTGCCAGTAGTGTTAAAATTTGTGATTTCTCCACTGCCATAACTATTTGGGTTAGATTGAACAGAAGCATTATATCTTGCTGTCTTATTAAAAGGATGTGCAACCCATCTTCCAATATTACCAAAAAAGTTTCCTAATCCACCTCCACCATATATATTTAGCTTATTGGTAGTTAAGTGTTCTTTTGGCATATTATCTTCAGGATAACCAGTATAATTATAATATAAGTCTCTTAGTGTCATAATACTTTAATTTTTCGCAAATTTATACAAAATAGCTTATTCCGATATGATGTATTATGTGTTTGTTATCACTTATATAAGGATATGTTATCATATCATCATCATCAATTAGTTCTTTTGATAACTTCACATATAGCCAAGTGTTTCTCATTCTATCTCTCTTATAGAACCTTGCATCTGGATGTTTTTTATCCCTCGGAATATCAACATACCATACTCTAAACTTCTTTTTAAGGATAGAATGTTGAGCTGGAAGATGAACCTTTGGTATATCTACATTTCTTATAAGAGTAGATTTATTCTCTTGGAACTCATTCCATACGTGTATATGACTGAATGTTTCTTCAAGAAGCTCCTTATTCTTATTCCACATATCTGTTCTCATGTCAAGGTTTGTAAATATCTTATCATAAGGCATATCTGGATTAACTAACAGTGTAACATAGTATGGTTCAAATCCATAATCTGTTGGAGAACCATAAACATCGTATTTGCCCTTAGATATTATGTTCATATCAGAATCATACGTACACTGGTCTTGAACGTAGAAGTAATTATAATCACCTTTATGCTGTTCCCAAACTTTATATGTATCTTTCCCATCACTATCTCTATCTGATAATGTAAATGCAGTTCCATTAAAAGCCATATAGTATGGAACATATCCGTAAGAGAAGAAGCTGTCAAAACAATTTAACTGAGCATTATATGAAAGCATATTGTCTTTATAGAAAAACATCACGCTCTCATTAAATGGGTCATAATAGGTTACAAATGAATCAAATTCTACTGGGTTCCATACAAGAAGATTAGATTTAGCATTAATCCAACTATGGAAACCCAATGTATCAGATAAATTAGCTAATTGTTGGTTCCAGGCCATTATAGCCTTGTTTTCATCATCAACCCAGTATAAGCCAGTTTCATTCTTACATATAGACCATTTATTGTTGCATCCAGTTCTTTCTGTCACATACCTTACGCCAGATACTTTGCCACTATTAGCAAGTTCGATAGGAACACCAGAACCTGTAACAATTTGTTCTCTCTCATTATACAGAATTTGAGACAATCCTCTTGGCTGAAAACATAGAAGATTATCTTGTAATTTTATTAATTTTGTTATCTTACCTTTAGAACCATCAACATCCATATTAGAAGCAAGAGTAATGTGTGTCCATTTATCTGTCGTATCACCAGACCACTTTGTCTTTGTCCAAGTAAATGAATTTGGGAAACTATTTAAACCATATGTACTTAAATCTAATCCGTGATATACAAAGAAGTTATCTTTTTGGTTATATATAGGATTCATTAGATTCCAGTTAGCTGGAGAAGTAGCAAATGTGGGGTTGCCTTTCCAAGTGTCATATCTGCAATTTAAGTTCCAATAAGATTCAATATATACATTTGCAATTTCTGTTACACAATTTTCATTTTCAAATGAACTTGGATATGTTTTTAAACACTCATATTTCTGAAGTCTGGTATCTCCAATAGACCATTTTATATCTGACGTGTATATAGGAATATAGCCTACTTCACTTTTTTCAGCAATATTAACAGAATCTCCACAAACAAGGAAGTTGTTAGTTTGCAATACATTATCTGTATATCCGCCAAATATAGAAGTTGTATCTACATCTCTCTCTATATTGACAATAGGCATAGTTTTATGGTCATTAAAATGGAAGTAATCTATGAAGCCACTATCGTCTATGGAAATTGCCAAATGTGGAACAGATAAATATCTTACGTCAGCACTTCTTTGTATTCTTGAATTTTCATAATATTCATGCCAACGGAAGAAATATTCTTCATCACTTCTTCTGTCATAAGGTAATCCAAAATTGGTACTATCCATTAAGTCAACATACATGGTTGTGTCAAAATACGGTTTTCCATCAATATCATAAAGCCTCCAATCTTCTCTGTTGAAACTTCTATATGTAGAATCATCATGTATGATTGGTGTAGTTCTTCTTGTATAGTCCTTATGACTATCTATAATGGCATATCGACAAGTGTCAAATAAAATTATGTTATCTGTATTCAGTGAGTATAATGTATCATTATCAATCTTTACTGTATTTCTACCTATTACAGGCATAGTCTTTATTATATCTAATGCCTTGGAGTTCAAATTACTATTGTATTGATAAACACTTATACTATTTAATGTTTTATTTGATTTTAAGACAGATGAAGCATCTGTGCTTGGGTCATAGCAAATACTACCTGATGCTTGCCAGAGCAAAACAGGGTAAGTATATTTAAAATACATCTGCATATAACTTGCTGCTCTGTTTGGAATATCCTTATCCAGCAGGTCGCTATGTACTGTAGATAGATTGAATAATGTATCATCCCAAATAAAGCCACCTACATAATGGTATGGAGATTTTGTTTTTGGACTAAACCCATTTGTCCTTGTTGGGTATCTTGTGATAAATTGATATTTATTGGCATCATTAGTAGTACAGGTGGCAAAGTCTCTGATATTATAATAAGGAGCTTGCGACCAGTACAAATCCATAGAATATCCACAAAATGCAGAAACATCTATTTTATCATGGTAAGTTACACCACTTTCATCTATTACGTCAAAATCTACAGGTTTATTCCAAAAATCAAAAGCATATTCTGTTCTTGATGATACCATAGTTGTATCTTGTTTAATACCTTCTTCAAAATATATTGCTTTTGCGTCATTTTTAAACTGTGGTCTTCCTGTTATTGATTTGCTTATAGAAGAAGTTAGTGTTTCAGCCATATTTTTTGCTGTCAGCACAGTTTGTGTTCCATAACATTCTCTTAATTTGCTGTTATCAAATGATAACATTTTGATACTATCATCAAATTCAAAATCTGGAGAATATATACTGTATATATCTCTTTTATATTTTAAAATATTTTCGCTATCACTTTTATAGTGTGTTACACAATATTCGTCTGTATGAATATCTCTATTTATTGTCCGAGTTCCACCAACTGTAACATAGTCATTTGGATAATAACTACACAATTTTGAGTACCATGTTCTTGTATTAGCATTTATGATTTGACTTACATAAGATTTATCTGACATAAACCTAAAAAAGTAGTCAGGATAAATTTTTTGTTCATCTTTACTGAAATAAAGACAATTGCCTAATATTCCTTGGAATATTACATTCCTTTCAACTATATTTGGATAAACAACAACAGGTCTTGCTTTGACATACCCAAGATTTACCAATGTATCTATAGAAGATTTTACCATATCTCCTAAGTGCATTGATGCAATAGCATATTTAAGTCTCATCAGTTGTCCAGCAGCTCCATATTGTGTTGCGACTATATTTTTATAATCGCCTAACCATACAACTTCAGACCATTTTCCTGTTTTATGTTGAAACTGAATACCAAGCCTATATATATTGCCATTTCTAAAATAGTTTACATCATGTAACTCTTCATCTCCAATTAATTCAGCTTGTGTAAATTTCAAATTACCAGTATTATCCAAGATTAAAGCCCTGTTCATAAGATTATTATAAACATTTTCACTTAATCCCTTTGCATTTAATGCATATTCTTTTAGATTATCTCGTATATTAGAAGGTATATAGTTTCTTTTTAAATTATAGTTTCCCAAGAATAATGTATTATCTTTATTTTCCATAGTATAAGCTGTTATAGCTTCTCCTCCCTTATACAATAATTCTTGTGGGTCTATAGCAGAACCATACAAATTAGTATCAGTAAATTTTACAATATAACCTAAAGATACCCTTGTCCCATTAGGTCCAGGACCAAACTCTTCCCTTATAGGTAATGTAGCAACAAGTTTAGTTATAGGAACATTATCTAATGATGTTCTTATTAATGAATAAATGTTTACAAAATCAAAATTACTGTCAAGACCAGATATAGTTATATCAAATGATTGAGATGTTTGTTCGTCAGGAGCAGCACCTCTATCCTTAAACTTTAATTCATATAGTTTGGTAGATTCAAATATTGCTGTTTCCTGTCCAAATTTCCTTGAATATGTAAAATGCCATTGAATAACACCAGCAGGGAATTTACCACCTGTTTGATTTTCTTTTATATCTACTTTGTGATTAAGTAGATTTATTTCAGGAACAAAATCAAAACTATTGTCATTCCATTTTGCTTTCTTTTCGTCAGGTTCTACAATATTGATAAACCTTGGTTGATTTAATCCGTCAGTCCAATAAACCTTTTGTATGTTTTCGTTTTCATAATATCCAAGAGTTTCTATTGGATATTTCCAATCAAAACCAAGATTTCCTTCATATAGTAGCTCTCCGTATAGTTTGTCTTCATTCATCCATAGCCTATAAATCTTGTCATTTGAACTTTCTACAAGATTATCTATTTCAGACTCTTCGCCAGCAAGGTTAAGACCTTCTCCTTGTTCTATTACTGATTCTATTGCTGATTCAGAAAATTCAACATTTTTTGTCTTGTTTGTATAAAATATGACCCATTGATTATTAATCATACATTGACCAATAGGTACACCTTGCATATCTTGACCTTCAAGACCAATAATAGGAGTATATTTATTACCTTTCTCGTTGGTCAATGCCATCAAGTCGCCAGTATGTTTTGAACTATCATTTTTATCTGTAGTTATTCTTATGTTCTGATTTTCATATGAGTATTCAGGGTTAAAAGCACTTTCGCTTAAATCTCTGTGCATACCCTTTATTATGAAATCTACGTGTTTTATAGGCATAATGTTTAATATTAATGTATTCTACGATATTCTCTGTTGCCAGCATCCCTGAATCCATTGGAGAATGTGTTGTCCCTTGGAATCATAGCTGTCCATTCTCTTGCAAAAGATTCCATCTCTGACACAGACGGTGTTGTCAACTCTTTCTGTAATTGTCCTGCCCTCCAAGCATAGTCTTGCTGAACATTCTGTATTTGAGCAGCATTTACTTTTCCCATTTCAAACAGCACAAGGAATAATTCCTTCTTAATGTATAACTCCAATGCTTTAAGGTATATTCCATTGTCTATTAGCATTGGATAACCATCTTTGTCAACTGGAACTGACTTATATGATATTCTTATCTTTGTAAACTTTCTCGAAACAAATATTATGTTTCCTTGCGTTTTGAAGGCAAGCTCTTCTTGTTGACAACCATAGGATTTGTCATTTGGCATAAATGTATCTTGCATAGCTCTGTAACAAATACCAGTCTTACAGTCTTTGACTTGATTTATTGCAGCACAATCACAAGGCAAAACTCCTCTGTAATCCTTTATGTCAACATCAGCTTCCTTATCTTCCATAAGTTTAGGCAATCCAAATATGTCATTGAAATCTGCGACATATTGAATAGCTTGTTCAAGCCCAAAATCCTTTAACATAGGATGCCTTAGAACTCTTGAAACTATCTCCTTTATACTTACGTATTTAATTTCTTTTACCATATTTCGTATCTTCAAATAGTTTTATTGAATTATTCGTTACATAATGTATTAGTCTTGTAGCCAAATCTTGACACACTCTGAACTTGAATATTGCAGACCTTGGATGTCTTTTGTGAAAGAACTTAATTCTTACAAATTTTAAGGCGTTTATATCATAAAGATATTTTCCTTTACCTAATTCATTATTACGCTTCATTTGCCTTGTTTTACCCCATAGAATAGGAAGATTTGTTCTCTTTGTCTTTGGATTGTAATATCTTTCCCTTTCAAAAGCCATTAACTTACCTATATATGGTAAATCTATTTCTTGTTTTTCTATGAACTCATTGGCAATTTCCTTGTTTATATCATCAACAAGTTTATGAAGCTGTATTGTTGTCATATCCCTTGTAATAACAGGATTCTCTTCTTTGAGTAAGAGTTTTCTTAACTCAGAGAAGAGATGCCTATTGTCGTAGCAATATCCTTTGTTCTTTTTATATCTTAGGGGCTTTATCATCTTGTGCGTTATTATCTTTGTCTTCTGGTTCTGCAACTGGTGCTTGAAGCTCTTTGTACACAAACTCTAATAATTGAGGTATTTTATCCTCGCTTATAGGGAATGGTGAATCCCAAGAATCACAGGTAGATTCACAAGCAAGTTTTGCTGCGTCTGATGGATTTTCAAATATTGCAGTCATTCTTACCTTTTGTAGATATATAAATTGTGGATTCTCTGATTTAAGCCACAAGTATCTGTCATACATTGTAACATATATGATGTTCTTCATATACTTATTCTCACCAGTATATCTGAACCTATTTGAATCTACAAATGTTATATGTATCGAACCAAAATAATCCTCTGGATGTATAGTTGTTATACCCTTACCAAGAAGAGCTGGCAACTTGTCTTTACTTCTTAGATACAAACCGCTCTCGCAAGGTTCACCAACAATTGCTGGTACTTCTACAAGTGGTATACATAATGTCTGATAATTTGATTCAGAAATCTCACTATCAGAGCTTCTGTCCTGTTTTAGCAAGAAGTTTCTATATTTATCCAAAAGAAATACAATATGGTCTTCGTTGAAGTATGTATCATCTGTATTCAACTTCAACTTATCCATAACCATATATATAAGTTCTCTGTATGTACTCATTTCTTTGCTATCTCTTTAAGTTTGTCAATAAATACTCTTGCTTGCAATGTCTGCTCTGCGAAACGTATCAGTTTGTCTATCGCCTCTCCAAATTCTTTTGGATTATATGGCATAGTCTGGTGCGTTTCTGGGTCTTCTCCATCATAAGGATATTCACCTCTCCTCCATTTCTGCATCTCCTTGCAGACCTTTATAGCTTCGTTAATTAACATAATCCTTTCTGTTCCTGTTTACTTCCGTGTTTACATCATACGTAGGAGAAGGTATTGCACATATTGAACAATACAGACATTCAAGCAATCTTTGTATTGTAGCCTCATCCTTCTTAGTCCAATAAGCCTGAAACTCTTCCCTAAAATTAGCCAGCATAACCAAAGCAAGTAGTCTGTAAACAGAAGTGTAATCATAATAACCATATTGAGATAGCGTAACGAAGTATCTTCTTAATGCTTCGTTAGCTATCACTTCTGTATTAGATTCAAGCTGGTCAATCAGCTTGTCTTTTTCTTCCTTATTTATATTACTGCACCTTTTCATCTTCTACAAGTTCTACAATGACCACCTTGTTGATTAAAGAAACTACCACCCCAGCCATATACAGGATGTTCATAGTTTGTAAATGGCAAGAATCCATCTTTAAGCCAGTCAGCCCAGAATCTGTCATATTGAGGTGATTCCCATAAAGGTCTTTGATGATGGAACAAGAAGAATCTCTTCCATAGTAATATTGCCTGTGCGTAATTGCCAGTGGAGATAGCCATCTTCACAGCCTGCCATCTTAAGTATAAGTCTATAAAATACTTTGGTATATCACAGTCTTTTAGCAACTCTTCCATTATACAGATAAATCTTCTGTATATTGTGAATTGATTGATACAAACACCAAGTGTATAAGGCTTATTCAAAGAACAAGGAGTTTCTGGGTCTACGCCCTCACATTTAATCCATACAAAGAACATTGTATCTGTAAATGGCTGGCATATATCTTCTTGTTTTATTTCAATTCTTGCGTGTCTTACATGTTCAGGTTTCTCATAACTAAACTCCCTAAATTCATTAAATTTATATTGATAGATTGTTTCACCAATCTTATAATACAATGAATCTACAAGCGGAATCTGTTTTTGAGTACCATCAAAGTCTTTTATAGCAGTCTTTGTTTCCAAATCATAACTTACTATTGTTATCGGATTACAATATCTGCCAGTTTCACCAGTCTTATGACAATATGGATGTATTTCTATTGGCTCTATATTATTAGTACCTTTACAAACACATTCATCGTGATGATGATGGTGATGATGACCGCAACCACAATGATGACGTCTGAATACTTCTTGACAAGAAGCACATATTATATCGTGATATTCATCAACTTTCCCAGCTTCCCAAGCTATCTTTGCTACATAATCTCCATCATCAATAGCTCTTTTAGCTACCCATTCAGAAGATGGTTGACCTATTTCTGGAATAAACGTATCTTGTGTATCAAGAACAATTTCTGTGAGATAAGCATCTTTATGATACTCATCATCCCTGACAGATATGTCTATTATCATCTTCTTATTATCAGGAGTTATGTATAGTTCGTTTATTTCTACCATAATTATAAAGTTTTTGCAAATATAATGTAATAATATAAAAATAGGGAGAATGTGTTAGATTCCCCCTATAATTTCAATTAGACTGATGTTCCAATTAGTGTAGATAAGGTTTTATATCAGTCATTACTGCGTCCAATGGAGTTGCAGCCGAATTTGCCTTCTCCTTGAAAATATACAGTTGCTTTGGAGAATATTGGACATCCTCCGCATCGCCTCTGTAAGTAATATCAAAGATTGCAATGTCATATTCCTTCGTCGGGTCAACAAGACCATCTGCGTGGAATGTATAAGGCCAACCACCCTTCAGCCACTTATCACCTCTTTGAGCTTGACAGAAGTATTCTATCTCAGCTACTGCCCTGCCGTTAGGAACACCATTTCTGTCATAATAGGTATAGTCTGTTACATCCTCAGACCAAGCCATTTCTACTGGCATTGCAACACCTATCTCTACAAGATTTGTTGTTACATCGAAAGAAGGTCTTTCGTGGTAGAACCTGCCAAGTTCCCATTGTAGCGGGTCTTCTTGGATTGCGATGCAGTCTGCATTAGTCATATCGACGTCAGTTACGCTATTAGCTGCTTTTATCTGAGCCATTGATACAACTGATGTTGCACCTGTTGACGTAGATGTGCCGATGAATACATTAATGCCAAGGTTGTTGTCTCTCGACATATTCCTTACAAGCGACTTTGCAAGCTGGAATAAAAGCTCATCCTGAGTCATCTGTGTATTTAGTTGTGCATAACCATCTTTCATATAGGTGTTGTACTCACCAAGAACGAGAAAGTTCTTTATTGTAAGATGAATTGCAGCAACATCATTTGATTGAACCTTGCCATTGCCGTCAAAAATGTTAGACTTAGGCTTAACAACAACAGTCTTTCTCTGGTACTTTGTATCAATAGCCCTTACTCTTGTATTCTTCTGATACTGAGAGAATATGTCAGTGTTAAAAAGAACACTTGATTTAATTGTGTCATTATCCTTGTAAATGAATCTACCTTCGCCTTTAGAATTAGCAAAGAAAATTGCATCGCCAGGATTAACCACATAAGTAGCTATGTCTGCCTTGTCCGTTTTTGCGCCGTTCCAGTTCTTAATGACTATGCAGTCATAGTGTTGATTTACGTTTGGTACTGCCATTTTTAATTGGTATTTAGTTAAACTTATTGTTAATTGAATCTTCTATTTCTTTATCTTTTTTACTTCCTTTTATTATCTTTGGCAAAAATACAAATGATAATATTATGGTAACAACTATAATTAGAATTAGTATTATATTAGTTATATCTATGTCATTCATTTTACTCTGTTTTTTATTGCCATTTCTACTGCGTTTTGTGCTATAATTTTATGTAATATAGGATTAACCTCAGATTCCATCCTATGACTAAATCCATATACTGTCAATTGGTCTGGGAGTTCGTCAACAATTATTGGATTTGGTCTTTTGATATATCTACAAAGGTATTTCCCAATCTTATACTTTGATATTAATTCTATCAATTGTGGTCTATCATCATCTCTTAATGCATAAGGATTTATATCTCCAAGAAGAGTACCATCTTTCATCGTTGATTCATTCTTCATATAGTATGGAGTAGAATGATTATCATTCTCGTTGTATAGATGCCATAACCTAAGTATTCTACTATGAGCTTCCATTACATTTCTTGGGTGAGCTACATCCAATCTAAACACTCTTCTTTCATTTGGTCTTCTAAAAGGATTCTGCATAGCTCTATAATACTCATCGTGTGTTATTGGCACCACAACAGCAGTGTTTCCATCCATACACTCTAAATCTAAATCATCAAATGTTACTTGTTCGTATATGATATACATAAGCTTCTCTGGCAGAGTAACAGTAACACTGTCAGTCTTTATTTTATGAAAAGCATTAAGACTTTTTGTTATTGGTTGCTCTACAAGAGCTTCTTCCTCAGCATGATTCTTGTCAAATGAGTATGACTGCACAACTTTGTCATTTACACCAGTAGCAGTTTTATAGTTTATAACGCCCCATATAGTATGACCTTCTTGGTCTTCACCTTGTCTATACCAATATTCTCTTTCTGGTCTTTCTTCTGGATTCTTAAAAGCCTCAAATGTATAGACAAGATTACCAAGCATTCTTCTTCTCCTTTCTGTTTCCTCAAATGTTGATGAAGATGTGTTGCTATATAAGTCATCTATTATTTGCTCTTGAGCAAGTGTAAGCAGTAAGGACTTCTCGTAATTATCTATCACGAATCCTTTTAACCTTGTAGCTTGGTCTATATAGTCTATAAATTCTAATGTCGTCATAATTATTCGCTTCTTTGTCCTAAGTTAACCAATGTTTCTGTTTCGCCAGTTCTATAAATGCCCTTTGCTATTTCTACTGCCCTTTGAACTATCTCCTCATGTATAGCTTCTGGAAGTTCACATTCTGTTATTTCTCCATATCCATCTATTGTTGTTCCATATTCTTCTTGGATATTTGTAAGAATTATAGGCTTTGGTTTTCTTACATATCTCATTGTATATCCAACAATCTTATAATTATAAGGAGCTATTATCTCAACCTCTCTGTTTTGCTCCAAGTCACCATTAGTTATGAGTCTCCAACATTCATGCCTTGCAGCTGGATATTTATAAACACCACCTCTATTTACTGTATATTCCTCATAATTTATTGGAGTTACGATAGCAGCATTTCTTAATGTCATATTCGGTAATCCCACAACCTTTTCTATATAAGCTTCTTCATTTAGGAAAAACAGGAAATCTTCTGGTGTTTTAAATGTATATCTATTAAACCTGTCATCCATAAAGTTATCATTGAAAACATCATTTTTATCGTGGATTATGACAGATTCTTTATTAGTCCATACTTTTGTAAAGTTTATGTCATTCCTTGTGTCTTCAATGTATTTCTTTAAGGTATTAAGTACCGAGAAGTCATACTGCCTCTTTGCGGAGTCGTCATATCCTTCTTGGTACTTATTGCCTTTCGGATTGTAATAGTTTTTGACAAGTTCGAGTTCAGACCTGCTAAGAAGCACTGACTTTTCATACTCGTCAATACCAGGACTCTGGTTGGACATTATGTTGTTATAGTACACCTCAAAGGCATTGCTCATCTCTAAACTTGTCATAATAATCTATTTATTGTTGTTTAACCTTGTCTTTAATTTCAGCTTCTATCGTCAGTCTTAACTCCTGATTCTTTGGGTCATCAAGGAATCTTGCTGCAATCTGTTTAGTAGCTCTCTCTCCATCATTACATAGCGGAGTGTCAGTAGACTTATGGAACAGAAGGTCGTTTCTCATTACAAGTACGCCAGTTTCTAAGCCTTTCTTTATAACAACCTGAGCTTGTAGATGAGCGTCAGTTATTATGCTTAGGAATAGCTTAGGATTACCTTGTAGATACTCATTAACCTTTGTTTGCAGTGTAACAATATTAACACCGTTTGTAGAATAAGGTCTACCAGACATCTGTTCGATGATAAGAGCAAGCTTATCTTTATCTTGGTTAATCTTGCCAAACTCCATATAACATTGCATTGTAGTTGACATATTGCTTTCTGCAAATGCAAGATTAGACTGCTCTGAAATTATAACAAATTGGTAAGACTCCTTCGGCCTGTCTTGCAGTTCTTGCTGAGACTTACAAATAAACTCTGTATTTGCCAATAGAATCTTATATTTGATATAATCCTCTGGATTAGCAAGATTCAAATAATTATCACCTTTTTCAAGAGTTACAGTATTGATGCCATTAGGGTTACTATCGTCCCAGAAGTTGTCAGTCTTCTTATAAATCGACATAGCATTAGGTTCAAGACCCATAGCATCTTCAAGATATTCTTTCTCTTCGTTTGTGAGAACATTAACAAAAAGACCATCGCTCCTCTTTGGTACTACAAATGTACGTTTTGCACCTTCTATCATACCGCCATAGATTAGATGTCTTTTGTCTGTGATTCCGTTCTTGTATGAAGGAACGAACCTTACTATAATTCTTTCATTTCTAAGAGGGTTAACCAAATCAATAGTGTTCTTTACTATCGGTTCTGTTCTCTTGCCAAAGTTTGGGTTACCTCTTTTTGTTTTAGGAATTTCTACTTTTACTTCCTTTTCTGCTTGTTCTAAATCAATGTCAAAATTCTCCATTTTTAATTCTCCTATTTTTAAAAAGTTGTCAGAAGGATTGTTTTAATCCTCCTGACAACGTAAAGTTAATAATTAGTATTCAAGTATAGCAGGAACTATTGAATAGGTTCTTGTCGGGTCTAATACGCAGATTCCGAGAGTTGCCTTCTTGTGGATAACTGCCGAATCTTCGTCGTAAGATGCGTGGGTAATGTCGGTTTCGCCAGTGAATGGGTTAGCGAATGGACCACATTGATAACCACGGAACTCAGGACGATTCTTTACAGCACACTTGAAGATGTTTTGTTGCTCAGGTGTACCAATATCAAAGATGTCGTATCTATAAGAGAATGCTGGCCCACCATTGGGGTGCATTATCTTATTTCTTACGGTATCATCGTAAGTTGGGTCTACATTAATCTTGATTCTTACACCATTAGGAGCAAGATACTCTACAAACTGGAAGCCTGCGCTTAGAGCATTTGAATGTAGTGGCGATGTGGTGTTCTGAATACCAAATGCCTTACCGTCAACTGTGAATGCCTGCCAGCCAGATACTGTGTTAAGGATTGCCTTGTGGAACTGAGTAGCACCTCTTTCACCAGTTTGAAGGATAAATGTTCTCTCGCCAAAGCCAAGCTTAGCAGCAGATAGTTCATAAAGGATTTCCTCGATAAGTCTTAGCGAGAATGTATTGTAGTACCTTATATTTGCAGATGACATCTGTGCGTACAGACCATCACCAGTCTTAATAGGTCTACCAGACTTACCGATGTTAAGCCTTTGCTCGTGAGGAGTCTTGTTTGACTTACCAAATGCAAGAGCGTTGTTCTTATATTCTGCAAACTTCTGCTCTATCTCCCAGTCAACCCTTTGCATCCAAGCAGAGATTACTTTCTTGTTGCCGTTGTCGTCTACGATAGGAATTGGAACAGCAAGCTTGTCGTCGATAAGCGCACCACCAACCTTGTGCTGGATTCTGATTGTAGAGAACTCATTCTTCATAGCAGTATGCGTAGCATGGTTGATGTCGCCAACCTTTCTTGATAGGTCGTCCTCTACGAAAGCTGCTTCGTAGCTGAATTTCTCACCAGGAAGAAGTCTGTTAGCTGGAACACCAGCTGTGTTGCCGCCTGCAAGTTCTACTCTATACTTAACATAGGTACCTTCCTTAATTGGGTCGCCAAGAATTCTGAACTGATAAAGTTCGTTCATATTACCTACGATGTATTCACCGTCGTAGAAATACTCTTCCTCAAAGTATAGGTAGAATGGAGCTGTACCAACACCTACATTACCAGAAGTCTTGTCTACTTCTTGACCGTTCTCATCCACTGCAAACGCAAGAGGAATGTTACGCCTTGAAGAACCTATAATTTCCCAATAGAACTCATCGTCCCTGTCAAATGTCTTTGTAGGGAACTGTGATAAGAAAGATTCAAGAGTCTTCGCTCTATTGGCAGCAAAGACACGAATCATCATCTCCGAAGCCTTTTGTGGCATCTTCATAGCGAGCATCGCCATAGCTGGATGGTCTTTAACGTCCATGCCGCCCCACGTAGTAAGCTTCCATAGTTGTTGATTATTAGCCATATTAATTAAATTAAATTGTTATTATTCTGTTAAATCTATTTTCCAACCTCCCTTGAAGTCGCTGTTTGTATTATCGCCAAACAGCTTCATACTTCCTTCTGTATTTACACTTCCTTTGAGTACATCTTCCAGTTGTGAAAATCCGTTTTTAACAGCTTTTTGAGCCACTGGATTAAACAATTTCCCAAAGTTAGTAAATCCATCAGTCAGTGCATAAAAGGCTCCAAAATACCTCAAAAAGTCCATATGATTTTCCATTTCGTACTTCTGCAAGTCTGTTGCATACGCACCATTTGGAAGCTTATGCTTAGGTTTTAAGACTGTATCAATAATCTTTTCTTTCATCTTGTCATCAAGTGCAAGTGAACCAAAAGCCTTATCCTTACTTTTTACAGTCTTTTTGAACTCTTCGTCCTCCTCCGCTCTCTTCTTCTTGAAGTCTTCTAATTCAGCCTTCTTCTTGTTTACTTCATTGTCATAAGCATTTTTATATATCTCTTTAAGTTCGTTAAGGGCATCCAGTGCGTCTTCGATGTCTGTTCCAGCTGTCATAGATTTCTCTACTTCTTTCTTGGCTTTTTCATCAGGAAAGCCTATCATACTTCTAAATTGGTATATCAAAGCTTTTCTTAGATTTTCGCCATCCTTAGACTCGTCCTTGACATTCTCTTCTTTAAGACTAAAAAGATTATGGAGTGTATTCTCGTACTCCTGAATCTTCTCAGGTTGAACACCATAATTCAAAGCGTCACTTATTCTCTTTTGCTGTGCCGTAAGCCTTGAATCAACTTGTGTTTCAAACATCTTCTTAAAAGAAACCGCATCAGTTATACCTTCTATATCAAGGTCTGGAAATACCCCTTCGTCCTTCAATGCCTTGGCAATGGAAGAGAATACGTTAGGAGAAACCTCGGCATTACGCTCTGGGGTATTTTCCTTACCTCTCTCACCACCTCCGCTCTCCTGACTTTGGTTTGTCCCATTGTCATCAGTGGTTTTATTTTCTTCTTTTTCCTCTTTCTTTTCTTCTTCTTGTGTCGGTTTTATGTCTTCTGCATTATTAGCGACACTTTTATTAAAAATAGCAGCAATTTCATCTGCTGTAAATACTTCTGTTTCTTCTCCCATTTTTAATTCTCCTATATTTATATTGTTTTTTTAATCTCCAAATATATTTCGTGCTATTACTTTATTATCATCTTTAGTAAGACTGGATGAACTATCATAAATAAATTCACCGCTTACAGATGCTGCTGATGACACATCAAAATAAGAGCAAGAATGGCTACCTATAGCACCAGTACCTAAATTACTTAATATTTTAAGATTTGGTGAACCTATAGGAGACCCAAAGTTTATAGTTATTTTTCCTCCGCTTACTAAGGCAGAATTATCTCCTGTACCACTATTTGTAACCCAAGTGCAGAAATAAAAGTATATTGTACAACTCGTACTGGAACTTGTACTCCATACTTTTATAAAGTTATTACTTCTTCCAGAGGATTGTTTAACTGAACCATTAAATTGGCATTTATCAAACGTGTACTTATTATGCACGCCAGAATCACCATAGAATGTTATAAGATAATCACTTTTATTCGGTTCTTCCCCAACAACCTCAAACCTGGTGTTGTTGAATTTACAGCTTCTTCCTCTAAATTTAAGTGGGTCTGTATATTTTAAGCTATAGTCATTACCATTTACAGTAATAGTAGACAAATTATAATCAAGGCAATTGGTAAGAGTTATATCTGAAGCAAAATGCACTCTCACTTGAACAGGAGTTATAACCCCATCTATTGCGTAACCAGTTGTTACGTAAGACTTATTGCTATCTGTTATAGCAGTAATTTCATTTGTTCTATTTATAGGATAACCCCTTGATATTGCTACTGCCTTAAAGAAGTCAAGCTCGGTCTTTGCGGTAATATCATAGAACTCAATATCTATACCTTCATATTCAGGCTTCTCAGGAAGCGTAACTCTTATTGGGATATTATTTATACTTGCTACATTAGACGTCTGCCCATAAGCTAATGTTGTATTATTATCTACAACCTGTATATTTGCTATTTTATTGGTTACTACAGAAGTGCTGTTTACTCTTACATCAGTTACTGGGGTATCTCCAGAATCACCAGCATCACCTTTGTCTCCCTTATCACCTTTCTCTCCTTTAAGGGAAGCAAGCCACTCAGATTCTGTCCCTACAAAGCCATTATCTACAGCTATTTGGTAAGCAGACTTACCATTTTGTCCATCTTGACCATCTTGCCCATTGGCACCATCAGAGCCATTAATACCATCAGCACCATCTTGTCCTTTTAAAGATACAAGCCATTGCTGTTCAGTACCAACAAAACCATTATCTAAAGCTATTTGATATGCCGATTTGCCATCCTGACCATCAGTTCCAGTATCACCAGTATCTCCTTTATCACCTTTGTCTCCCTTGTCGCCTTTATCTCCTTTTTCACCAGATACTGTATCAACCGCTATTTTAAATGTTACAGATTTTGGAGTAAATTCATCATTGTCTTCTCTTGTTATATGCACATTTTCTGAATCTGCAATAACATTATATTCTTTGCCTTCCTCGATATTAAATATCTGAGTATTGCCGTTGGTACTTGTTATTGTCATAATATTTGTATCTCCATCTTTTTGAACTGATATTGCCTTGACTGTTTCTGGCAAATCAACATCTGTTATTTCACCATCAGTATATACAAACCTCAATGTACGACCAGAATTAACAATAGTAGTTTCTCTAATTGAACGTACATCATTTTGTTTACTAATTGCATTTATAAGCTCTTCAACTGTCTTATTAGTTCCTGGTTGTAACACAGCAGTAGTAGAAGTAATAGGATATACATCTTCTGTTCCACTTCCACCAGCTAAATCGCTTTTGATTAATCTTGTTATTTGTCCCATATTTTTAAAATTTTTGCAAATTTAATATGGTTTGACATAAAAGATTTTCGATATAAAGAAACTGTTAATATAAATATAAATAAAAGAATATTAAAATAAGATGTTTTTAAAGACCTTGTACATTTTCTGAACGATATAACCAATCAAATATGCAGCATCTTCACTGCTTTTTCATTTTATTACTTGTTTAACTGATTAAAAACTTGATAATTCTTGCTAATTCTGCAAGAACTTGCAAGAATTATCAAGCGCAAATATAGATACTAATAAGTAATACTTAAAGTTAATTATTGTTAATGTTTATTAATTATCATCTGATACAGTAAAACTCCCACTACTTGCCACATTTCCATAGAATACGTCATTCACCGTATCATACATACCGCACTCTCCTGCCTGGCGTGCTATTCCATTAGCATCGTATTTTGAGGGGATGGAGCGGAGGAGTTTGACTGGGATGTAACGTTCTACACCATCAACGGTGATTGCAGAGATAGATATTTTAAAACTATTACTACTGTGTATATCAATGCTGTTAGGTGGGAACCCATATTTGGTTACATTTGAGCCGTTACACTTAAATGTAGTTCCATCAGAAATGAATGTGCTTGGATTGTCCAAGTGGTACTTCCCTACAACATCAGTATTTCGTGTCAAGTCCCAACACGTCAATGCTGATGAAGTATTATCCTCATTACTTTTATAATGATAGGTATATCTACTTGACGCTTGTAATATAACTACATTGTTATTGTTAGATAAGTTTTCTATAGTACATTCAAACACCTCAGAGTTAAGAGGGAGGATACATTTTCCATCCTCAACAATTAGTTTATCGTGCACCTCATAATCCACTCCTTCCGCTAAATTCACTGCCTTGAACGTTCCACTTGATGCAACATTGCCGTAGAACTTATCACTAACCAAATCCCACATACCTGATGTACCTTTTGTACGGGCTATGTTATTAGCGTCCATAGATGCAGGCAAGTCCATAGTGAGGGTGCAGGGGATATAACGTTCAATGCCATCAACGGTGATTGAGGAAGTATCAAAGATTGCACCATCACTGATACTCACAACTTTCCACTTGATACTTCCAATAGGAAAATCGTATTGTTGGACTTGTTCTTCGTTAAATGTTAAAGAAGATGCTGAAGAATTAATAGCAACAATTCCATTTACTGATGCTAATGAAGAGTTAGATTTATATATGACTGTATTATTTTCAAAATCATAAATATTTATTATATTATAATTACACGAATACGAAAAAGCAGCACTCCCAGTCCATAGATATGAATTATTGTCGTATTTAATAAACTTTCTCGTAAAGTTAAAGACTGAGGAATTAATTGGCAAACTTATAAATTCGGCATTAGCCGACCCATTGCTATCAAAATGCAGCCACTCCTTCCTCTCATAGTAGTTCTCCACAGTAAATGTACCTACGCTATTCACATTACCGTAGAACTTCCCACTAATCAAGTCTATCATTCCACATTCTCCCACTTGTCTCCTGATGCCATTAGCGTCAAGCCATTTAGGTACAGGTTTGAGGAGTTGACAAGGAATCATATTGACTTTATCAACATTGAATGTAGAGTCAGTGATACGGAAGTAGGCGATGTCGCCGTGGAAATATCTTTTTTTATTAACATTGTAACTAAAAATCCATAGACTTTTACTGAAAACCATTGTAGTTCCGTCTAAATTGGTAGGGTAACTAAATTGTACTCCATTTACACGAAAATAAAAATTTTCTCCTTCAATATGTAAATCGGTTATATCGGCATCAGTAATATGCTCCCCAGTTTCGTAAAAACCATCAGTAATTAAACAAAACTGTACAGCCAAGCGATTGAAGCTATTAATATATGCTCGACATCTATATATGGTATCATCCGAAACTTTCTCATATAAGCCAAAAATCTCTTGCTCTTCATCGTCAGGATTTTTCGTTACTCCATCATACCTATAATGGCAACTAATGCTGTCGCTATGTAGGGGGATGTAGTCCGTATCAATATACGCCCCGTTCCTGCCGCACAGCCAATGGAATTTCTCATAATCCTCACCTTCAATCAGTGCATCTTTCCTTCTATACACCAACTTCACTGAGTTATTAGTATCAGCGTACCATATCTCTTTAACTCCTATTGTAGAGTTATTTGAATCTGCAAGTGCTACGTATGTAATATTCTTATTATTTAACTTTATCATAGTTAACTCTTAAATTTAAAAGCCACTGAGAATAACTAAATCCACAGTGGCTTAATGTTTCTCGCCACAAAGGTAATAATTTTGAAAGCAAATCACAACAATTAATTACTCAGTGGGTTCTTCTGCAGGAGTAATCTCCTTTACTACTGGACGGTCATAAGTGAAGTTAATCTTCACAATCTCTTCTACGGGAATCAAATCTTCAACTTGGTGATAAGTCTCAGTGATTTGTGTGTCAGTAGTTACGATTGAAGGATTAGTGTCCTTTGGAGAAGGCATTGTAAGAACTCCATCAGTTACAGAGGGAATCCTACTTCCCCAATAGCCGTTTTTGAGGTCATAGGCAATCTTTTCACCGTTCCTCAATACAATCGTCATCTTAGGATTGATGCCCTTGTAAGTTGTCTTAATTTTGTCCAATTCACTGCCATTGACAATGATGGACGTTACTTGATTTTCTGTCATAGTTAGTTATATTTAAGAGTTATTATCAAATACGAAATAAAGTTTACCTTGTTCATAGGTACTTAATGCTTCAAAGTCAGTTTCAGAGATATTGATACCTGAAACTTTCTCTTGGAGTTCCTTACCCCATCTATCAATAGCAATAAGCATATAGTTACCATTGTAGATGAATAAACATTTATCCCCTGCCTTGATTACACCTGCTGCAATACGTGAACCTTGGAAGTGGATTTCTTTTGCACCTTGGCTATTGATATTTAACGTAGCTTGAGCAGGAACGTCATACTGGAAGTAAACAACTACTAAACCTCCATTTACTAAGTTGTAATTGCTTAATGATACAGTCTTTGCAGCAGTTGTAGCGGCAGTGGTACAAGATGCATAGCCAAATCCAAGGATTTGTGGATTGTACATACTGTCAATGTCAACTCCGTGGCTTACCCAAACCCAATGAGTTCCATTAAAGATATAATAAACATATTTATTGGCTGCACCATAACAATTACCAGATATTGGACGGTTATTTTCTCCAGTATTATACCATACGGGATATGCAGAAGTGTTGTTCACCTTTATCTTTCCAGGTTCATCATTTATATGATTGGAATCGTCATTTGCAAACTTCACTGCAATACAACTCCCCACAATCGGAGTTTCAACACCATTGACTAATTGAGTAGGGAAGTTAGGGATGTCCACTTGCTTGATGGCTACGTTACCTGCTGTGGAGCAAGTGCCTAAGTAAAATCTTGGGGCAATATCAATAGCCTTCTTAATGTTACCACTGTTTACAAGATTGCTACTATTTGCCGTTGGTTCACTATCATATTCCAATACAGGACAAGGGTATATTTTTGCGTGTGTGTAAATACAAGACAATGGCTTAATGTAAGCAATGTCTGTATATAGAATATCAGGAGTACCTTCTACAATAGTGTCAGTACCTCCTGTAAAATAGTGAGTATTTGTTGAATCATAAGAGAATTTCAACGAATTAAACTCACTAAGTGTCTCTATGTGATGTGCCTTTGGTAAAGCCATTTCCTTTATGTTTTAATTATTAATGTTCTACCCAACCCAAATCAGCAATGTTAGCCTTTGCATTAAGTTGAGTTTGAATACTTGATGTAACTCCAGATACGTATCCTAACTCTGTTGATGTAACATTTGATACTGCAACCTTACCATTAGCATCTGAAATAAGTGCTTTGGATGCTGTAAGGTCATTTGTTGTGATAGTTGTTGCTGCACCTGTTATAGTTGCTTGCTTTGTTGCAATGGCAGCAGCATTATCTGCAATACCTTTTGCAAGTTTACCTACTGCAATGTCAACTTTATCACCAGCAGCGGGTTCAGTATATACTTGTGCCTTGGCATAATTGCTTGAAAGCAATACATTATCACCGTTGTACACGATAAACAGTTCTGCAATAGACATCCTGATAACAGTGTGTGTAGGTTCGCCTTGTACAGTGTTAAATGTAAACTTCAAATACGGAAGTGTCGGATAGTTACTATTAGATGTAGAACCTGTAGCCTCTGTAGCACTGGTAAGTTCAGTAATTGTAGAACTGCCACCATCTTCATATGAAGTACCATAGTAAGATATTGTTGTATCATTATCATAGCCTCCCCAATCAGTTACATTGAATTGGTAAGTAGCAGGAATAGACAACCACTTATTAAATTCAGTTCCTTCGGTTTGGTAAGAATTGTAAGCATCTGGTTTATTATGACCAATGGTAATAGAAGTCCACTCAGATAAACTACCAGTTGATTGGAACTTCACTATGAATGTTCCTTGATTAGAGAAACTATAGTTATTTTTAGAATCATCAAAGTTGGCATTTTTAATTATATATGCTTTATTTGAATCAAGTGTTGGAATTACTTTAAACGTAAAATCTGTATCACCTGCCCCAGTATAAACAATTGAATCAAAATCAGTAGCATCAAGTTCTACAATAGGATAGTTAGTGCCGTTTACTGAAAGTACAGCACTTGAACCTTCAGGCGTTGTAATAAGTTCAACACTTTCCAACATACCGTCCTTAATGAACGGAGAAGCATCAAGTTCTGAAATTATAGTACTGCCATTTTTCAGTTGGAGTTTCTGTGTTGCACTGTTGTAGTATTGAGACAGATTATTTAATGTCCAAAAATGTCCGTGAGTAAACAATTCCATAGTGTCCTCAATAAACACTACCGAGTTGTTAAATACTGTTGTTGCTCCCCTTGCAGTGTCAAATGCTGCCCTTGTAGGGAAATATTCAAATTTAGGTACTGCCATTTTAATTTCTTTTATATTGTTAATAATATTGTTAATGTTCTATCCAACCAATTTCAGAATCTGTTACATAATGTGAAGTATCTTCTTCTGGTGGAACACATTGTTGCCATTCTTCTGTATCAATATCAATAGTTTCTTGAGATACTCCTTGTACATATTCACTACTCAAATAAAGGAAATCACACACTTGTTTGTAATGTTCTCCATTATAATCAAGTGCTAACAATAGATATTGATTATTAGCCACATCATTGTAACAATATATTTTCCTACCATCAGTGCTTTTGAATATAACTATATCTGACTCTTGGAAAAACTCTTGAACAATTGGAGTGGATATTTTCGCATAAAGTTCTGGACCAGACCTGTCAGTATATATAATTCTACGTGGGTATTTAATGCCTTGATATGTAGAATAATATACAGTTTCTACTTTAAGAAAATGGTATGTGTTCTCACTTCCGCCTATCCAATATAAACCGATTGCATTTTCTTTTATTTCATAATTATTTCCATCCTGATATACATTTATACAGCCACCCCCACTTGTATAACTCCAAGTTGATGCTTTAAGTATATTTCCAGAAACTTCATCTGTTTCGTTTGTTTTATAATATATACCCCTCGTAATGCCACATACCGATAGACCAGTATCGGAATCCACCCACTGACCATTAACATTAATATAATCAGTACCAGATGGTATTACAATCTGTGTTCCTACTTTTTTATAATTGAAGCCATTAGTGTACTTAGAGTTTGTTTCTCCTATATACTGTACTATCTTGCCCTCAGATGCTTGAAAGTTATCCAAGTCATCTACTTGTTCAAGATATTTACCTGTATATACAGTACCATCATTCCTTAAAAGACCCTCAATATCACTTTTACGTACAAGGTCAGTAGGCTTGTTTAATATTTGTGATTTACCTGATTCAGAGTTCCAATCTGCATTTACTTGTGCTTCGGGGATTGTAGGCTTATTTTGTATAAACGCTTTGGAAGATTCATTACTCTCATTCCAATCAGCCTGTACCTGAGCATCAGGTATCTCAGGCTTATTCAAGATATAAGCCTTAGAAGTTTCATCTGTTTCATTCCAATTTGATTGCACCTGTTGGATTGGATTATGTTCAATATAATCTTCTACTGCTTCTATTACATTATCAGATATATTTTGTATATTATTTTCGTAATCACTCTTTAAAAGGAAAGGGTAGGATTTTAAATTACGGCGGTCAATAATGGCTGCACTATCTTCCAGTAGAAGAACAGGTTCTGGGTTTGGATATAACTCTTCTATACAAAGGATGTGTATATACTCTCTAAAGCCATTAAACTTGCTGTTTTGGATAAATACATATTGTGCATTACACAAATCTTTTGCTTGAACAACAGCTACACCTGAGAACTTAGTAACACCTGAAACTTCGTATTTAATAGCCCACAAGCGTAGTGGATGATGACATTCACATTTATCATTATCACAGCAATGAACTGGTGTAGATGGGTTGTGAACATAATCAGCATTTTGAGGAATCTCATTAGGCTTGTAATTACTATCTATATATGTATTTTCATTAGGCATTTTCTTTATCGTCTATTGTTTTTATAATAACATCGTCAGAATTAGTTATTCTCTTAGGGCAGTTTGCTCTCATACAATTATATCTTAGCATAAGTTCTACCTGCGCTTTGAGAATAGTAAGCTCGCTTTTAAGTTGTAAATTTTCATCCAATACTTCTTTTAGTTTTGCTTGATTTTCTTTTATTCTGTCTTTGTTATCATCCGAAATTTGTTTGTAAATATCAAGAGCTTCTTTTAATCCTGATATAACAGAATTATCTACCTCTGCATTATATTTACGTCTGGCTAAAAACCAAGCTAATACAGAAGAACACGCTGCTACAATTCCATTTAATATTATATCATTCATAATTACTCTTTACTTGTTTTACTTGATTTCTTTTTAAGAGTTTCTAACTCTTTTTTAGTTGTATTTAACTCGTCTATTAATTTGTTTATTTTAGATGTTAATGTAGTACCGTCAGACATAAATACACTGTCTGAAATAGTTGTTGGTGCTACTGGTACATCTGCTTTTATTCTTGCATTGGCAATATTTTTGCCATAAAGTTGTATTGCTATCATAATAGTTTAATTATTTAGAATTATTATTACGTTTTTGCATCCTTTGGACGTTTATTTGTTTTTCTTTAAGCATTTTATCTTGACTTAACTTTTTCTCGTTAAATCGAAGATTTTGTTCGTTATTTATTCTTGTGTCTTTTAATTTATCATCAGTTTGTTTTGCTTTTATATCAAATTGTCTTTTTTGTTCTTCGAGTTGAGCTATTCTTACAGCTAAATCACCGCCACCATCATCTGCACCTTCTATTTGCATAGCAGTAGTCTGAACTTTATTGTTGGCTTGAATATTTGCAACTTCAATCTTTGTTTCATTATCCCTCTGGTTCATTAATTCTTGTAGCTGCAATTGTTGCTGTTGTAATTGCATTTGCATCTGAACAGCCTCTTGCTGTTGCTGTAATTGTTCTTGCTGTGATTGTTGTGCTTGCTGAATCTTCTCTTGTTCATCCTTTTCAACCATACGTTGTTTCTCTGCAAGAGATGCAGTACCATATAGTTTCATTATAGTAGAAAATGATAATACTTGGTTTTGTAATGCAGCCTGAGCAAGCATTTCCATATTTTGTTTTAGTGTCTGAGAAGCGTCGGAATTATCAACAACAAGACCGTAATCACATTCAGCAAATTCATCTCCATCAATATCTATCAACTTATTGGCAAAATCATCTGATATATATTGGAATTTCTTTGATTTGCCCTTCATTGCAATCTTTGCTGTTTCAAGAAAAGCTTCAAGAACTCTCTTGATTGTATCTTCGTGCTTTAAAAACAACCATTCAGTAATATAAGAAGATTGTAACGTTGCTCTTTCTACGCCACCAACAGTTTCTCTGTTACTTACTTGACCTTCTCTTTGCCTTGAAATACCAACTATTTCAGACATTACATTACGTACATATTCAAGTATTTCAGTATAAGCTCTTATAACTTCCATCTGAGAAGCCTGTATGCCACCAACAGAGTTGTTATTCAAAGCTCCTGCGAGTTTGCCAGTAGCAGAACCTATATTACCTTCATTAAATGAATCTTGAATTAATATACCAAGAGTTTTAGCATAATGCATATATTTTTCAAAAGACCATCCTCTTGGCATTTTAGCAAGGTCAACATTTACCAGAAAACCATAATCCCTTGCGATAAATCTTTCCATCTTCGCATGAATAACATCATACAAATATGCGTATGGCTTCATCATATCTACGAGAGAGAATGGTTTGTTTTCGTTAAGTGAGTAAATTGTACCAACTATACCAAAACTACATTTTGATGGATTAGATATGGAATTATATTGAACTGGGCAAGGTCTAATGTTAACATATATATCTTTACCTATCTTTGTACCTTCCCAAGCTTGGTTAATCCAATATATTTTCTCCGTTTCACCTTTTGCTTTATCAATGATATAGTCTTCATCATAGAACTTTTGTATCTCCTCGCCAGTTTGTGGGTCGTAAGAAGTAACCTTCTTTATCTTTCTTCTTGACTTCCAGTACATCCTTAATACCCTTATATTGCCTTCACCGTCAAATGGAGATAACTGTGATATTGCTGCATCACCGTAAGCTGCTGCTGGATTGAAATATATGTCATCTTCTGGGTTAACAATAACATCTGTAATCATTGGTCTTCTGACGAATCCTTGTCTTTCATCAATACTATTCATATTATCTGGACTTGCAGGTTCGCCAGTAGCACCCATTTGTTCAAGCTTTTTAACATCGCTTGGTGTTAAAGCATCGTAGAAAGTATCATATATAGCACCAAGTCCCCAATAGTCTTCTATGATTATAACATCAGCATCTTCTATTTTATTTGAATAACCACAACCAAATGCTGATACCTTAAGGTTATTAAGTCTTTTTACTCTTGGTTCCCCACCAACTATCTCACATTGATACAATTCCTCACCAACTGTCATAGCATCCATAAGACCATCATTGAACATAACATTAAAGTTTTGCTCCTTTGAATAGTGATGAAGAAGCGTATTACCTCTCATCTCTCTTATGTCCTGATATTGGTAAGTATAGTAATCTGTTATTCTTTTTAACTTTTCTTCAAAAGCTTGTTGAGCCTGTCCTTGTTGATAAGCAGACTGCTGTGGTTGCTGACCTTGTTCTTGCGCTTGCTGTTGCTCCATCTGCTGTTGCTGCTGCTCCATTTGCGCTTGTTGATACAATTCAGCATTCTGCTCTTTTATTAATTCTAAAACGGCATTATATACTTCATCCTTTTTCTTTGTTTCAATTTCAGATATAGATGTAGGGTTAGTAATAATAACCCTGTAATCAAACACTCTTTTGCTTGCTTCACCTCTTAGTACATTTAATTTTGAATTAATTATAGGATAATGTTGTATCTTATTCGGAATGAAGCTTCCTTTGATTCCATCAGGATTTATAGTATTTGCTATATCTTTCATATGTATAATGCCATTCACCAAGTCGTAATTGATTTTCTTATGGATTGCAGTGTTCCTGATTAATCCATAATTCCAATATGACTTGGTGTCCGCCCAATCAAGATGCTTTTGTCGCCACTCCTTACCTTTACTTCTGAAAGATAATTGTTGTGGCGGGAATGAACTATTTGCAAACATATTATTATAATTTTTATGCAAAAATAAAAACAAGAGTTGTAGTGTTGCAACTCTTGTAATTATTAAACTATGTTATCTAATAACTTTCAACTTCATTATCGTAAGGATTATTGTAATTTTCACTGAAAAAAGGGTCATTGCCTATATAGTCGTCAGGTATATAATTCTTACCAATATCAAGTTGTCCTTGATATAAAACGACCTTCTCCTCCCTGTAAAGCATAACAAGACCTAATGCTCTAATCCTATCATAGTTGCCTTGCAATGGAGTATATTGTATGCACTCTCTTAACAAAGCTCTATTCTTTATATTGAATAGATTAGGAACTTGAACTTCTATTTCTTGTCCATTGCTATCTCTTGACATCTTAACAATTGGTTTTAGCATCCATTGTTGAATCAATTTATTAGCATAATTGTTTATCGGTAATGTAGCCCTGACACCTTTGGACGTATTACCGTAGCCAACTGATTTGATTAGTTGTTTGTCAACGAGATATTCAGGAGTGTCAGCAAGTAAATGCAGACAGTTCTTCTGTGAGAAATAAGCAAAGCAACCCTTAATGTTTTGTTCATATAGACATTTGGCATTATAGAAAAGACATAACCTTCTTAATACTTCAAAGTTGTCGTCAGCCATTTTCTTCCTGCCAGTATATTCAGCTACTATTCTATCAGTCCATAAATCAAGTACAAATGTTGAAGAAAGAGAACCTTGTTTATCTTCATCATTATCAACTGGGTCGTGTCCAATAATATATCTGTCTGGTGGAATTTTTCCGTTAACTCCAGTAGCTGGCATCTCGAATATTTCTAATGCACCTTCAACAATATTATTGTCATTAACTTTAAATTCCCTTATCGGAGTATCAGTTGTAGGTTTAAATTCAACTTCTCCATTTGGTTTTACAACAAGTTCTCCTACGTATGTATCATTGTAAAACGATGGATTATTATCTATTTCAAGTAACCTTTCCTGCAATTCTGTTATAGGAAATAGATTGTTAGCTGTTTGTAATACAGCTTCTTTTGGTGTTATAGGTAATTCTGCCATACGTTTTGTAATCATTCGTATGTCAGTAGAGTTATATTTAACTATGTACCTATCTTTAAGTATCTCAAGAAGAGCTTTTATTACGTCGCTATTTCCATTCTCGTCATAACATTCAGCCATATTAAGATATGAAGGAAAGAAATATGTAAAATCCTTTCTGCCTTGACCTTCCAAATCGTACACATTAGGAAGTTCTTGCATATTGTAGCCTTTTGGATTATACATTATTTCTTGCATAGACGAAAAGTCAGATTCATTATCACCAGCGGTACCATACATATATACTTGACCAAACACATTAGTACCATCTTCCACTGATGGCCTAAGCACTGCATATAGTTGTAATAGCCTTGGAAATGAACCAGCCTCCTCAATTACATACAATTGACCACGAGAACCACGAAGTTTGGATTCATCATCTTTAGAAGTAATGCCTGTAACAGAATTAAGGGTCCCTTTCTTTGTATTGTTTTCAGCATCAATATATCCCATTGTCCATTGCATATCGTGCAATGAATTTACAAGACGCTTAGCAGGAAATTGCGTGTTATTTGCAAGAAAGTCTATATAATAAACAAACATATCAAGGACCTGATTGGCACCTTGAATATATTTTCTTTCCGATGCAGTAACAACACATTGAACTTTTTTATTTACTTCCTTACTTTCGCCAAGTATAAACCTCTTTGCAATACGTGCTGCCGAGGTATAACTCTTGCCCTTACCTCTGGCTGCCAACATACAGGCATGATGACCATTCTCTCTTGCTTGTTCAAGATAATGAAATAAATAATAGTGTCCATCCCATATATTTGGAAAGTCTATAACTCTTTGAGAGCTTTTACTCTTCTTACCTTTTGATTTCTTTGATACTTGTATAGGGCAATAGTTTAAAAAGAAATAATAATCACCTGTTATCCATTCTCCATCAGATTTTCTCATATAACCTTCATAGCATCTTCTGATTTCTTCTCTTATCCATTTGCCATATTCAGAATTAGGATTACTATTGGGAGCAAGATTTGTATAACATCCATATTTCTTATAATGTAATGCTGCTGGCCTGAAATAATCCATGTCTTCAAGTATATGAGGCTTCGTAACATCAACAATAATTCTTCCTTTGTCATCTGTTGGAAGTTCACAAGCTCTTGGTCTATCTTTTGCTATTAGAGATTTTACAAATGGTATTCCGTTGATTATTTGTAAGAACTGTTCTTGTATTTCTTGTGGATACTTTTCAAGAATCTCGTCTGTTATTTTACTTTGGTATTTATTAAAATCAAAGTCCATGACATTTATTTATATTTGTATTTAATTCTTGCTTTAATAAATTCTGACTTCTTGTAAGGTCCTCAATAGTTTTATTTCTTTCAAGGTGCATCTTTTCTATTATTGACAATAGATTGTTTTCAAATGCTATTATATCTTTAGGTTTCAATAGAACCATCAAATCTTCCTTTGACATTGGCTCGTTATTGTAATACCATACTATTGAATCGTTTTCTTTTTTAAGAGTGATGATATTATAGTCTATATGACTTTCATTTCTTTTCAAGGGAATTTCCAATTCGTCTATATGAGTATTACGTAATAGTGCTTCTTCAAGGTAATATGTAAGACCTAATATTTTTCCACTAAATTTAGTTATGCCCCAAAAATATTCTGTTAGAGAATCAATATGATTGTCTTTCTTTTCAAGAAACCATAATACTTGTTCCCATACGTTCTCATTTTTTATAACTTGTGCCATTACTTATTCATTAAATTGTTAATTTTTTCTGCTATTATCTTAATATCTCCGTGAGGTTTGCCAGTAGTGCCTTTCAGCCTTAAATCAATAATATGATTCCATTCATCAGTGGTTGCTGTATAGATAGCTTTTGTATGAGTATCTAATGGAAGTATACCACGGACTTCATCAGTACTAAGCCCCATCCCAAACTCATTATCAGAACAATTCTTTAAATCGTTTGGCATATCTCTAAGTGATGTCATGTAAAATCTTTCTACTATTTCCATGATACCTTCCCACCATTTTTTATAAGCATAACTTTTCGTATCATACCAATAAGGTTTGTTGAAAGCGACTGCATTTCCAAACTTATCCTTAGAGAAGTTGCAATAACGAGTTGATTGTTCACAGATATAGAAGTTATCGTGATGTCTATTCATTTCACGAGTACAACCAATGGAAGTATCTACAATAAATGATTTGAAAATACTATTTGTGCTGCTTATCTCTCTTAAATAGTCTAACATTAAATCAATTAGTTCTGTAATAGAATTAATTATCTTTTGTTCTTCTTTAATTTGAATGATACTTTCTACAAGTACCCTACCGTTAATATATACTGATGATTCAGTTTCTACTCTATATTTTGAGTTACCACATCGTGCTATTACAATTTCTTGTATTCTATTTGAATCACCTTTTCCAGTATATATTTTATATAGTTTTTCAAAATCAAAACTTATTATTGCGTGTTCAAATGGACTAAAATGCTTTGACTTAATAAGACTTTCAACAAGTTTCTTATCATCAGTTGTTTTGTCGCTTGCATAACAGATTCTTGCAGCACGTGCTACTGCTTTATAGAAGTTATCTACTCCTTCAAAGTCTGTTATTTCCTGTACATTTGGTTCAATTATCTTCATAATATTTATTTTTTTAATTAATTACCATCCTATTCTAAGCTCTAATGAAACTTCGTTATCTCCATGTGAATTTTCTATAATAGAAATCATTGGAAACTTTTTATCTTCTGCTAAACGATTATAACCTTTAATTAAATGTTTTATTATATCTAAAGCATTAGCATTATCATTTATTTCTCTATGACCTACTACAATCAAATCTTCTGATTTTCTGCCATATCCACTACTGGTAATACCACCATAATAATAGCCTGTATTAGTATTAGTAAATTCAGGAGCATCTATTGTTTGTGATATTTGTATATATTCCTTAAATGATATAATTTTGTTTTGTAAAGCTAATTGTGCTAATGTTAAAAGGTCGTAATCCTTTATTTTAGCATTTAATAATAATTGAAGTTCTTCTTTAGTTTTCATAGTTTAATGGTTTTATATAAATAGTTTTTTACAAAATTCTTCTGTTGTTGGGTTACACCCACACTCTGCAATTTCTTCAATAAGCCATTGCCAATCTTCCAGTTTAACTGCATCAAACGTAGTAGATATATACCATACACAAACTTTATCTCCATACTTATCTGTTTCACAAAACTCCTTACCTTCCACTATGTGAGTTTTACTTTCATCAAACCATTGTAAATCTTCTGAATATTCAGTAGTAATAGGAATTTTTAGATATACTTTTAAATTAGACAATAACTCAAAAAAGTGTTTATTTGATATTTCTTTTTCTTCTGTAGTCATTTCACAAATCTGTTTCAACTATACATTTTTCTATTTTAAAGCCTGAACCTGGTGTAAGGTCGTAGTAAAATACTGGATAGTCATTTTTTGAAGTACGTTCTACTTTGTACGTATAACGACCATCTTTTAAAAGTGGATTACTCATAACTCTAAAAAGACAACTACTACCATATCCAGCAGATATGTATTCACCTTCATAGAAATATGGACTGTCAAATGTTAAATAGAATTCATTATCATCTTTTGTTAGTTTTGATTTTTCTGTAATTTCATTACCATATTTATCTGTTGCTTTTATTAAACCATATTCTACAAAATCATCAGCCTGTGGTTTTCTTACGAACATACCAACATTTACTATCTTTCCAGTGATGGTAGAAATATCAAACAAGATTCTCGGAAATGATGAATTGTTATTTACAAAATTAGCGTAATTTTCCAGTTGATTAATCAAACATTTAGTTATAGGATTATTGCACCATTTTGTAAATTCATCTTTTGATTTAGAATTATTGAATTCAATTTTATCATTAGACCTATATACATTGACATCTATTTTCGATGTACTACCTTTACTTGCTGTTATCTCAGCTTCTTTAATCTCTTCCATATTGTTATAAGTTTATTCCATCATCAAACAAAGTTTTTTCTGAGCCACCTCTTGCTTTTGCTGCGCTCTTGATTTCTGAATTAACAGCTTCTTCTGCATCTTTAAGGTCTTTTACCAATGTAGGTATAACCTTGATTGTCTGCGCAAGAGTATTAAGAGGATATACTGGTCTGCCTTTGTCATCAACTTCATTGAAGTTAATCTCTTCAAGAGCTTTCCTTAGTTTGTCAATAGCATTTTTTGTACTATCAAGAAGCATAGCAGATTCAGTTTTAAATGAACTATAAAAGTCTATTGCTGCTTTTGTAATATCATCAGGTTCCCATTTTTCATCAATGCCAAGACTCATCTTAATTTTACTTGACCTTTCTTCTACATCTCTAAATATCTGGAAATCACTTCTTGAATCGGCAAAGAAATATATATATGCAAATACACTTTTCAAAAACTCCTTATCCTTTTTAAAATTATTAGCAAGGTTTTCAAAGGGTTTTAGAAGAAGTGCTTCTGGGTCTATTTTTACCTCATAATTTTCGTATCTAAACAGTTTCATATTAAAGTCGATAATTTATATTACCTAAAAATAAAAACCCCTCTAATTGCCCGAAAAAGAGGGGGAAAATGTAAACAAAATGAAAAAACTAAACTTCATATTCGTTGACTATGTAATCAATTGCATTATCTCGCAAAAATAGATACTGTTCGTTGTTTAATCTTATTGTTGGAACATCATATTCTACGATAGGATTCATTGACTGCATACTTTCTTTTATGGAACCTTCCTCGTATTTTGTCTTGCCATATTGAGTGAGGTTTATTTTTACAATATCACCAACTTTAATATCCTTTACAAAAGAACCTACTGCTATAACTCTTTGCAATGGATGTAGACCGCTATGGTCTTCACCGAGTGTTATAATTTTACCAGATGTTCCTCTGTCTGCTGTTGTTATTACGTAGTTGAATCTTGGTGTGATTGTTTTGATATTTTTAATTTCCATTTTAAATAAGCTTTATGGTTTATGTAATACTTCCCTAAATATCTAAGATAAAAACAATAGTTGCCTCTGTCATAATACATTTCATCTTCTGTCATCGTATCTTTCTCTTTCAGTTTCTTGTATGTTTCGTATGCTTTCTGTTTTATAAGATTAAGATACGCTTCATATATTCTTTTGACATTAGATTTATTTAAGTTATACTTTGTTGCTATTGTTTGGTACGCTTTCATTTTTCAATACGTACAATAATAAAATGTTGCCGTCTTTATTGAAGTTTGGTATGCACACTGGATTTATTTTATTATCTTTATAGAAGTTTTTACTTCTTAGCCCCTTTAAGATAATTTGAAAATAAGTTGGCGTCATACCAAGTTCTTGTCTAATCTTCCTCTTACTTTCAGCCGAGAATGTAACTGAGTTTAATACATCGTCATTAATTATATTAGCTTTGTTCTGATGATAGTATTTCAAAAATAATGCAGCTACTTCTATTTCCTTGTCTGTAAGTTTGTGAAGATTATAAGTTAAGGTAAGCCACTTTACAAATATGTTATCATTGTTACATCTTATTTTAGCCATATTTGTTGGCATAAAAGCTGGCTTACCTTCACTTTGATTACTCATTGGGTTCCTTGGTGTCCTCAGAGGACTTCTGTTGGGGCGTTGTCATTTCACGTACTTTCTTCTGAATTTCATCCTTGACAAACTCCCTGAAATCGCTATCGAACTCCTCAATATTCCTACAATTCATAATGTTTAACATAAGATTAAGGACATCGAAAACGTATCCATAATTTGCCATCTGGAGCTTTGCTCTTAGCTCGTCGTTTTGCATACTTAGTTGCTGTGCAAGTCTTCTTAGGTCATTGACGTTAAGCTCTTGCTTTGGTGCCTCAGTCTGAGGATTCATTTTAATTGTATCTCCTTCCATTTTAACTATAATATTTATTTGGTTTATATTTATTTATATCGAATATTCCTCTTGGATGTAACACTCTTCCTCTTGGATATTTTTCTTTGTAAAGCCTTTCCCAGTCTTCTATATCGGCTTCTATGATTGAAGTGCATCCACATTTTGAACACACGTCGCATTTTGAGTCATCATCTATAATTATGGATAATGACAAACAGTTTTCACAATATGCTATTTTATCATCCAAGTTATCCATATTTATTTTGAGTTACATCTTGTTGTATATATTTCATATGCAGCATCTATGAACTCATTAATTTTTTCATTGTCATAAAAACAATCAATATTTCTATTGAATTGAACTTCTCTTGCCACTCCATAGACACTATCAATTACATTGAATACAGCTTGACCTTTTCGCCAGCTCATAGGAACTTTCTTAACCTGTTCCATAATATTACATTTAAACTCTTCCTTAGTCATTTTCCTTGTTTAATTTCGTTAATATATAATCTACTATCTTTTTCATTTCACCTTTCCTTTGAATAAGGAATACTTCATAATGATTTCTTTTGTCTTTTGATAGACGATAAAGAAACATCTTCCATTTATGTTCAAAGTCTGGTGTTATCTGACCCTTGCATTCTATTATATATGTGGTGTCATTTTCAGTATCACACATAACAAAGTCTGGTGTATAGCTCCAAGCTCTTATCTTCTTATTCGTTGCTCCAAAACCCTTCTTATGACCTTTTGAATCAAATTCAGGTTGAGTAAGAGTTATATTGTCAAGCTCAAACTCTGGTACAAGATTGTATTTGAAAGGCTCGTATTCAAAATGCAATCCCACTGATTCAAGGTATTGATATACCTCAGCTTCATATTCAGACCTGAATTTGATACCATTAAACTCAACTCTTTTTGCATTGTTATTTAGAATTGCTTTCTTCATAATGTTTGTTTTCTATTATTATGTCTTCTTCATCGTCAACAGAAATATCTTTCTGTGTTATCGGATAACAGTGTTCTCCATTCTTTATATATACTGTAAATGCAGATACTATTGCTTTGAGCTGTAAAGCTACATGGTATTTAGATTGTAGAAACAACATTATGTTTTTACAAGTTTTTTCATCAGTATATTTAGTTGCTATTGTTTTTGCTTGTGTTGAAACTATAACGCCGTAGCTATATCCTGCGAACCCACTTATAATCACAACAACAATGGAAGCTACTATTTTTACTATTATGTCCATTTTTATTATGTTTTTAGTTTGTACTGAGATTAGGACTTGAACCTAAATAAACAAGAGCCACAATCTTGTGCTTTGCCAATTAAGCTATCTCAGCCTTTGTCTGGGTGGCAAGGCTCGAACTTGCGACCACTTGCTCCCAAAGCAAGCATACTACCTACTGTACTACACCCAGATTATATTATTGCTCACCGTTTTCTGCATTGCTTATAAATTGTTCTAAAGCTTTATCAGCCTTATCTAATTCCATTAATAAAGCATGAACTTTAATTAGGTGTTTAATAGATTTTATTTCCTCCTCAAGTGATTCTATTTTACACCATACTTCACATATTGCTATTAGCATTGTTATGAGCAATACTACTGTTAATGTTATTCCAATTTCTAACCACATTTTATTTTAGTTTTATAGCGTCTTTACAAAAAGTACTTGCCTTTTCAATATCAGTATTTTCTATTTTACTTATATCTACTTGTACAACATTGCCGATAGGAGCATACCATTTCTTATACCATGCTCTAAAGAATTTTAATTCTTCAAGCCAAAATCTTAGCTGTTGATGTTCTTTCGCACATTGAGTGCAACCTTCACTCTTTTCTATACAATGTTGTATAGCCTCATCTAAGGTCATTAGAGTATTAGGTGCTGTATTACATAATGTTTCTTCCATAGTATTTTTTATTGTTAGCGGAGAGTGTAGGACTCGAACCCACAGACCACTCATCGCAGTCAACGGTTTTCAAAACCGTCGCATTTACCATTCTGCCAACTCTCCAAGTGGAGAAGGTAGGTACTGCCCCTACTCCTATGGATTTTCAGTCCACCGCAATGACTTCATCTGCCACTTCTCCCATCAATAATTCCACTTTGAAGCAAATCAAAATATGTACCTCTTTCTAATCTTATACCATGAAACTCTCCATAATCTTCTGTATCTGGTCTTTTAATCTTTGTCTTTAGTATCAGATACTTCCCATAAGTTTCTTCATCTTTTAACTCAGCATCAAATTCTATTGTAGGATATTTGTTCCTAATGTGCATTGGTTGAGTTTTCAAATAATCATTATATGAATCAAACATTGCGGCAACATCTCTTAATATAGCTATTGTAGAGTCAGCTCCTCTCTCATAAACAAAGCAAGGAACTTTTCTTTGCATTGTTATATCGTCTCCACTATATCTACTTTCTTTGTCCATATTTCATTTTGTTTTTGATTAGAGCCTTCTGTTGGAATCGAACCAACGTTTGATGATTACAAGTCAACGGTAATGACCATTATACTAAGAAGGCAACATATCTAAGTAATCTTCATATTCTTCATATAATTCTTCTTCAAGTTTCTTTCTTATCTCATCTTCCGACATATACTTAGATTCTTCTGGCTTATATTGTATGCTTCTTATTTTCTGCCATTCAATATCTATTTTTTCTTTTTCTTTTCTTATATTTTCCTTTTCTTTCTCTATATAGTCTTTATATACTTCTAAGTCAGAAGTTAGATTTATTATTTTATGTTTATGCTCTTCAAGCAATTCTTTGTATGTTGTCAAGTTGTTGTTAATTTTAATCCAATTGTCAACAGAAACATCTGTATGCTTGCCGTTAAACAAGATTATTAACTTGTTATTTATGAATTTAAATTCCAAATGTATCTTTGGAAATGGAATGTCATTTTCTTTTTGAGCATCAACGAATCTGTTATAATTTTGGATGATTGTCATTATATTCATCATAACCAACATTATAACAGGTTTGTCTTGCTCTCTGATGTCGCTTCTATTTATTAGATTGAACTCCATATTGTTTGTTTTTTTTTAGTGGGAGAAGTAGGACTCGAACCTACTGTGTTTCTTTGTAACGGTTTTACAGACCGCCGCCACTCCACCATCGTAGCCGCTCTCCCAATCCTTATAGCTTTATCCCTTCCTCTTTAATTCTTTTGTAAAGTATTGATTTGTAGTCTCTCATTATTTGACGTTGCTTATAAAGATTTCCAAACTTTGATTTACCTACATATTCAAGTTCTTTTTTATTTACTGCTTCTATAAAAGCTTCAAGCGAAGATAATTTTGATGACAGTTCGTTATATTCTCTTACAAGTCTGTCTTGCCAAGTAGTAGCAGGTGAAGATGGAATTGGTTTTACTTTTTTAATTAAATCGTCCAATATAGTTTCTAAGTTTGAAACTCTTTTATGTAACGCTTCAATACACATTAATTCTGTAAGCATAATATTAAGTTTTATAAGTTTTAATAGTCGTAGCCTCTATTGGAATCGAACCAATATCAAAAGATTAGAAGTCTTCTATTCTATCCGTTGAACTAAGGGGCCATTAGTAGGAGCAGTAGGGCTTGAACCTACGACCGCCAAGGTATAAGCTTGGAACTCTAACCAACTGAGTTATGCTCCTATTGGGATGCCTTTTTTAACCAGAGGCATCAGAACTGACGATACATTTAAAATTTGCAATTATGTATAAATAATCAAAAAAAAGTAGCGGATAGCGGACTCGAACCGCTGTGCCTTGGTTATGAGCCAAGTGAGTAACCTCTACTCTAATCCGCAGTGAGAGAAATAGAGGAATCGAACCTCTCGAAACTCTAAGAACACCAGCAAGCTGGTCTGTCCCTCATTGAGTAACGCCATCTTTATTTCTCATTTGCGGAGAAGCAAGGAATCGAACCTCGATTAACTGGTTAACAGCCAGCCGCTCTGCCGTTGAGCTACATCTCCATAAAAGCTCCTGCTATAAATGAACAAAAAAAATTAAATATTACATTTAAGGTTCTACATTAATATATATAAAAGTAACAAACACACCACCCAAACTAACTTATTAAGCAGGAGCCATAATATAAAAACTTACAAAAAACAAAAAAAACAAAAAAAAACTTCAAAAAGTACCCTAAGTAGGACTCGAACCTACACACCTCTCGGCACTTGCTCCTAAGGCAAGCGTGGCTGCCAGTTACACCATTAGGGCATTTGTTAGATGCTTATAACGTGCTACCGTTACACTAAGGAGTCGAACCTATCTTTTACATTCATCTAACATTGTACTACTGACAAGAATCGAACTTGCAAGAACATTTCTGTTCGGTGGATTTTAAGTCCACTGCGTTTACCAGTTTCGCCACAGTAGCATCTGCATTTACAATATGTCAAAGAACTATTGTTTGTTGCCCAACAAGGATTTGAACCCTGACCACAAGAACCAAAATCTTGGGTGCTAACCGTTACACCATTAGGCAGTCTTAGATTCTTTTTCGAGTGTAGAATCTAAAAGAACACTGAACACATAGAAATAGTCTATTTCTTATTAGCTGCAATTGAAATTGCCCTAAATTTCCTTAGCATCTTGCCAAGCTCAACACTCTTGACTCTTGCTCGTCTGCCAGCAGCTTTGTTGCCATTAATGTTAGCAACATTGTTCTCCTTGATTGTGTCCATAATGTCGGCAAGCTGCTCGACGATTTGTTTCAACTCTTCCATTTTTATTTATTATTATAATTAAACATTAATTTATTATCTTATTCTTTCTTCACCTTTATAACGAAAATCTCTTAATGCATCAGCAAGCTCATTTCCGTTAGGACAAAAATGCCTTAACATTGCCATTACCAATGAGGCTGAACAACCACTATGACTTTGGTCGTCAAAAGCCCAGTAAGCAATTCGTAGCTTCTTCTCTTTACGGACAAAACGTTTGCGCATTATCTTGCAAAGTTCAAGAACATTATCAAGCTCCAATCCGTGATAAGGTCACCAAGCCTTATTGGAACTATCTTGTCCCATTCATCGTAAGTTTCTTTTAGAATCAAACCACGTGCAGCCTTGCGATACCTATCTGTCAGTTCAGGAATTTTAGCCTTAAATTCCTCTTCACGTTTTCTATATTCTTCTCTCCACTTTCTTTCATCTTCATCAAACTGAGCTTTTGTTTTACCTGTAATTCTTAGGTAAGCATCATCGAGTGTGTCTGTTGATTTGATATAACTATCATTAAAGTCGATTATCAAATCTTCGCCACATTTATCTGCTGTTTCAACAAGTTCTTTCCAGCAACTTTCGATGTTTCCTCCGAATATTTCAATCTTTCTCATTCGTGCTTTATTTTAGTTTCATTTTGTTTTGTTTTGACGTTGCAAATATAAGAACTTTTATTATATATATGCAATAGTAATTTAGTTAAATAAAGTTAAAAAAATAAGCAAGTAAAAAAAATAGCAAGTAACACAATATTTCTATTGCATTACTTGCTATTTTTTTAATTCAGCTTTACTATTGTTAATGATGTATTCCTTGAGTCATTAAGACCTTCTACTTCGACAATTGCAATCGCTTTGTTAAGGAATGATTTGATTTTACCAACTTGCAATGTTGGCGTTGTTGTTCCTCTTTTCTTGTGAAGAATTACAACCTTATCGTTGAGATGCAACTCCTTCCCTGCCTTGTCTTTCATTTTGTTGTTCTTTTATTTTCTCAATGAACTCATTGACATCTTTACAATAGTAGATGTCTTTTGTTTCTGCCACAAATCTATCTAACTCTTCTTGTTGGGTCGAAGGAAACAAGTCGTCTGTGTACCCCTTTCCATGAACAATGTGAGTTATGTCATCTTTGTAGTTTAGCCATACTGCGCCATTGAAGTTGCAACAGGTGCAACATTCAATATTGTAAAGAGCCAATGTTGCTCTTATTTTCGGCGAATTTTCTTTTAGAACTAACGTTTCCATTTTCTTTGCATTTACAGGTTGTTCAATACATCTGCCTTGAAAAGATGAGAGTAATACTTTTTGATTAGTGCTTTCTCTGCATCTTCTTTTGATTTGTACATTCCATCTGGCAATCCGTTACCCCTATTATGTGGAAGGTGTATTGCGTGTAGTAATACTTGATACCAACGCTATCAGGAATTAGCTGATACAACATACCAGAATCTTGTGTTGTTGGATAATACATTTTTCTTATTTGCTGCATCTCCCAATTGTTGTTTAGAAGATAGTCTATTGTCATCTGTTCGATGGCAATAGTGTCCTTTACTTCCAACTTAGGTTTCTGCATTTTCTTCGGTTCATTTGTGCAACTTGCTACGAGTAGCAACATTGCTAATAGATTGGTTATCTTTTTCATCATTAATTATTTTTTTTTAAAAAGAAAGGGTACAAATGTTTTGACACAAGTACCCTTTCTCTGTTGATTACTATTGTGTTCTTACTTATTGTCTTTCTTTTTAAACGCGTGTCCTACTAAAGACACTACGTATCCGCCTGCGCCAATTGACATCAGTTTGCCAACACCAAATGGCAATGCCCATACAAAGGCAACGGCTTCACCTATAGTTTCAAAAAACGCCATTTTATTAATGTTTTATTTGTTTTATCTGCATTTCTTTATGAATTATACCAGCAACATTGTGAATATCACAATGTACTTTGCCAGTAATATTGTAGTGAGAGGGTAACGTAGGCAAAATTATTAGTAACGCTTACGTTGTATGAGTGATTTTTACAATAATAGTTTCACTGTCTCTTGTTAGATATGTAACACATTATTGCAGTCTTTGTCATAATCCCAAAGAAATTATTAATTTCAATAAGATTTGTGACAGACGTTATTGATGGAACAATAATTTTTATGTTTCGTCTTCGTAAAGATAATAGTTTTCTGCCGGGAACACAGCCCATCCTCGTCTTCTCAATTGATTGATAACAGCTATCTTTTGATTAAACGTATTATCTTTAGAGTATTTTTTCGCTTTTGGTTCACTTGCAGTATCTAATTCACATAATGGAAAATACGAATGACTACAAGCAACATCTTGCAACTTGTGCTTTTCACAAAAATCTTGCAATTCATGTGCATATTGTATTTCCTTTGAGTATGATACTACAATATTAGCAAATTTAGCACCAATTTGATAATAGTCAACAGGATTGTTATAGTCCATTTTTGCTATTGTAACATACACTCTGTCGTCAACGCTTTCAACAACAAGTACAGAATTATTATATCGTGAAGGTGCTGTCCGTACATAAGAACCAACAGTATGAAATCCTGGCAACATAAGTGAAGAAAATCTTCCGTTATATTTAAATAATCCAGTAAACACCTTTACAGGCTTGATGCTTCTTGCGAATTTTTTAGGCCAAACAGTAACGTCTGATTTTGCCGATGTACGTTTAAACCATTCGAGGCTTTCAATTCTATTGTCTATTATATATGCGTCATCAGTGATGTCAACAATTCTCGTTATGAACTGATATTTTGGATGTGCGATTATTGTTCCAATTTTCAAGTCCTTCTCTTTCATTACATATAGTAAAGTGAGAAGTCCAAGTCTGTTGAATCTTCGATTGCGCATTCAGAATTGTCTGCGTAATCAAGTCCGTCGAGATACTCGATATCATTCAAGTATGCATCGTCAATTTCCATCTGTTCCATTTTTTTTATTATTTTAATATATTGTTTTTATTGTGTCGCAAAATGATATATATCTATCGCAGAATTTGATTTCATCGTTATGCGCTGCAACGAATTTTAAATCCTGTGATACAATCAAATCTTTAAGACTGTATTCAAAACTATGCCATTTTGTAACGTATTGCTTTCTACAAAGATATATGTTTCCTTCTTCTTTTTTGACAATATAGAATAGATTTGTTTGCTTATGATATACAATATCATCATCAAACAAAAGTATTCCATTAATGTCAAATATGCCAGTTGATTGTTTCTCGTCTCCAACTCCAACTACACGTCTCCCGTTTCTTATATTAGTTCGTATGTTCTCGTTTTTGTCATAAAAAAACCACCAATATCTTAGTGTTGAGCATTTAAATAGACGATTATTGATGAAATCATTATAATCAACTGGCATTTTCTTTGATGCCAAATACTTTAAGATTAACTCTTTTGATACAGTTTCTCGTTCAAGAGCTTTTCTTGTTATGGCTTCTTGTACTGTCATACACCAGTGTGACCAAAACCACCTCTGTTGGGGTTCGTGAGGTTGTCAACAATCTCGAACTCAACACCAGAGTAGAACAGGTTCTTGATTTTCTGCCACATTGTAGCGTGTTGTGAGAGTTGTACGCGGAATTGAACAAGACGTGCGTAGATTGGAATGTCAACAAATTCACCATACTCAGTCTTCTTCCACTTCTTATTGTACTCGGTATCGTCGTACTTCTTGTCGTCCCACTCCTTCTTCTCTTGAATGCAAATGAATTGTGCTTTCCACACATCCTCGTTGCCGCAATAAGAGTTGTCTATTACTGCTTCTGAGTTAACAAGAATCATTGAATATTTCTTGTATGTACCTGACCTTGATACCATATTGGCTTCATATCCTGGTGGAAGCTGCATAGCCACACCAAGATTAACTGTTGTTATTCGCCTGTCACACATAGCAAATCCTTGTGCCGATTTCAAATCAATCCAGTCGCCGTGAACTTCTGGCATACAGTCCTTGTCGAAAAGTTTGAGTTTTATTTTTAGTTTCATTTTCTTGTTTTTTAATGGTTAAATAAAAAGGGAGTGTGCCGTTATGGTGGACGGAATATCACACTCCCAAACATAACCTAACCTAATTCTTCTTCGTCATAAGACAACGCTTCGACATCACAATATTTGTAGTCGTCTTCGTCAAAACGAATCTCAACACAAATATCATCCATCGTATTCGTCATCTCTATCTGTTCTTACGTAGTCGCCAGACAAATATGGTGGTTCAAATTCTTTTGGTGGTGCTTTCGCAACCACGATGTCCTTGCCATTTTTGTCTTTGATTGTTGTATGACACTCGTCCCATTCGTTCAACAGTTTTCTCAATTCTGAAAGCATAATTGATGATGACGCATAATCAGACAGAGTATTATTAAACTCTTCGAGCAACTGATTGATTATTGGCCCATTTTCAGGGTCGAACATCTTGTTTGGTTCAGTTGTTGTTACAAGAGCAATGAGATAATCTCTATTTATCTTTATAGTGCGTTCTTCTTCTTCAATTGCTTCTTCAAGCTGATACTTACTGTCAAACGTAACCGATGGAAATACATTCTCGGTTACATGGAAGGTGTAACTACTCATACAGAAGCAGCTTTTACTACGTTGTTTACGACAGAATCAACAGCATTTGCCATTGAATCATAGAACAATGATGTATTGTTGTCGCCCTTGAGAGACCTGATGCTTTGCGTGAGAATATGACCAGCCATCACCACATTACCGACAGGTGTACTCTCGTTGATTTGAGCGTCAACTCTTTCAACGATAGTGTTTGACGGAATGTTTATCGAGTTGGTTCTTGTACCACCAGTTGCGCCAAGACGTACATTGTCTTCTTCTGTCACATAGCGTACATAGCCAGGACAAAATTTTCCAGTGTAGTTCAATGTTACTGGTTCGTGAGTACCTTCAATTTGCCTAAGAAGGTCTGCAAGCTTTCTCGTTTCTACACCTGATATAAGGTCAAAACGATGCTCTACTCCGTTCTCATCTTTGACAACGTACAAAGTTGTGTGTTTGTTGTCTACCTTACGTCTTGCGTTGTACGTAGTAAGACACAAGTGTGTTGTTGTGAGTTGTCTGCTTTTTTCAGCAAGGACATCATAGTCTTCCTCACATCCTTCTGGCGTTCTTGGGAAAAACGCTCTCAAAACTTTTTTGAAGTCTACCATTTTTGTTTTTGTTTAAATTGTGATTTTGTTTAATAAATATTCAACTCTCTTCATCCACTTTTCAGCAGATTGCCAAGAAGAGAATTTGAATAAATGTTTTTTTGCGAGTTCGTATGGACCTCCACTAATCACCCAACCGTCTTCAACGTTGACATAGCAAACACAATATACTACCTCAATATACTTAATATTCTCTTCAAGTACATCTTCAGTACAAGTATTTCGATAATCAACAATTAGTTCGTCAAATGCTTCTTTGGGTCCGCATCCACTTATTGAGATTTTGTCATTTGGAATTGCTAAGTATTCCATAGCATCCACATAGTTTTTATACAATATCCTAAGGAAATCATCAATGAATTCACCATCTATTTTAACAATAGAAACTGCCTTGGTGTCATCGTTAATGATTATGATTGAATCCATTATTTCTGTTGCAAGAAACGTTGTGGTTGCTTCTATCAACTTGTTTACTGTATCATTGACAGATTTCAATGAATACAGATTACCAAGATTGTTAATGAAATACATTAGAATCTACTACCTTTGTATGTTCCACATACCTTGAAGAACGCTCTGCTTGCGGGTGATTCGCTATTTGCAGCAGAGAAATACACGCAATTACCAATTTGTTTTACCTCAGTAATTGTGTATTCTGAACTGAAGAAATCAAATTCATCTCCAACTTCCAAATCTTCTGGTTCGCAATACATATTTGGAATGCTATAAAGATTGGATGATTCGATAATATTGTTGATTACTTCGTCATGATTGATACGTATTATTTCGCTTTCGCTAAAATTGTTACTCTTCTTCCTGAGAAGATTAGCTTCAATTCGATGTTGTTTCGAGAAAGCTTCACGGGCAACAATATCCTTAGATGTTGCTTCGCAGAAGTCAGTGAATGCTCGTTCTCCATCTGTAAGAACATTGAATGTAATATATTCAATGTGATATTCAATTCCAAGGTCTTGTGCATTGAATATCTTGGAACCTACTTCTTTGAAAGCATTGAATCCATTCAAGCGAATTTCTTCTGCAATCTTAGAGAAGATGTCGAAAGTACAGCATTCCTTTGACTTGACATACTTCACAATCCAATCAAGTTGCGCCTGTTCCAAATCTGGCAATTCATAATTGAAGTACTCAATTACCATTTTGGAATCTTTGATATTGTCAAAAGACAATGCGTACCTTATTCGTCCAGGACGTGAAATAAAGTTTGCGTCAATGTTGAATTGATTGGAAGTTATAAGGAAAACCCTCTTGATTGTTGCATCAGAAGTACCGTCAAAGAATGACAGCATTTCCTTTTGAGCACTTTGGTCGAACTTCTTTTCAAATTCATCGAATACGTAGATTGCAGACACTTTGATACTGTTGTCTATCCAACGCATCATCTCTTTGGTTTTGTCTGTGGTTGGCATAGAGTCAACTTTGATGACAGGCATATTGAGTTCGTTGCAAAGACGTTTAAGCATCAACGTCTTGCCAGTACCCTTTACGCCATTCAAAATTACGCCAATATTACTTGACGACATTTTGATAGAGTGAAGGATGTAATTGTAATCGTGAAAATTCCAATTGAAGATTTTTTCTGGAAGTGCGAACTTATCCTGTTCGTCAATCAAGTAGAAACCACCAAGAGATTCTTCAATTGAATAGACATGAGGCTCAAGTCCTTCCTCAATAACGGAAGTGTTGCTTGCAGGTTTGACAAGCTTTCCGCTTCTTTCAAATTTTTGTATTGACATTTTTAGAATAAAGTTTGTTGTGGGTCGTTAAAAATAATTTTCCTTGCTATGGAATAATACTTTTGTTTATCAACGAAATCCATTATTCTGCGTGTATCAATGTAATTAACAATTTCAACACCACCAACACTGTCAATAATGGTATTGCCTCTCATTAAGAATGGAGCCATACTATTTTTACTGTAAAAATACCTTACGGAATTACCACAGTTTTGTTGACCGTGAGTTATTTTGAAATTGCTACCTACATTGATTGAAAGTAGAAATCCTTTTGGGTCTTGATATTGGTTTATTGTTTTTTCTATTGGAACATTGGAAATCAGATATTGAATAGCGGCTTCTATTACTATTCTTGGTCGTAAAACCCTTTGTAATGGCTCGTCGCTAAACAAACCTTTGCCAATACGCTGACCCGCTGTGGTATAAACAATATAATCATTAGTAGTATGTTGAAACATAAAGCGATACTCTTCTTTTTGTATATGAAGCTTATGAAGCTGCTGATACTCAAGAATGATTTTATTCAGCTTGTCATACATACTTTCATACGTTTTTATGAATATTCCATCAACGTTGACTTGGATAATTTTGTCAGCTATTTCAGCAACTTTCTCCAAGAATCCAAGAGTATATAACATAGCTTGAATTCTAATTGCCATAAACATTGCAGGGTCGTACATATAAGACCACTCGGCGTTCATAAGTCCAATTGCAGCATTTAACACGCCTTTATAGAACTCTGCTTCATTATGGTGTCCGTTATATTTTGCATCCAATCTTTTGTTTAAGATGTCATTATACAGCTCACGAAAATCGTCGCTTAAATGGCGAGGAAACAAATTGTTGTTCACCATTGTTTTTGGGAACATTGATGAAAAGTCCAGATAAACAATAATTTCTCCTCCTCTTAAACATGAAGTTCTTTTTGGAGCGTCCATTGTTCTAACGCCACCAGAGCCAGCAGAAAGTACAATATCGTTGTAAACAATAGTTTTGTTGTAAACGTCAGTAGGTAATAAAGATTGCTTTATAATGTCAAGTGCAAGGTCTTTAAGAGGACCTGGCTTCTCGTTACATATATGACAATACTTTTCAACTTCCAGACGTTGAGAGGGTGTCCGTTTACTGGTAAAAGAATCAAAACTTTCACCAGTCTTATCAAGATATTGTCTTGTAAAATATCTTATACCCATAAGCGTATCATCGACATCCAGAGCATTAATCTTAAATTTCTTATATATACCAAAACGAATCTGAATCTTCTTTTGGCATATATTTAAAACTCTTACAATGACATCTGTTTCGTATTTCAATCGCTGCTTGTATTTGATATTGAAATTAGGCAGTGGTTCGTACATAGGACAATAGTCTTTGATTGACAAATTAAGACTAAAAGCCACTTGCTCGAAAGACAGCCTTTGCTTTTCAGGGAACAATATCTTTTTCAAGTCTAATGAGAAGAATAATCTTTGTTGATTGTTGTCGTGTTCTTTCGATTCCAAATATTCTTTTACGGCAATATATATATCAAAAGCTCTAACTGTTTCTTGGTGATGCTCTATAATATATCTTAATGCTATATCATCATATTCAGAATTTCCATATCCGCACAATATCGCTGAGTTATTTGACTGAGAACTTCCAAAGATATAGGCAATAGAATCTGACTCGTCGTGTTCATTGCTTATACTATAAAAGAACATCCCACCATCTTCCGTGTTTTGCAAAGCAACAGCAAAGATGTTGGGATGTATGTCACAGCGGTACACAAAGACTATCTTGTTTTCAATAGTCATTTCTTTATTTTTATTTTAAATACTTCAAAATCAACAATTGATTTAGTAGTCTTAAGAAATGTAGTACCTAACAAGCCTGATACAGTAACTCCACAGGTTTCCTTTATGTAGTCTATTGTATTGGCTAAATTAACCATAACAAATGGTACATTAAATACACAATCGCCATAGTTTAATTCAAGATATACATTTCCGTCTGTTGATGTTACAGTTGTAGACGAACACATCTCATTATCATCTCCTTGGTAATAAGACACTTTATTTGCGTCAAACAAACTCATCATATCGGTATGTATAAAACATTCTGATGCACCAGTATCTACAATAAGGTTAACTTTAACCATACCGTCTTTTCCTGGTATCTTGAATGTTATTACAGGAACCTCTACTAAATCAAGAGTTTCTTTAAAAGATATTTCCAGCTTCTTTTTCTTTCGCATAATCGACACGATATACCAAAGTATGACCAATATTATAATCTGTATTGACACACACAAGATTACAATCTGAGCATCACTCATTTGGCTTTTTCAAAAGCTGTCCAAGATAGTTAATTCCGTCCTTGACAATATTTGGAGGAAGCGTAGCCTTTGAATGAATCAAGGCATTAAGCTCATTGCCAATAACGAAAGGGTCTTCGAGAACTGTATTCCCACATTGAATATCGCCTTTTGTGAATGAATCCTCGAATTCAAACATTAAAGGTGTAAGAGAGTTTTTATTTACAACGATAAACTTCATAGGTTTAACTTTGTAACCTGCCCACTCTCTTGAGTGTTGGACGATTTGGTTTAGTCCTTGACAGTATAATCTTGCCTGAATATCATAACGCCATTTAAGGAATGATTCTGGAAACTTATATTCTGGCTTGCTTGTCGTCTTCAAGTCAAAAGGCATAATTACCTTATGACTATGGTCGATAATTAGCAAATCAAACATAAATTTATAATCAACTCCATTAACTGTTGTCATGAATTTTGCTTGATAAATTCTGTCAAGTTCATCGTCTGTTGCAAACACTACTCCGATGAATTTGTCGTACTTCAACGCATTTACTGTTTTTATGACATCTTCAAGCGTGTCTTTTGATATGATTGTGTAATCATCTTCAGTTTTCGATTTTATATATTCTTTCACACCCTGGTCAATCATACCATCTGTGAAAAACATACGCAATTTCGACTCTACTGTTCTGTTAGAATAGAAATCAACATCAACAAATGCAGCATAAAAATAATTTATTATTGAATCATCTTCAATAGCAGCACTTATCGTTTTGTTTCTTTCTACCAACATAGCAGATACACAATCAAGAACATCTTTTGATTTGCCAGTAAAGCTATTGTCGAGTACTTTGAACTTTTTGTTGAATTGCTCTTCACCCTCTGTAATAAGGGTGTCCACAGCAGACCCGAAGGTCAAACTGTCGGTCTCCTCCCTATCTTCAAGATGTAAATAACCTTCAAATCCTTCTCGCAAATATTTACTTATTGCGGAATAGGATATGATTGGGAATCCATTCGCATCTTTAAGATTGCGATACTCTCTTTCAGAAAGGGATGTCATCCATATCGGAGTCATCTTTTCGTGTTGTTTTCATTTGTTCTATTTTTGGTTGTTCTACTTCTGCATTTAAACTTATGTTAAGTTTATTGAGAAGTGATACGGAAGCATCTGTTGTGCGTTTTACGGTTGTGATTTTCATATTCTCCAATTCTTCTTGAGAAATAAGTCTAATGTTTATTTTCAAGTTAATCTTACTCATAATAAAAAACATTATATATTTTCGGATAATAAAATATAACGTAGACTTATTGTCATAGAAGATAAGTGGGTCTATCAAAAATTCGCCATGTCTACTGTCGTACACAAATATGGGTACAAGCGAATTGTACCCATATATGTATATGCCTCGATTATATATTGCGAAACGCTCCCTTTTAATTCGTATTTCATATATGTCAGCTACCCAACGCGTTGAAGCGAATCCACTTAAAAACGCTTTAAGTGTTGAATAGGTAACAACGGTTGAAATCAACATATTGTTGCCAAGAAAATACAAATTATATGGTTTCGTACTCGCATAATAAGTGAGCCTTAACGACGCGACTGATTGGGAATATAAAAAAGTGTTCTCATTAAAACGCCTGATGGTGTTAAGAGGAATGTCCATTTTTATTTATATGCCCATGTTTTTAGCTGCTTGAACGATATACCAAGCGAATAGTCTGCTTCTGTGTAAAATTTTACATTCGTTGCAAACATTTCGTTGCTTTTGAAGTGAATATGTTGCGTCACGACGCCTGTGATACAAGCACCAATTCCTGCTCCTATATGGCTTGTAGCCTTGTAAGAACATGGAAGATGTGCAGCTTCGTCATCGTTAAACAAACATTTCTCTCCATACATTTTCGCTTGACTTTTGTTTGATAATCTGAAAGTAAATACTTGAAATGCATCGGCTGTCATTCTGCCATCAATAAACAAACAACCTTCTGGGTCGTTTGCGTGTTGATTACAGTATTCCTGCCAAACAAGCTTTCTTGCCTTCATACTATCAAGTGCAGTGATTGTTACTTTTGATAGAGTTTGGTTTGTGTAATACTCTGCAAAGAAACCACCTTTAACTGTTGGTACGTACTGACTGATAATATCACGTATTGCGTCAACTTTGTAGCTACCAATGTCGCTAAGTCTGTAAAGTTGACCAGCCATATTGTGTGTCTCAATCGTATCGCCATCAAACATAAAGATGTTTCCAGCACCAGCTCTTGCAAGTAGCAATGCAGTCCAAGAACCAATACCACCTGCCCCGACTATTGTAATAGGCATTTTTTCAAGTTCTTCTTTCCAAATTGCCTCACTAAATCGTTGCTGCGATGTATTGTCCTTGATATACGTTGATGGTACTGCAAGTTCTACTGGCTCTGGTGCTGGTGCATCAGAAGGCTGTGCTGTTTCTGCTGTTTCAACAGGTTGTGGTTGTGTTGTTGCAGCAGGCGCAGCAGACCTTCCAAAAGTCATTCTGATACTACCATTAATCCTTGCCATTTGTTGTGTCTATTTCGTAGTTAATATAGTCAGTAATTGCTGACATAATGGCTTTTGTGTAAGGGCACTCATACTCTCCTTTGACAATGTCTTTGAGATGTTTGAATGTCGCTACGAGCAACGTTTCGAGAAGGTCATCTCTGAACGCATAGAAACCACTCCTTAGTGCCTCTATGATTCCTTTGACTGCTTCTTCGACAGTTGATTCAAGCTTTATGCCGTCATTGTTGAGACCATAACGTTTGAGTTTTCCAACATTCTTCTTGATTGCGACTTTGATATCGTAAGGGAAGATTTTCTTCGGGTCTTTCAACTCCATTATTGACAGATTGACAAGCATCAAAGAAAGCTGGCGATATTCAATCATTCCAGTATCTTCGTCATTGTCATTTGCCGTAGTGTTGCTTGCCTCTGTTTTCTTCTCTGTATTGTTGAGGAATGTTCTCTTGTACTCCAACCAATTTTGGTAAACAGTAGCTCCGTCAGGATTACTGTTCGGGTACTTGTTTGTCCACCATTGCCAATACTCGCCATAGTCCAAGGGTTTAGCAGCATCTACTATTCCATCGTCATACTCATCGTTGCCATACTCATTGTTGTCGTCGTCATCAACGTATGCGTCTTCGCCAAGAATAGATAATACTGCTTTCCTAAACGATTCGCTTTCTTTATTCTTTATTGCAAGCTCTGTTACTGAGCCATAGTCTCTGAACCACTGGTCGTCACTGTATTCGTCGTAGTAGTTTTGGTACGCGTACTCTTCCCTGGAGATGTACTCTTGTCTTGACTGATAAGGAAGTAAACTTTGCTTCCAATAATCAAAGTCAATCTCAAAACCAGCCGTATCACAGTATTGAAGATACAGACCAATCTTGTACCATTGGTCTTCTGTGAGAGCTGCTGTATTGAGTTTTCTTTCTCCGTTTTTGTCGTCTTGGTGGTAGTAGTGGAGCCAAGCTGAGTAGGCAAGACTTCCACCGTTTCTTTGGTATTCCAAGAATTGCTCGTAGATGTTTTTCTTGTTCTTCCTACCTTTCTTGCCTTTCTTTGGCTGAAACTTTGTGAGTGTTCCATAGCCAGAGTAACCATAGTAGCTGGATTTCTTTCGTCTTTCCTCTTCTTCTTTCCTTTTACGCGCTTCTGCGAGGCTGTTGATACGGTCAACAAACTCAGCCTTCTGCGCTTCTGTCCATTCGGCTTCTGCATATTCAATGTTCTTTATGTCAAGAATTTCGAGAGCTTCAAAGTCCTTGAATGTTGTTTTTGTGTCTTGACCTTCGTTTTTCCATTTCGCAAACTCATTAGCGTACCTGTCGCCAGCAAGGACTTTTGTCTTTACTCGTTGTGTTATTCGCACTGAATAATCGCGGACTTTTCTGTCGTTATATACGATTATTGAGAGGAAATTGGCTACATCAGGAGCTTTGCCTTCTTTCTCCATAGTATTATCATCTGTTCCTGATGGACCAATAGTATACATACCATGGTGCGAATGGAGCAAGCCCATTTGGCAGCCAAGAAGCTTTCTGTGTCTGCTGATATATGTCAAAGCATACGTATCGTCATTGTTGAATGTTGTGAAGCCAGGTGTTCCTTCTTCATCCATAATAGCAAGGTCTTCAACTACTATGGACACTTTGGAATCTTCTCCTTCACCACCTTCTACCTTTTTGTGGTAGTAGTGGTTTCCACTCCATTCTTTGTCGGTACGCAGACTGCACATATATTCAATCTTCGCCATTACCAACGGCGAAAATTTCACTTTGATGTTTTCTGCTTTCATTTTGTGTTGTTTATATTTACTATTTGCAATATGCCAAGTTTAATCATCGCATATACATTTGGGTGTAGTACAAGTATTGAATTATTATCTTGATTGTCGCTGAGTTTTACCTTGTATTCTTTACCATTAAAATTAAGATGATTCTGGCACGCTTCAACGCGTGCAATAAAATCTGAGTCAAACGAACGTCCTGCTGACATTATCAATTTATTCATAGTAGAATCAAAGGTTACTCTTGTCGTACAAGATTTTGGGACAACTCCTAATCTTTTGGTACAAAGATGATATAAATTTGTAAAATGCAAAACCAAGTCAGATTCAGTATTGGCAAAATTGATTATCTTGCCATTAGAATAGAACTTGACGAATCCATGAATTTGATTTTCATCGAATATGTCTTTTATTGAAACTCCAATTGTTTTGAAACACAATGAATTCAATTTGTCATATTCTCTTTCGGTATTGCTGTATTTTGCATTTTCCAAATAGTCTTCTCCACCAGTAGAATTATTAATTTCAGTCATATACATATATGGGCCACCCAATGATGACTCAACTGATATGTAATTGTCTATATGAGAAAACCACATACGTATATATGAATCTGGAATTATATGCCATCCATCCAATCTACCTTGTTTGAATGAGTTTTCTACGTTGGTTACGTAGTCCACTATTGGTGAGTCTTCGCCAACACACTGCGCCTTGAACAAGAGAAATTTCTTTATCGCAGAGTCGCTATGACCTTCCAATCTTGGTCTATGACTGTGTACATAGTTAGATGTTAACTGAGCCTTTGTATAAGTAGCTTTTGTCCCAAATAATCCTATTTGAAAATGTTGATGTGTCATGTTTGGTGATGCAATCATTCCATTAGTTGTGTTAAACCGTAGGAAATAATCTTGTAGATGTACACTCAACTTTTCATTCTCATTAGATGTTACCGTTATTTCTGGATAATGAATATACACAAATTGTTCGTTGTAGTAGTAGTCGGTATCCAGAGGAAGGTCTATCTCTACTGATGGGATTATTGTTCCATACAAGTCACGGCATTTACGGTACATTAGGTCATTGAAATCTTTTGCCATAAGCAATATAATTGATGCATCTACTTTTTTGTCTCTTACATCATTTATGACATATTCAAAAACCTTAATAGGAGCTTCTATGGGCAGACTTGTACATTCATACATTTCACGAAATTTTGCTTTACAAGCAAATCCGTAAGAACAAGTTGATACTAAATCTCGTCCAATTCCTTGGTTTCTGCCCGTTAAGAAATCAATGAATAACTTCTTATACTCTTTATCTGTAACGTTAGTCGCTACATTTTCTTCCCCGTATTTACGCTTGGCAAGTTGCACGATTCGTCTGGTTTCGTATGTTGCACACATCCATACTAATCGAGCAATTCCTTCTTCTGATTTAAGATGATTCATATCTTTTTAATACGGAAAGGGTGAACTCACTTTCGTGAATCCACCCAAAAGATGAAACAGATAGATTTGATTAGTTGTTCCTTGTTTGAGCAAAGATGCGCTTGCCAGGAACGTATTCTTCCTTGCTGCTGCCAGTCGTGTTAGCGTTGGTATTGTAGTTGGTACTCAACCTTGAAACTTGTTCAGAGAGCTTTCCAATCGCCGTAGCGAAATTCCTGTTTTGTTCGAGCATTGCTTCTGTTAGCTTGTTGAGCTGAGCTACGAGAGGGTCTCCTTCTTCTTTCTTCTTCTTCTCAACAAGTTTTTCTACTTGGGATTCGTTGATAAACTTCCTGAGCGTGTTGAGACCAGCTGCTTCTGGCTGAATTCCATACTTTGCGACAAATTTGTCAACATCACCACGGTTGTTGATGATTGCGCAGCACTCTTCGATGTTGTTCATAGACAGTGCGCACACCGCAATACCACTGTTGTAGAGCTTCCTTGATTCCGAGAGAGTCACATACAAGTATGGACCATCATCATCTTGAAGATGCTCATCAACGTAGTCTTGGTCTACGATGTTGTCGAAACGACTGTCATTAACATCGAGAATATCGCAGCTCTTTTCAAACAACGGTACAGTATTGGTTAATACACCGTGAGTGTCTGTTGTGAACTGGAACTTGTCAACATCTGAATTTCTTAATTCTGTGTTGCCGATGATGTCGCGTTTCAACTCTGCGATTGTTGAGGCTTGCGACATGATTGCTACGTGTCCGTCTGGAATGGCAGGACAATTGATTACGATAGGTCGTGCTTTTGCGTACATTTTTTAATTGTTTTTTAAAGTTTTATTACTTCTCCAAGTTTGTGCTTGGAATTGTTAGAAAACGGGAAAACGTATGATACTGCCATGTAACCGAGGTCTTTTGCATAAGCTATAACCTTTTTGTTCATTTCGTTCACACTGTCGCCCTTAGAAAAAAAGTTTTTAGGGAGTTTGATTTTCTTTGTCTCTTTATCCCTCTTCATTGTGAGTGTTATCCCTTCCATTTTTAGCGTGTATTAATTTGTTAAACATATTTATAAAGGGGGTTTGACCATTCAGCTTGTAATAGTCTGATACGTCCTTACCCCCTTCAAAGGGTGGGATAACAATGTTTTCGATATTGTATTTGTCAGACAAATGTGAAGAATATTCCAATCCTTTTTTATCATTATCATAGAGTATTCTAAATCTTGCATTAGGAAACATCTTTTTCAAATATTCAAAAGGTATGTCATATCCTTCACCTTGTGGTGCAATACAATGTACTTGCAGATTTCCCCAAAGACATAATGCGTCTTTGACACTGCTACAAATTATGATATCACCAACATCCCTATTCACAGCATATGTTAGAGACATAGTGTCTTTGGGGTAGTTGTTAAACCACTTATGGCCGTCGCTGTTTAATGGCTGATAAATCTTATGGTAAATCTCACCATTCCGTTCTTCCACATAGGTATAAGCAAACTTATCTGCACGGAAAACATTTTCGTTTATCCAATAATAATCTATGGGGTAGATGTCAAATTGTTTTAAAAATTCTAAATCTACTCCATAGGTCTGCCAATACTCTTTGTCATATGTTTCAAACCCCCTAACTCGGACTTGAATCACGTTTGGATGCTTTTGTTCTTTTTTAACATAAGTTGTCTTATGTTGATATGTATGAGAAGTTGGTTTTACTTTAAAATCTTTCGCTATCATAGACAGCGCGTCTTTTATCGTAATTCCAAATTTCTTGCATATCATATCAAGAACATCACCATACTCACCAGTAGAGAAATCCTTATATGTAATCTTTCCTGTCTTTGATGTAAGACTGAAAGAAGGATGTCTATCTGGTCTTAATGGTGAATTTGTTACACCCATTCTCGTAATACCAAAATAATAGCTTAACAGTTCGTAATCGCTTACGTAACTATTAAGCGTATTAGTATCTAATAGTATTCGGGGTTTAGCGAACATTTTTTAGAACGGAAGGTCGTTGTCTGGTTTCTTGATGTCGTTCTTCGTGGTTATCTTCGTTGGGCTAACCTCATACTTTACAAGGTTTGCCAAAACGTGTCCTTCGTAAAGGATGTCAGTACCTTGTATGGGGTTCTTTGCCCAATCGGCTTCGATTCCATTGAAGTTCTTGAAGTTCGACTTTTTGATTGCATAGATGGACTGATAATCGCCCTTATCGGTATGTCTGATACCGAATATAAGCAATACATCATTAGAACCTTCCAATGCTTTCTTGATGGTCTTGACGTCGCCTTTGCAAAGAGCGATGAGTTCGGCAGGCTCGAAGTAGCAAAGGTATTCATCTTCGTTAGCCTTGATTTCCTCATCAGTAAGGTCGCGATACGAATTGTCCGCCAATCTTACAGATAAGTTTTTCAAGCCAAGATGAGCCTTCATTAACTCGATTACCTCTTCTTCACCCTTAACGGCAGCACGGTATTCCTTGCTGATACGAGCTGGACCAGTAGAATACTGAGGAATTACTCCTGCTTTGTATTCGTCTGGTGTAGCCCACGCGAACCTACCATAGTGGTCGCATATCTGAATCTTACCAGTCCTGCTACCAACATAGGCACTGTTGGAAATCCACACCTTATACGCTACGTACTTCTTCTCTCCTTCAAAGTCGAAAGAGTACCAAAATTCGAGAGCATTCTGGGTGCCGTTGCTTTCCTTGCCGTTGACGTCTATTACCTTCGTTTCCGAAACATAGACTTTCTCCTTATCAAGATTTATTCCGATTTTTGCCAGCTCTTCCTTTGTCGGATTAACGAATTCAAGGTGAGCTATTGTTGAGCCAAGAAACTTCTCAATTGGTGCTGCTTCACGCACTTCTTGAGACTTGGCGAAAGCCATGAGATTTAACATTTATTCTTGGAAGTTTTGATTGTTATTACTTACCTCAGCTGCCTCCTCGACAGCTTCGGTGTTTGCTGTTGTCGGGTCTGCTGTGGGAAGATACGTGTCGTACTTCCATTGCACTGCGTTCTTGTAGATGGTTTTGCCATCCTTTTCGCCAGTAGGAACTTTAACGATGTTAAACAAATCTTTAAAGCCATACTGAGTGCCTGTCTTAGTTGCAATCAATTGGTCGGTTGCTTTAAGACTTTCCTTGATTGCATCTACTTTTTCTTGTTGCCTTTTGAGCTTTGCTTCTTCGTTAGCCAACTGAGTTCTTTCGGTAATTGAAGATTCAGCTACCTTCTTTACAGAGTTAGCTACCATTGCAGGCAAAAGTTTTTCTGTTTTGTTATCCATTTTTGTGTGTTTTTAATAGTAATTATTCATTGCCTCAACAACATCGCCAAGGCTATTAGGTATGAATATCTCGTCAAACATTCCTGCTGGTGATTTTGCAGGGATTTCCACTCCACCTTCAACCATACAACGGTTGGTGTAGAATCCGTACTCTGGAACGCCATCGTGATACCTTACGGCACTGAACAGCGCAATAGATACTATCTCCATAGGATTAAACTTTTCGTCGAGCAACTTGCCAACGGTAGACAGTTTATAGCCTATTAGAGAGCCATCTGAGAACACAGGTTCTGTGTGGAGCATCATAAAGACATTGAGGTCGCTTCTGAGAGAACCACAAGTCTCAATGACTTCCTTGAAGTGTTGTGCAAGCTCGGTGAACTTGCCAAAGCCAATTTCTTTCGCTCTGTCAAAGAACTCTCCACGCATAATGTAAATAGCATCATCAATGACGATGTTCTTTACTGATTCGTTCTTCTCTGAAATGTTTTTCAAATAAGAACATATTGTAGCGTAGTTCTTCAAGTTGAACAAATTCTTTCTGTCGGCATTATAGTCGCCTTTGCTGCCCTTCCAAGGAAGGTTTCCCTTACCTTCATTCACCTGGAAGATGATAGTTTCTTCGGGGTTCAGTGTGGCAATAGATGAAGTCTTGCCAGTACCAGTAGCCCCTGCTATGATTATAACTGTAGCCATTCTTTGAGATTAATGAAAATGTTTGCAAATTTAGGAATTTTTCTTTTATTTACCATAGTGGATAATAATAATTTTCCACGATTTCCATAAAAGTTTCTTTTGTATTCCTCTTTGAGTTTTAGCAAATCTTCATATAATCTTTCTAAGCCAGCCTTATCAGTATATTCGGGCATCTCCTTGAATACAGAAGATTCGCCGATAAACAGAAGAGGTTCACATAGATTGATGGCTCCATTATCTCTATCTTCTTTTATGAAGAAGAATCTGATGTTATCTCTCCATTTTTGGATGTCATAACCCATAAACTCCTTCATTTCATATTTGAATGGAGACATTAATCCACACAAGAGAGTTAGGTCTTTTGAAGTTGATTTGTTTTTATCAAGTCCTTCTGCACTTGGTACAACATCATTGTTTTGACGTCTTAAAAGAGACTCTTTTTCTTGAGCTTGATGCTGAACTGCAATTACCAAAAATCCCATTTTTGAGAGTTTGATGAAGTTTTTTGAACAATCTTCAATCTCTTTATATATAGTGGAATTATTTGGAATTGCAAGATTAGCATAGTTATCTAAGATAACCATAGGCATAAGAGTATCATCGTCCCAAGTAAAAGGATTGTTTTCATCGACCACTTCTTCTTCTATGAAGCATCTCATAGTCGGATTCCAAACCTTCTTCTTGACCTTGTTGTAATGACCGTGCTGCTCTGCATATCGTAATGCAGCTTCATAAATCTCTTCTTTTGAAGAGATACAGAACCCAGTATATGGGTCTGTAGGGAATTCAACGTTATCAAGGAACGCATTGATATAGCGTTGATATGGTTCTGATTTAAGTTTATCAAATATCCAAGAAGGTGCAGATATTCCTTTTGTAGTAGATTTGATAATCTTGTTATCTACAATCATATTATCAACTGCATAGAACAAATAGTTATACAGTGATATTCTTTTCTTTTGTGGAGATTCCTCTAAAGAAAAGTAGAGGATATGTGGCTTTATTTTCTTATCTTCAAGAATGAGGTCTAATGATTTATATACAAATACATAGTCAACAAACTTGGATTTGCCTACCTTTTGGTTGGCAGTAACTATAATGTAGTTGCCCCTCTCGAAACCTGGAAAGCGTTCCTCTCCTCGTGGAAATGGAAATGGCAAACAGTTATAATAACCACTGTCATTCCTATCCTTACGCTCTTCAAGAAACGCTAAATCCTGCTCGAATATCAGGTTCACTTATAAAGCCAATTAGTGTCTTGCTGTTGTTCGTCGCCTTGCTCCATATCCAAATAATCGAGTAAATCCGAATGGAATCCACCTTCTTCTTTCCATATAAAGTAAGGCAACACGCGTTTGTACGTCTTGTCAATGCAGTCAATATATCTGCGTGTCGCATCAACAATCTGTTCATCGGTATAGGAAGACAAGTCTATCCTGTCCGACATAAGACGTTTTTCAATGAGTTGTACTGAACCAGTCCAAGGTTTACTCGTACTTCCGATGTTTTTTTGACCGATACATCCATATTCTTTGTATGTATTAATCATTCTTTGAGCAACATCTTTAAAGTTTCGTTTAGGTTTCTTTTCAAGATTGCTCAAATCAAGAATAATACAATTAAAGTATGGAGTATAGTCTGGTCTGTCTTTACATACAATATTCCTCAAACCAGTCAACTCAGTGATAACGTCTGACAACGTTTTCAAGGCTAAATAAAAAAGGCAGATAATCATTGTTCCACCGCGTTACATAAGTAAGTTGGTAAAATAATGATTATCCGCCTAATCTTGAAAATGCTATTTAAATAGCCTGGAAAAATTGCGTTGTTACGCTTGTTTAGAAGTCTTCGCCTTCTGCAATTGCCTGCTGCTGGTCGATGTATGCCTGAAGCTGTTCAGGAGACATCTTGGTGAGCAACTGAGCTTCTGCCTTCTCTTTCTGCTCCTTAGCGAGTTCGACATTGCGCTGCGCCTTACGCTTCCTCTCGGCAGCGTCAGCTTGCTCTTTCTTGCTGTCGTAGATGCCTTTGATTACTTCAAAGGTGAACTTGTCCTTCTTTGAAGCCTTGCTATCCTCGACGAAATAGCTTGTCGTGCCGTTTGCGTCAGAGATTTTCTTCTCATAACGCTTGCCGATAGCGGCAATTGTGGGGAGAGATTCGTCAACCAAGTCCTGTACGGGCATGAATTCGCCGTCTGCGGTTTCTACTTGGAGGTGCATCTCAACTGCTTTCTGGAAGGGAGATACTGTTGTCTGTGCAGCTGCTGCTGCGATTGTTGCTGTTTCAGCCATAATTGATTGATTTATTAATTAATTAATAATACACCGTCTTTGGTTGGACGTGTGTTTTGTTTTGACACTTTACATTCTCTTTTTTCTCCATTGGACCAGTGTGGAATTGAACCACAGACGCAAGGATTTCAACCCTTCGCTCTACCTGCTGAGCTACCAGCCCCTAAAAGAGAATTATAATTGTAAGTGTCATTTGTAGTGTAGCCAGGACTCGAACCTGGACGTGTTCCAACACACGTTCCTATATCTACACTAACTCTTACTACGTTGTCCTGGGCTAAAGCCCAACTCGGAGACATTCAGAGTGCCTTTTACGACGGCCCACGCCTTCGTGATAGAAGGATTGACGTGAGATTACGGAGAATCTCCTTGTCGTGGCTGTTGGAGGAACTGCCCCTCCTTGGTCTTGTTATCCCACAGCCTGTTGAATATGTTTCAATCCAACCCAGTCACCTCATTAGATTTGATAATTCACCGTATAAAGTCATATGCTATTGATTACTCGCGGATTGACGTTTCAAACACATAAGTGAATACTCCGTACTGCCCTTTCTTCATCACATAAGTATTCTTGATATACAGCTCCTTATCGGCGTACAGGAGATGACTCATTTTCGCCCTTAGTCTTTCCCAAGTGTCAGTAGTCTTCCCCACTTCCAGATTTACCATAAAAATCCCGCAAGATTTAAACAGTTGCAAGTTTACTCTTGGGTCTTACGTTGACCACACCGACCTGCTTCTCGGCAGGCTCATATCCATTTCGTCAGGCCACGGCACCAACTTGGCGTTTAACTATACTCCTTGCGACAATCTAACTGCGTCCAGTTAGCATTGGAAGTGTGTCGAAGTTCGCAACCTGGGTGTTCCCGTGCTGAGATAGCTGGAGAAAGAAATATCTCTACAAAAGAAAATCTTTATATACTTGCTTTAAATACCTTTCTTTTATTGCTTCTGCTTTTACGTAAGCTGTTTCGTATTTTGCATAACCATTAGCATTGGTCTTGTAAAATCTTGCTTGACCATATGTTCGTTCGTCATACCATCTGGTTCCATAACTTTTATATCCATATTCTCTGTCTGGTGAGAATATGATATTCCATAGAAGTATGAGAAATGTTCCATCGTCATTAATAATGATATCACTAAGCAATCCCATCCTTTTTACAGAGTCATCTTCTTCACCGAATCTTACAATAACAGGTTTCCCAAAAAACGGTTTAAGCTTATCTCTTGGTATTTCGATTGGTTTTTTCTTGCTCATCTTGTTGAGTTTTTTGGATTGTTTGAATTGCTCTTGCTCCACGACGGAGTAAGAAATCTCCTATTTGCATCTTTATACAATGCCAACGCATTTTACGTAACTCTGTATCATACATCATATACCAGAGGTCGCATCCGTCGCATTTCTTTGTAGTTTCGAGATTGCAATCTATATCGCTTAATTGTTTAAGCTTCATAGATTCAATCTCTTCAAACCTTTTGAATTCTTCTTCTATTTTATTCATAGCATTAAAATGTTAATTAATAAAATTAGACACTTGATTTTTTGGCAAAAAGCATAATGGTACCGATAATCAGTCGGGAATCTTTTTTGTAAGTGTCTTTGTTGGAGTATTTGAAAAAAATTCATTGAGTCCAGACTAACCTGTTGTCGAGCGGCACACTACCACGTGATGATTTACCGTAGCTGTTTCAGACATGGTGCGTCGCCTGGGATTTGAACCCAGATTTTTCAAACTCATTGTGCAGCGAGCAGGAGTTGAACCTGCGTTTTCGGATTGGAATATTCTAACGATGTTTTTGTGAGTAAGTAATCTTACTTAAATGTTATAGTGCCGACGTTCTAACCAACTAAACTATCGCTGTGTGTATTGTCACTTATTGGCAAAATTAGATAACAATTTGTTTTTTACTAATTTGTAAGTGACATCGAAAACATTAATAACCTAAACGTAATAAAAACATAAATCCATGTTACAGCATCAAGATTACAAATTGTGTGTCAAGAGGGAATCGAACCCTCGACCCACGCATTAAAAGTGCGTTGCTCTACCAACTGAGCTATTGACACATAAAATGCAAATACTCCATATAGGTTAACTGTTCCATTCGACACGCCTCTTCCGAACATTCCAGGTCTGAGTCATACGGTTTAACAGCCATGAGATAGAGATAGGTGTGCGTCATCTCAGGCGTGTATTTGCATTTGTTTTTTTTATTTGATACTTATGTCAACGGGTTAGATTAAAAGTCTAATGTTTTTTATTTGTTTTGTAAGTATCATCGTTCCATGAATGACGCGATTAAACAACCGCGTTTTCTTTCTCTTTGTCAAAACATTTGTTCTGCAATATTTGACGGAAATATTCTTCTGCATCACCAAAAGATTCAAAATCTCTTTCGATGCAAGATTTATATTCTTTGCCTACCTTTAATAGTTTAAAGGTTTGGCTTAGTCCATAAATAACACAGTTAGTTACCGTAAAATCAAATATTACTTTACCATTATCATCTTTTCGTGAAATAATAGAAATCTTTGCCATCATTAATGGTATGTAATGGCTATGTTCGTATTTCCTGAAATTCCACGAATTGATTCGTGTTAATGCAGAAATAAATGCTAACTTTAAAAATTGATAACTATTTGTCATTTCCCTTATAATCATTAAATGTCACTTGGGGTATTTTGATTAGCAGTCAAATCCATTTTGAATTTGTAAGTGACAGTGTTTTGCGGACAGGATAGGACTCGAACCTATGACATCGGCATTAACAGTGCAATTCGTTAGTTTTGTAAGTAACTAATGCTACTTGTGATACGCGCTCTACCAACTGAGCTACCTGTCCATAATGACGCACCGACCATGGAAGCTTTTACGGTGCGTCTAAGAGCAACATACTAATATTCTAATTCATAGATATTGAAAAATTTGACACTCTGACCATCGTGCTACGTATTCCATCTACATCGTATTCTAACACTTCAATTTTACCATTCTCTGACAATGAACCATCCCAGTTAACCCAATCAACGTTTTTGATTTCATAGGTTTCTCCGTCTTCATCACATTTTAAAGTAAAACTTGGACGTGTCTTCGCACCTGCAATAAATGATTTCCAGGCCGTTATCAATATAGCTGCTTGGAAATCATTATTTACATCTACCAATGGATAGTATTGAGTTAAATATTTTGCACATTCGTCATATAGCGAACATTTGGGCTCAAATGCTTTATATCTCAATACACTTATCATCCTGCTGAAGCAAATATCAATAATTTCATCTATTGTTAATTCTTCATTTAACTTTTGCCTGCCAATAACATATTGTTTGACAAACTCTTTAAGTGTTAAATACGATTTTAACTCTTCACTTAATTCTTCAATATCTATCTCTTCCTTTTTCTTTGTTTCTTCTGTTTCTTCTTTCTCCATTTTGTTATGAAATTTTATTGTCGCTTGTGCTTGCTATCGCGGTTTTCGGCTGCGAGGTTTGCGTAACTCAATGTGTTATTGTTTTGTAAGCGACATGAACTAAACCGTATATGAGATAAAACAAAAGTGGCGGAGGCTGGACTCGAACCAGCAACTTTCAAATTATCAGTTTGACTATCTTAACCTTAAAAGTATTGTTTTTGTAAGTAACATATGTTACTCAACTTTGTTTTTGTTGATATACTCCGCCATATAATTGACACTTCTTGTAGATTTTGGATTTGAACCAAAGAACTTATGATTATTAATCATACGCTATAAACCAACTTAGCTAATCTAAGATTATTTTGTAAGTGTCATTTTTTGCGGTGCTTACGGGAATCGAACCCGTCTGAATCTTCTGCGTGACAGGCAGACGGCCACACCAAGCAGCCCCAAGCACCATAATAGATACTTATTTGCTTTATGGAATCGAACCATATTTTGATGTCTTTCGACATCATAACAGAACCAATTGTAAACAATTGTTTTTGTAAGTATCTTTCTATTCACCTAATTACTATGAAAAATTACAAACATTCCAATTGTAGTGGGTACGGGATTTGAACCCGTGACTTCAGCGTGAAAGGCTGATGACTTAAACCTGGCTTGTCGAACCCACCATCCAAAGTATGCGTTATCACAACGCATACAAGATAATTTAAATTAATTATTATTTGACAAAAAAACGTGGGCGTGGAAGGAATCGAACCTTCTGATTTAATTGATGTGCCATTAATCATATTTTTTATTTGTGTGTATTGTAAGTGACAGAGTATCACTTGTTCTCTGTTCACGCCCATATAAAAATTGATACTTGTTTTATTGCTATTGGAATCGAACCAATGATACAAGGATTTTCAGTCCTTTGCTCTACCTCTGAGCTAAGCTTTTTGGTCTTGTAAGTATCATTTGTCGAGGAGGTCAGACTCGAACTGACGACCCTTGGAACCCCACGAATGTGATGTTCTTGTGAGTAACTCAAGTTACTTAATTCTAAACCAATGCTCTACCAGCTGAGCTACTCCTCGATAAAAAACAAGATTTTCTTTACTGCCTAATTCGTCTGGCACTTTCATTACGTCCGCATTATTTGTGCCAGTAATTGCCTCATGCAGTCGTTTTGTTGCGCGCATTTGACTGCCCTATTGGTTCTGCAAGGTTCATCTTTCTACTGCTATGAACGAGGAAAATCTTGTTAAGTGCGCTCGTCAGGACTTAAACCTGAATCTACAAATTTACTATAATTATACCATAATATATCTTGACTAATCCCGTGAGCCATTGTTGATGCGCACACGACCGAGTTCCACGGCTATTTACATTCTTAGGCAATATATTATGATATTAAATTATAATTAATCAATTGCTTTAATTATTAAGCTACAAGCGCGTGTTGGTTACTTATTTGTCAAATCCCTAATTTGATGCTTCAAAGCAAGCTATTTGAGTTTGTAAGTAACCGCTGCAAAGATAACAACCCACAGCGAATCACGCAAGGGTTGTTATCTTAATGTTTGTTAAAAGTTAGATTACGTTGTTCCTGACAACATCGTAACGGTCGCTACGGAAGAACGACAGAAGAGCCGCATAAGAGTCGAACTGTTCCATATCCCTGAAATTGGTGAGGAACATCTCTATCTGTGAAGGGTTTGCTGGAATGTACATCAGATTTGGCACGGTTGTAATCTGTGCATCTACCGATACCTGATTATTGATGTCCATAGCAATGATGAATGGTTTGAAGCCAAGAACTTCCTCTGCTTTTGAAAGCAAGTTCACAACTGAATCCAATCTATTCCTTGAAGAATTCCATTCGCCGTCAGAGATTATTGTCCAGATTGGATATCTCGCAAATTCATCTTTTACAGCATCTCCTTTGTCAAGAAGGTCTGAGATATGTTCAACGATTGCTTCGATATTAGTCCAACCCCAGTCAGCTTTCGCTCTCAAGCAGCAATACAGGTTTTTGTAGTTTTCCAAAAACGATTTTGTTGTGTCAACAAGCGGAAGGTCAACTTTCTTGATGTTTGGCATCATCAATTGATTTCTAACTTTCTTCATGCCATCAACTTGCCTGTCTATTGTTGTTACAGGAATGACGTTGTTTCCGAACATGTACACTACGTTCCTTGCCAATGGGTCAGGGTTCTTGTAGAGGCATACAGAAGCAATGAAAGATGCGAAGTTGAATGCCATGCAACCATAATTGCTCATTGAGCCTGAACAATCTATGAATACCAAAGAGTTGTAGGGCAGATTCACTTTCTCCTGTACGAATGCTTCAATTTTGAGTTCGTCCACATTAGCCGAACAAATCTGTTCGTACAACTCCTTGAAGTTTGTTGCGCCAGTTGTTACCTTAGCTGCTTTCTTCGCTTCCCTTAAAGCTGCTTGCAACTCAGGTGTTATAGGCTCACCATTCTGTACCTGCTCTTTGATGTCGCGTACTTTCTGTTGTGCTTCCTCTTTAAACTTCTCCCATTCCTCGAACCAAGTTTTCAGATTAGGCCATTTGAGGTCATCACTATCCTTCTTCTTGGAATAGAAGATTTTGTTCTTTACGCGGAATCTTGCTGATGCAGGCAAGTTGTTGAGCCATTCCTTGAATTGCATCTGGTCAAACTCTGCAATCTTTCCTGTAGAGAAGAGTACGCTTTCGAGTTCGCCGTTGTACTCACTGCGCCATTTACGATAACCTACGAAGTTGACTTTTTCTTCGTTGTTTCCAACATAGCGATACTCCCAACCCATTCTCTGTGAAAGCATCTTGAGAAATTCTCCTTTTGCTTTCATATTGGCTTTTGTCTCTGGCAACATACGAGTGTGTCCTTGACGAACACCAAACCTTGGAGGTGTCAAGAATTTCGCAACGCAAGTCTTGGCGAATGGATTGTTGCCACGAACAATTTTCTCCACGAATTCGCAGAGAGATTCTCTGTACCAACCCTCGTTGAACAAACACCTATTGCTTACGATTGTCGGGTTTTTTGCTTTGACTTTTGCCGTCTGTACGCGAGACACAAACAACGAGTCCATGCACTGATACTCGCTGATTATGCCTTTGCCGAGGAATACTTTGAACTGTTCTCTTGCGTTTTTCATCATCCAGTCAAGTACAACGTTGAATCCTTTGCGGTTGCTGTTGCCACCATTGTCACGCTGTTTACGACCGAATATGTGATGCTGACGGCCTGTGATGTCGCCAATACCAATTAGAATTGAATAGAATAACTGCAATTTCTCCTTGCTTGTTGCTTCAGAGTATGCAGCTTCTATCATGTCAACGGTGATTGTATTGCCCATATTTTGGAATAACATCATCATGCCGTCGCATCCCTGAAAGGGATTTTCCGATGTTTTGTTGAATGTTACTATTGATGCCATTTTGATTATTTTTAATATGTTTTCGTGTTGTAAGTAACAATTCTCGTGGGAAGACTCCACACGAGAGTTGCAATGAGAGAGTTAGAACTACTTGTTGTCAGTAGCAGGGGGTTCAGTTGTTGGTGCAGGTTCTGTTACAGGTTCGTCAGTTGAAAGAAGCTCTTTCTTCCTTGCTTCCAATGCAGCTACTCTCTGCTCTGGAGTCATCGAAGCATCTTTTATTGCTTCAATCTCTTTGTCGATTGCTGCAACTGCTTGTGCGTTCTTGTCGTCTTCTGCCTTCCATAGACGGTAGCCATAGATGTAGTAGACGAGGTCTTTCTGACGTTCAATCCTGTCGATTCGCTCTTTCTCTTCGTCAGACTGAGACCAAGGGTCGCCGTCCTGAGCGTCCTGGAATTTCTTCTTCAGACCATCGTAGATTTTCTTCAACGAGCCTACATTGAGTTCATTCATAAGCTGCCATGGGTTGTACCTCTGACCAAGGTTTGTAACGATTGTTTCGCCAGCCACTGTGAAGGCGGCAATCAGTGTGAACAAGGAAGCCTTGTCACTTGTAGTGAAGTTTACTTTTGCCATTTTGTTTTTGTTTTATTTGGTTATTTACTTAGCCGCTTTCAGTTTCCTAAAATCGACTGTTTTGATTTTTGTTATCACTCTGTTGCCCATTCTGTCGTAGATTGGTACTTCTGGGCGCAATACCAATCCTTCTGCATCAAGGTTCTTATCTTCGGCTATTGCTGACTTGAAGCCAATAGATACAACATCTATTGCTTCTTCTATTGTCATTTTGCCATAGAATGGAACTGTTGGTGCATTGAGTTTCTCGGCAATATCTTTCGTCGAATCCCACTCCAAGTACAAGTTATTGACCTTAGTGTCGAATACAATGAATGATACGCCGTTACGAATGTAACCACCTCCGCTTTGTATTCCTGCTCCATATCCTTCTCCATAGATTGTCCATTTTGTAGGAATATCATCGATTGTTTCCCACTTATGGTCTTTCCATTCCTCGTAAGGAATATAAGACTTCAACCCCCAAGCTGCTAATACTTTTTCAGTGGGATAGTTGTCTTCAAGGTGCTTCCTCAATGTTGGTGGAATCTGTGCGTTATCTGTTTTACCCTTGTAGTCAACTTTGAAATTAACTCCAAGAATCTGACGTATACCTTCTTTGTCTGCTTCTGAATAGACAATCTCGATGGTTACTTCTAATCGAATATTTGTGCCATCTATCTTCTCAAAGGCAAGCCAGATGCAATTTTTAAGGTACTCGACAATTTTATCGGAGTAGTCTCCAACAATTATCAAGTCCTTTGAATCACGCTTAAAGATTGTGTTAATCTTTTGATACGTGTTCTCTGAACGTTTTTGTTTGCTCATAACTATTAGTTTTAATTAATCCTCTGGTTCATCATCAAGGTCTTCATAAGGGCATCCTACGCAAGACCTTAATTGGCATCCATAGCATTCATCATCTTCAAATTGAAGACGACGAGCATCTTGTTGCTGTTGCTGTTGTTGTTCCATTTGTTTTTGTTGTTTGTTGTTTGTTGTTTGTTACATAATGTCATCTATGTCAAGACCGTCAAGGTCATCATAGATGTCATTATAATCATCGTCTTCTTTATCGTCATCATCCCAATTATCAGGAGAATAGTATGCACATATAGTACACCATCCGTGACGACAGTATTTACATTCTATGTTCATTTTCTTTTTGCTTTAATTTGTTTGTATCGGTGGTGGGAATCGAACCCACACTCCTTTCGGATTCAGATTTTGAGTCTGATACGTCTGCCAGTTTCGCCACACCGACTTGAAATCATTTTGATATTACATTATGTATTTTTAGTTTGACAATAGAAGTAAATATAGAAGTTTGTTATGACTACAGCAACAATAAATAATGCTATTGACACTGCAATTATTTCTTTCTTGTGTTTGTACATGTCTTTGAATTCTTTATCACAAGCAAGTGGAATAAAGAACAAGCTTATGATAAACAAAACCCAAAACATAATCATAAAAAACTTTACATTACCTTCAATGGTTTTTATGAATTCAATCATTTCTTTTTGCTTTTAATTATTTAACTTAGTAGCGAGGGCAGGAGTCGAACCTGCAATCTCCGTAGTTGATGGCTACGGTGTGTTTATCCGTTTTCCATCGCCTCGCAATTTTACTACTACTATTGCTTATACCTTAATCTCAACGACAATAATGAAAATAACGTTTTCTTTTTTATTATCTTATATTCATTGCCATTAAGCGTTATTGTTCCTTTTGCCACATCAATGATTCCGTTGTTTTGTTCAATAAAATCAATACCTAAGATTCCATTTAATCCAAAACTTTCATCAACTTCATCAATATCATTTGTTACGGCTGTTTTTAATTTAAATTCGCAATCACTTACTTTAATTGGTAATTCATAAAAACCAGCCATTTGAACTCCATTAAGATTGCTTATTTGCATATTTTTCAAATGCTTAAACTGTATCTTTTTCTGCATCAAAGACCTCATCATTTTGTAGTCTTTGTCATATATAATACTACTATCAGCACCTGTATCTATGCACATTGTTAGCTTAGTGGAATCTACTTCAATTTCTATCGTAATATTCATTATAAATGTTTTTAAGTTATTAATTATATTATCAAATAATACGACGCAAGTTAAGCGACATAAAATAAGATAATATTTAATATCAAATAAAAAAAAAGGTTAAAGAAAAATGATGATAAAGAAAGAAAATAAAAAGAACGAAGGAGCGAAGCGACTGAGTGAAATAGAAAAGAGATGATGACAAAGGAGACCGCTAAGTGTCAAATATAAAAAAAGGTTAGAAGATGATGGCGTACCTATCCAATACCTTGTATTTTCCAGAAAAAAGTAGTATGGGTGAAAGCGAGGGATATATATGCAGACCCCCTACCCCCTACATTATTTTGGGTCTGTACCCCCGTATTGTTTGTGTATGAAGGTGTTTTGGTTTACTACGTAGGTAGATACTTCTTTCTGTTTGCTTTGTTTGGCATCCGCATCATCATCCTTATCTATGTTTATAGTTCTCACTTGCTATTGCTTATGACTATTTCTTTACATATTCTATTTCTACTCTATGTCTATGTATTTAAAACTAACCTTTTTTTTTATTTGAGATACAATAATGTATTCTCACAACTTAAATTTTACTACACTATGGCAAAGCAAAACGCATCCGTAGCGACTTCGAGCAAGTTCGAGGGCTACGACCTCTCCGAGTACGATGAGATTGACAACGAGATTGTTATGTATTTCCGTAACGACCCCAAGTTGTGGAAAGAAGCCAGTAATGGCAATGGTATGTGTCGTGTAAAACGTAACACGTTTGTGAACGCAACTGAGACAGCAGGCGTAACATCACCCTACGTTGTAAAACGCAGAACCTATCAGGGTGACGAAACCATCAGTTCTCGTTGGGAGTTTGCAGACGCTAAACCCTCAGAAGGCGACGAGTTGACCGACATTGCCGACATCATTGCGGCTCTCTAATCAATCCTATTGTTCAACCATTTGCAACGGCGAATATAAATATATTCGCTGTTGCTTTATTTTTTATACTTGCATCTATATCTATATTTATAGTTGCATTACATATCAACAATCATATCTATGTTTATAGTTGCATTGCAACTGCAAGTCCTATGAATTAGTTTCATAAATTTAATTGCAAATGCTCTTGCCAATCCAGGCCAGCCAAGTCTGCATATCCATTACAGACACAGGCCAGCCAAGTTCAGCAGATGCGTCTGTAATTGCTGTTGCATATGCTAATGTTAAATGATGTTAAATATCAGTATTTGATGCAACCTTTTTCAAATATTTTTAGTCTAAGCTTATAGTAATAATCTTACGGGTTATGCGCTTAGACTAAGTAGCATATATCGGACTACTTAGAGGCTTTGCGAAAATGGTTGCATTTGCAATTGGGTTTGCAAATAAAAACACTATTGCTGCACGATATGTTACTGTAGGTGCAGTTGCAGGTGCATATCCTCTTTCCGCTCTAATTTTGATTACCATTAAGGTTTAGCATTTACATTATCAATAAAATACTTCTAATTTTATGCAAATATTATTACCTTTGCATCTGTATTATTAACTAAATAAAAGAAAGAGAAAATGACATTTTATGACATAAAATATTTGTATAAAGACGATTGTTTGCAGTGCCAATATATAACTGCCTTGTTGGATAAAAACGAGTCTATAACTGACGAAATTAAAAGAATTAATGCATATTCTGAAGAAGGCCAGCTATTGAAGGAACAATATGATATCAATCGTGTGCCATACATAATAGTATTTGATTCTAACGGCAATTATATTGGTGGAACAACAATAAACAGCAAAGATGATTTGAATATCATAATTAATAATTATATATTTTAGTGACCTATCACTTATTGCTATCTTTTTTTTCTCATCTTCTTTGTCTCTTTTCTTTTCTTTATCATCTAACCTTTTTTTTATTTTGATTAACTATATTTATTATATGTTAATCTATTGGCTATTAATTAGCTATTGATTATGCCTATAATGGCAACCCAAAATAATAAGGGTTGGGAAGTTCAATTCTTCTAATAGGCACGATTAGCAGTTTTTGTATATTTTACTTATAAAATATACTGTCTTCCAAGTATCGGCATTACGACTTGGCGCAGATTAACATAGAGTAAACTATGCTGTGGTAAAGTAAATCTATCTACGAAAAGTAGAAACATCACAAGCTTTGTGCTTCGGAACAATAATTCATAATGTTGAAAATAACATTATTGATGTTGGTGTGCAATTCACCCGTAGATAACAAATGTATTGTACTCAATATAGTGTATGTAAATAGCTCCCAGTTTGCATACACTTAGTCTGGGACTTAGTTTAATATTTTTATGTGTTGACTACAAAGAAATGCAAATAGCCCAACATTAGACCGCATTCGGTGCGGTTAGGCTAAGTATTGTATGTGCATACATCTGGTAGTAGATGGTGCAATATGATGCCTGTTGGGATAAGGGTAACTACTGACCTGACAAACCAGTAGTAGATGTATAAGACTGACAGCCCAGAATTATATATCGAGCCGTAATAATAAATGCAGCCATTTTGAGGTGGTAATATAATTGTAGCTCAAATATCCATTATATAGACTTGAAAAATTAGTCCGAGTTAGTTGCGCTATAAATGTATGACGAATACGTATTAAATGCATTAATGATTTCGCGCAAGGAATCATATTATTACGGTGAATGACATCACATTTCAGCCTTCTCGTGGCGATGTCGTAAGTAAGTAGAAATACTGAAACTAATGAGATAAAAAAAATAAACTAATATAAATAAAAACAAATGAAAGCAGAAGAAATGAACAATTTCTGTATCTTCCATAAAGAGCGTGGATTTATCAAATCCTGCTCTACAAAAGAAGAAGTACAGAATTGGATAGATTTCAAAAAAGAAACATTGAAATCATATCCTAACGATGCTAAATTGTCAGAGTTTGTATTAACTTTCAAAGGTTATAACCTTGGTAGCATGGATAGTCCATCAATATTAAGGAGTAATCTTGACAATGCGATAAAAAGCATTGTTTGGACTCTTGCAAACAACAACAGATTCTTGTTTAATATAGTTGCGTTTGACTTGCAAGAATCAGATTACGTAATGTTGATGCGAAGTGAAGAATCTCTTACTGATTTCAGGAAAAGAGCATCTTCGGTATTTAATCATACACCAAGATTAGCAATCGCTGAATAAGGCTTAGAAAGCCAGAGTTAAGCCCAATACTGTGTACTGAATTGGGCAAGAGTAATTAATTTCTAAACACATTTATTATGTCAACGTTAGAAGAACGTTACGAGTATTGTAGGAAGCATCAGTTTGAAGCTCCTAAGCGTCCGCCAGAACGTGTCAATTTACTCGTAAACGGAGGCGAAATTGAGATTATGGAAGAAGGTGTACTTGTAGGAAACAACGCACCAAAGCAAGGTGTAGTTGTTAAGGTGAAGAACATTGAATCTTTCTCGGACTTTAAAAAATGGTGCGAGGGCAATTCAATTCCTACGTACTATACGAGACTCGACGAACATCTCAGGCCAGTTGGATTTCAATTCTATGATGGAATGCCATATAATGTAGATGGCTGCCATCAGACAATTCGTCTCGACGTCAATGTTGAGGCAAATGGCGAGGATATAATGGAGATAGCACTCCGTTATTATTCCATCTGACAACATGCCAAAACAAAGAAAAGGCTAATGTTTTCTTTGTACTATCTGATAGTTTTTCTTTAATGCTACACACAACCCTGCGTTGGTCAGGCGGTTCGATTCCGCTCGCAGGGGCAAACTCTAATTACTCATTAGGATAGGCTTAAAATCTAATGAGGTATGACATGTGAAGTCTAACATTCAAAAAAGAAGAATATGGACTCAAATAAGATGGAAAATGGCAAGATATACATAATTGTAGATGGATTTCACAATACATTTTATATTGGTAGGTTTGATTATTTCAAATTGAAAAAAGCTAATGTAAAAGGAAGTATCGTGATAAAGGATGTAATCTCAATCCTGGACCATGTATATAATGGAAAAATGCTTTTTTTCGACGAGATGAAGGAAATTTCAGATTCACATTTAGTCGCAAAAGAGTTAACTGGTCCATTTGGAACTGCATACATTTCCATTGTACAATCAATTAAGTATTTCATGTTGGTTGCCGAAAAATCGTATGGTCTTTTTAAGACTATAAATGATATGAAAGCAGAAAACATTTAAAACGCAATAAAAAATGGACAAAACAGAAGCTCTTGCTATCTTAAATAGCAAAGTAGAACAAGGTGTTATTGCTGTCTTTGCGCCTAACGATAGTACTGGCGGTCAAAGCTGTGTATTTAGGAAAGGTGATAAATACTATTATGCTGACAAGTCTTTCATTCCATACACTTATTATGGTGACGAAACAATGATTTTCGAGTATGACTTTGAAAATCAAGAAGTTCCAGAATGGGATGAGCTGTACACTGACCGAACTGGTAAATCACTCGAAGCTTGCATCGAGGAGTTTGCAGGTTGTAAAATTGCAAAGAAAGAGTACATCGACAGCACAAAGAAGGCATAAAATGATACCACAAGAAATTCTCCGCGATATCGCACAGGGTAAACGTCTGCTTCGCCTCGAATGGTGGGGCAGATGTTTCAGAACCTTTGCTTGGAACATAACAGTTCCGAGCATAAATCATCCACAAGTAATGTCTGTCATTAACGGCAAATGCTTCAAGAAGTGGCGTGAATGTCGTGTTTATGACATTACTAACAATCCTACTCTCTTCGACCAAGAGTGTAAGAGTTTAGCTCGAACACAAATGGTCGTTAAGAACTCTAACGTCTCTCTTGATGAGATGATGGTAGAGTTTATGCAACCCAAAGACTCAATGAACTACTAAATAAATAAATATGAAAGATATTGTCAAACAAATTGTTGAAAGTAAAATTAAAAAGGTTGACTTAATATCTATCATTGTCAATGCAGTAATGACAAAACACAACTTCAATGCAAATGATTCTACATATAAAGTTGATTCACTTATTTCTCATTTTATTAATAGAATATGTTATTTTATTAACAATGAGAAAACAGGTCAGATAACTATGGCAGAAGAAGTTGCAAAAAAGGTTGCAGATGATGATAAGTTGTATGATGACAACCTTTCTGATTATGCGCGTTGCTTGAACGCTGCAACAGAAGCAGCGAAACAAGTAGAAAGTGTATATATCAATCGACTTTCAGAATTGCAAAATAAGATTGAAATAGCGAAATACTCCAACATCCAATAAAAATAAAGCAGGTAAACATATCAAAAATATGTGTTACTTGCTTTATTTTTTGTTACTATCATTTGCTATTGCAAAAAGTTTCCAACAGCTTCTTCTGCATTTAAGTTTCCATACATTGTATGGAAGAATGGATTTACAACCTTATTCCCAAACAAATACTTAAATCCATAAGAATGACCTTTCATTTTTCCTCTTTTAACTTCCTCGAACCAATTGGGAATCCATAAGGCTTTCCAAGTATCAAGCAAATTTGTTAATGTATTAACCATTGGAAATGGAGATTTAAACAAACGAACAGATTCTCCAACTATTGAAAATGGTGTCAATGCACCTAATTCAGACTGCAATCTTATAGATTGATACATCAACATATTGTATGCCCAATCTTCAAAATTATCATCATCATCGCCACCATCCCAATCTGCCATTAAATTAACCATGCATACAGAAACAAATGTGGATATTTCTATTAAAACTTTTTTACAGTTGGCTTTTTCTTCTTCACTCATAGAATCCCAATGGACTCCAATATTAAATTTAAATTCTTTTAAATCTTCACATAATGCGACTACAAAATTAGCACAAGAACGATAATATCCTTCTTCCCATTCTTCTGTATCATAATTAAAATCAAGTTTGCTGAATCTTTTTGTATAAGATTTCCATATCCATTTTCTAAATAAATAAGCAGCTCTACCTATTGCATATCTCTGAATCAAGTTAGCATCTATTTTATTATATATACCATGCATACCTTGATTTATTGATGCTATTCTTGTTTGTATTCTAATAATATCATTGGAAGTAAAGGCTGTGCCATCCATTTTTGTCAATCCATCTTTTACCTTTAATCTTGCTCCTAATCCTTTATTTGTATTAGAATATGAACCATCTTCTTGTATATATTCAACTTCAAGAGCATCCCATAGATTATATACATTACCTTTTGCGTCTTTAAGTTTTGTTTGATGAGCGACAGACAATGCAGTTCTGTGCGACATATTATGTTCACCAGCATCTTGAAGAAACATCATTGCTTCACCAGCCTTCACCCTACTGAATTTAGTTTTTTTATCCCATTCAAGGTTGTTAAATCCGTCCTTATCAAATTCCTGACCAACATCAAACATCTCGGTAAATAGAGATAATTTATCATCTTTGATTCTATTTCCAAGATTTCCAAGCATAGGAATTAAATTCATTGCATAAGTGGCGTCGGCCCAAGCCAAATCAGCAGGAGTAAAGAACCTTTTAGAAAATGTCTCTATATTCATCATTGCATAACCAGTAGCAAGGTTTGAAAGACCATTTAATAATGAAAATGACATAGATGCTCTTGCTGTCCACGCATTAAGCTTGTCAACAGCTTTTGTTAATGACACCTTTCCTATTTGTTTATCATCTTTATAAAAGCGAGCATATACAGCCATATCAAGATACCCATCAAACCTTTTGTATAAATTAGACTTACCATTATCTATGTATGTGGTTTGTACTCCTTGTGCATTATTATTATTTGTAATTTCATTAGCAACAGCCTCTTCATTCTGCATCTTCTTTTTAAACCAAGATATAACAGGTATTCCATTATCTTCAATTGGTATCTCTCTTTGCTTCAATACATTTCTCGTTAATTCAAGCTGATTAATAATTTTATTCATTTCAGAATACTCTATCGCCTTAGCAGCATAAGCAGCCAATGTTGAAACTGCATCTTCTGATACGTCATCCAAGGATGTCAAATCATCAAAATTAATATTATTGTAATATATTGGCAATATTTTAATCTCTTCACCATCCATATTAGTAAATGCAGTTTTAAAACCAGCCATATTATCCTCATCTTCTTGTGTCCTATTCATCCATTCGTCTTTAATAGACTCTTTGAATGTTTTCATAGCAGCAGGAAGACTACCAGAATCTTTAAGCCTTTCTAATGTATCTTTGCGAATATTTATAATTTGTCCTTCCTTAACGGTATATGGAGGATACATTCTGTCAAACTTATCTTTATTTTTCATAAAGAACGTATAAAATCTTGCCTTTGCAGGATTTTTCATTATTTCAACATACTCTTTTGAACCTTTTTTTACATACATACCAGTTTTGTATTCGCGGCCAAAGTATTCACGCTCATACATCCATTTAGTATCCTTTATGCCAGCTTGCTCAAGTAATGCTGCTTCTTTTTTTAGTTGATTTACAAATTCAATAGCTTTTAACCTTGCTATATTTTTATGTTGCTTAACTATTTTATCACTAAGTCTTAATACTCTATCTGGTGCATCTCTCATTGCATCAAGCAATCTTTCAACACCCCACATATCTCTATCTGCACGAGATAGTTTGTCTTCAATATTAACAATCTTACCCTTCTCTTTCCCCCAAGGTATTTTCTGAGCTTTTTCAACTTCATATTCTTTCATAAAAGAAGACACAACCTTTTTCTGTTCAAGGTCAACTTTTAATCTTAACTGCTTATACAAAACTGAAAATATACCATTAAGTTCTTCATAACCAGTTTTAGGACTAAGTTTTAATGAATCTTTATATGCTTGCATAAGCTCATACATAACAATACCTCTTGACTCTTTGAACTCTTCTCCATTTGAATCAAATTCTTTTGCAAGAGTAACCATATTTTTAGGTAAGACTCTTGGCCTTTTAATCTTTTTCCTATTATTCTTAATGGCCTCTCTTCTTGCTTCCCTTCTTAATCTATTTGTCTCAGCTTTTGCATATTCTTTCTCAGCTTCCGTTATAAGTTTTTCAAGATTGCCAACTATTTCATTTTGATTAAAGAATAGCGACTCTATGTTCTTTTCAAGGACAGTAGATATTTGATTATACATTTGAAGCTCAAGGTCTATTTCCCTTAGCACTTGCGCTCTTTGTGCATCATTAATAGTAGGTTGACTTACTTGCTCTTTATATTTCTTAATTTTGTATTGCAAATTATTATAATACATAAATATTGCAGTTTCAAAATTATTTTCTTCATAAAGTTCTTTTATTTCATTCAAAACCTTCCATCTGTCATCCAAATCTTCAGGATTTGTAGATATATTAGTCTTTTGAAATATTGCAAGTTGTTGTTGTTCGTAATTAATTATGCTTTCTATAAGAATAATTGCAGCCTTTTTGGTACTATTAGCAACATTATATCTATCACCCATCTTTTTTATTACATCGGCAATATTTATTAAATATTCATCTTCTTCTGGTTTTTGTGTAAGTAAATCTTTAGGTGCTACCTTCTTGTCATACTCAGGAGACTGTATATCATTCCATCTCTTTTTAAGATTATCGGCAAAAGTATTAATCTTATTTTTCAAATACTCTTCCTTGCTCTTATCTTTCAAAAACTCATAAGAAACATTGCCAGCTATAGTTTTTGCAACTATTGTATCAAGGATAAGATTTGTATACTTAGCTTTATTTTCATCATATTCTTGCTCGTTAAATTCTATACCCTCTTGTTCACAAAAACCTTTTACTATATCCTTTGTAAAATCATTAGCAATATTAAATATACGTTTATTTAGTTCAGATGAAGCATCTATTTTTCTTATATTCATACTTGGTGATATACCATTATTAATTTCATGCTTAACCTGATTTAAAAGACCTGTTATAAAATGTGGATTAAATGTTGCTATTTCATCAACACTATCTGGTATTTGATTTACACATTTCCATAATAAGTCAGTGACAACAGATTCGTTTAAAATTCCATTTGTCAACATATCATCAACACTTTGCAAATCTTCACTAAATTCTCTAAGGTTAAGATTCCATAAAGAGCTACTGCTATTTACTTCATAAACAATATACTTTAAAACAGATTCGTCTTTTTCCTTTGACCTGACTATTGCAACTCTATAATACTGAGAACCATCAGTTGCTTTTGTCAACTCCTCATTCATCTTAATTGCGTTTGCGACAGCATCTGAAATAGATTTTCTATCTATATCAATAACCTTGCTTGTTATTTTATTGCGAGATAATATTGATTTAGATATCTTTTGTTGTGATATATACTTAGCAAGACCGCATTTATATAATGATTGAATAGTCGGTTCACCATTTTCGTCAAAATCAAGTTCGTCATACATAGGTTCTTGTTTAAACTCTTCTGATTTGAAGAGGTTGTACAGATTATCTATATTAAAATCACGTATGACCTTTTGCATATCCTTATATAATTTACTTTCTACGGAAGTACCATCTTCACGCTGAATAACAGGTACACCCCTGTTGTCTATTGAGCAACTTTGTCCAATCATTTTAACACCAAGTTTTATTTAATATTGTTAACGTTTTATTTATATACTTGTCAATTATTGTTTTGTCTGAATTTTTAATTTCATCTAAAACATCATCAAGTTCTTTCACCATAGATTCATATACTTTACTGTCTACAAAGTTTGCACTTGTAGAGGGCAAAAATATGTTCTTATTGGCATTGAAACCATAGACTGTAAATTCGTTGTTTTTGTTATTGCATATTATTGATTTACTTGTTCCTGTATAAGCGTTTGTGTAATATACAATGGTTCTATCATCATCTCTATCATCTTTTGTAAAATAATACATCTGACCTTCTCTTACTGGTGAATTTTTATAATGATAAGGAAGTACATCTGGATTATTTTTAATAAACTGTGACACAAATGATGTAACATCTTCGTTACTATTGCAAGATTTCATGATTGCATCTTCATATCCTTCTATAAAATGCCTAAAATCAGGTGCAAGATGGCCAAACCCATCAGGAGCAAATCTAAATGCGCTTCTATAAAATGAATATCTTAGTAAATTCATACCAAGAACTTTCACTTTTGGATAATTGCTATTTAATAAATCAGCCCAAGCGTTTGTAATACTTTCTTTAAAATCGTTTTCAAGATTACCAGCATCAGGAAGTACAACAATGCCATTCTGATTTAACTGCAACGACTTTAATAAAACATTTTCCTTTAATTCAGGATATTCAACCATTGCAATTTTTATCCAATTCCACATATTTTCTTTAACGGTCTTGACTTTAGTTTCTATCGAAACAAATCCATTATTTGTAAATTCATATCCAAAAAATGGAAGCTTGCATAATGTATATTTTATATATTCAAAAGCCATTCTTTTTAAGAAGTCATCATTTAAATATCCCCAGTCAGAAACTTGCGCGAATCTATTACAGCAGCTTAAGAAAAAGTCACTGAACACAGGTAATTTACCTTTAAAAAAGTATGGTAACGATTGCAATGCGAATGTTGTTTGACCTTGAACATACCCAGATATTGACTCGTTGAGCAATTCCATAATCTGAGGTTTTATAGCTTTTAGATTTGCACCATACGGTACTTGTATATTACGTATTATTCCAGCACAATTAACAAGAGATGTCTTATCACTTTCAATTCTGTTTGATACATAATTTATCTTTTGATTTTTTGATATATTCTCAGCCATAGATGCACCAACGCTTCCAGAGGTAGAATCAGCTCTTGATATGCTTGCTATATCATTTAAATCTTGACCTACAACAAACATCTTATATAATGCAAATAAAACTTTTTGCGGGTCTTCTGTTCCAGCAATCATAGCATCAGTTGATAACGATAAATCATCATTGGTTTTATTGACTTTTATTTCGTTCTTATCATTTATACTTAAATATTTGAATGCACTCTTCTTTTTTATATCCAAATAGCCACTACTATTATATTCTGTTGTAAATCTTTCTAATATCTTCGTAGCAAGTATTTGAGGTGATATAAACTGATTTTCAAGTTCTTTGAATATCCTCTTAACTTCTGGATGGTTCATAAAAACACCTATTGTGAGAGGGTCGTATCCAAGTCTTGCCATTGCAACAGCAACATTTACAGATTCTCTATTTATACCAAGATAGGCAAGAACAGGGTCTTTTGTATTATCAGCAGCAGCTGTAATCCATTCTTCTATTGTTTTTGTAGCAAGAACAAAATGCTCTGAATCATATTTAATCATATCATTACTCAATGATGTGAATGTACGACCATCTATCGTAACAGAGTACTCTGGCTTTATTCCAGCAGAAGTATGTTGCATAAGAGCTTGTGCTGTATTGTTTACAGCCATAATACCAAGTAGCTCCTTGCCACGAGTATTTGCTATAAAGAACCTTAATTGATTGTATATAGACATTCTATTGGACGTTTGATTAAGTATATCACCTAAGTCATCAACATCCATATTTTTTAAATATCTAAACAAATCAAGTTTTGTTGCATTTTCATTACCAGTTTCTTCTTTATATATCTTATCTACAACTTTCAAATATTCGTCATCACTAATCAAAGCTGATATATATGCAGCTTTCTTTGACCTCTCGTAATTTGATGGAGATACTTCCTCGCCAGCAGATGCAGGATGTTCAAGAACAACCCAAATACAATCAAGTATACAGTTGTTTACCTGTGCTTCATTCCAAAGATGAAGAGGTTTATTAAAATCGTACATAACATATTCAGGATAACCATCTTCATTCATCTTAAACGAATATCTATATATGTATAATTTATCAACATCATAATCCGAGCCAGCTATTTGAGTAATTTCAGCTGGTAACATTACTGATGAACCATTATTACCTTCTATAAATCCTACACATTTCAAATGCTGAATAGAATGTTTTGCTTCTGTTGGAATACGAATACCAATGACTCTCAATAATTTATCAGCAGTAATCTTATTAATTTTGCCTTCTTTTACAAGGTCATATAATTTACTTATTGACAAACAACCATCGTCATCCATAACTTTTTCATACAGGCTTTTGAAAGCTACTGGCAACCTACATTCCCAATATGCTATATTATGTTCTATATGAACTTCGCCAGTTTCCTTATCAACAACCTTTCTATCGGCATAAACTATATGCAAATCATGCGCGAATACTGGTGAAACTTGAATACAAGTACCACCTTCAAGTTCCATCTCATTAACTTCTGTTCTTATCAAAGCATTAAGTATAGAATCAATTTGACCATATACAATTGGGTCTCCGAGCATATTTAAATTACCATTTTTATCTTTACTTCTAATGGCATTTATAAGAGCTGATGTATATTTTGAGTTTCCTCTCATAGTATCAAGTAAGAAATTCTCCAAATCTTTTGGATTCTTTATCTTGCTTTTTAATTTGTCAAAATGTATAAGCATCTTTGAATTTAGAAGCTCATTTAACTTCTTATAAATTTGCTGACCATTCATTTTGTTTTTACCAACTGTATAATCATCAGCATTGTTATTTATAGTTATAAGCCTTAACAACTGAGTACCTATTCTTTGTTTTTTACCAGCATAATGCTCAGGCGTTGAAGTTATTATTCCATATTCACTATAAGGTATTAAATGTATAACTTCTGGATTTAAAGACCTCATAACACGCTCTTCTGTCTCCTCAAAAGTTTCGTTTTCGGCTGGTTTTTCTATATTTGTAGCCTTATACATATAACTCAATGCAGTATTATAAACACGAGCAATTTCTCTTTTTTCAGCCTCTTTATATAGTTCCTTAAATTTTCTATCATATTCTTCTTTTGAACCTTCTTTTGTTTTGTCAATAGTACCAGCAAGAGCCCTTCTTATTTTCTCTGTATTTACATTAACTTTAAATGTATCATCGTTGAAATCAAGAGGACCTTGAAGACCTACCTTTATTGCAGATTCAAAATGAACAACATCAATGTTGTTATCTTCCATAAATCTATTAAGAGCAAGTATAATCTGACTATCTTTCTCTGGTAGATTATTTAATTGGGTGTATAGATACAACAGTATAAATTCCGAATTTTTAATTTGGAATCCTACTTTCATTTTTTTATTATCACCTATTTTGGTAGAAACTGGAAGTTGAGTAAATAAGAATGGCTTTATTGTTTGCAAAGCAGTCTCCATCTCACTTGCAGTAAGTTTCTTACCGTTGATAAGCTTATCAAATATAACACCATGTTCTTCTTCATCCCAAGTTCCAGACATTGACATTATTGCCCTTAAAGACGAAAAACTTCTGAAAGATTGTGCATCGGAAGCATTTATTTTGCTAAACGCATCCATTAATGCATTTTTAGTGTCATTATCAAATTTTGATTCCTTTATTATGGCTTTTAATTCTTCAACAAGCCTATCTCTTAATATTCTATCTTTTATTAAGAGATTCTTTGCTGTTTCTCTTCCATAAGGAGCGGAAGTGTCCATTCTTGCAGTTGCAGCATATATTTGTTTATATCTCTTCTGAAAGTCAACGGCATTTTTATATTGAGCCAAGTCAGTAACAGTTAACTGAATTATAGATGCGTGAGCATACATATGTTCAGCAGCAAATTCTTCAATCAAACCTATACCTTCTTCGGAGTAAAAATCATATTTATCTTTACCCCCTTTCGTCAATACATAACCATAATCTCTTACTTGCTTTAATAATCTGTCCCTATCCCTTCTTATTTCTTGACGAATTATATCACAAACAACTGATTTTGCTTCTGCATCATCATCTTTTGAATTAATAAGCTTGTTTACACTATCTTTTGATAAATAATTATTAAGGAATGATACAAATTGAAGCTTATGACCTTGACCTTGCTTGGTTTCTATTGACGACAAATCAATCAATCCATCTTGTGTGAATTTTATATCGTCATTATCGTCAAGGTTTGCTATTGGCAATGAATAATATGGAATATCAGTAAGTTGAATATCCCTCAAAACTGATGGGTTCTCTATTTTGCCATCTTTATCAAATTTAATTATATTCCTGATATGACTTTCAAATTGACCGTTTTTATACCATTTGTAATATTCTGGAATATCCTTTTTAGTTAAGTTAGAGCCAAGAGATTTAATCTTATTAAACTCACTATAAGCTATCATTCTAAGATTTTCTCTTGTTGCTATCAACTTAATTCTTTCTTTTTCTTGAAGGAATACCTTGAACATTTCTTCAACACAAGCATCGACTCCCCCTCTCTTTTTAAGTCTTAAAAACTCAAAAGAATTAGCATCAGCCAATATAGGTAGCACAAAATTGGCATATTCATGCATAGTGTCGCTACTTCTGTACCTGAAGAAATTATCAAGCACGCAAGCAAGATATTCGCTTTCGGTTAATTTTGCATAGCCTTCCTTGTTAAACGTAAGTGTTATTGTGTGTTTTAAATTCTTATAAACATTTGGATTTTCACACAATTCTTCAATTACGGAATTATTCCATCCGCCTTTAACAAATACTGCATCATCAAGCTCTTTTGTAGTTGCGTTTGCATTTGATAAAAAGCTTTTGTTCTTTAAATTTGATATGAACTTATTTACACTATTTTCGGTAAGTCTATTATCTCTATTTCTTAATTTTGATATTAAATTATTTATCTCCTT